GTTCACAACGCTCCTTTCTAAGGCAGCGCAAAGCGCTTTTTGAAGATACTGGTTTATTTTAGTCCGGAAATGTGTTCAAAATAAGGGAACGGCGTGTAAATTACAATACAAATTCATATATGGCTATATTTTACGATGTGTCGTTCACTTTTCTTAACCGAAGTTTCTACATTTTTATGCCAAGTCATACCCATTTATATATTTTTTGAAAAATTGGTGTAGTAATTGGTGTAGTGCTCAGCCATTTGCTATTCTTAAAAAATCGTCAACTGTAACAGGCAGATTGTACTCTGCATATACATCCAACGTCATTCGTATATTAGCGTGACCCATTAAATACTGAACAGATTTAACGTTCATACCAGCAGAAATCAGTCTTGTGCAGAACATGTGCCGAAAAGTATGTGGTGTCGTCTTTGGTAGAGTGTCGCCTGTTTCTCTATGGTATGCTCCAATCATACTTTCAATAATTGACTTGACGGAATCTTTGTCTTTTGGAGAAAGGGTTCCTCTTTTCAAAAATAGGAACGACGTATATCCATCCATCTCTGGACCAGGATCATTTAATGCTTCTCTTTGACAAATAAGCCTTTCGAAACTTTCTCTTGCGCTATCAGTAAGGGGGATTTTCCTTTTCCCGCTTTCACTTTTTGGCTCTTGCACAAATGTTCCAATTCCTGGGACATATGATATTTGATGTGTTATGTTTAAACAATTATTTTTTAAATCAACGTCATCGATTGTTATTCCGCATAACTCACCAACACGAACTCCTGTTTCATGCAGTATAATAAGCATATCCGTATATTTCTTATAGACTTTACTCGTTTTAGAAAAGTCAATAAGTTTTTTATACTGTTCTTCTGACAATAGAATTTTTTTCTTTTTCGTAGGCTTTATAAGTTTATTCAAGCTAAATGAAAACGGATTATAAGAAATCATATTCTCGTCAACGGCCATTTGAAAAGCAGGAGAAATTATATTTTTCATATTTCCGATAGCACATTGGCTCATTCCATTTTCGTTAAGAGATAAGAACCATTCTTTCGCATCTAATGTCGATATTGATAATATATTTTTTTCTCCAAATGAATCGTTTTTTATTTTTCTAAGATATTGCCCTCGTGTATAAGCAGAAGTTTCTTTAAGTGATTTTTTGTGAATAGTTTCATATCGTTTTATCAACTCATACATTGTTATTATCACATCGGCTTGTTCCACGTCAGACTCTAAAGCTTGTTTCTTTTTATCTCGAAGTGCTTTTAAATCATTTGCGTACATAGTATGCCGTTTTCCAAATTTATCTGTCCAGCGGTATTGATACAGGCCATCTTTTCTTTGGCTCTCACCTTCTTTTAAAACTCTACCTTTGTTATCTTTACGTCTTTCCATAATATTAGACTCCTTACATTATAATAAAGAGCCTTGATGTGACGACATGAGTATACCACATCAAGGCTCAAATTTCAAATCGAATAAGACTGATCTATGTACTTTTCAAGAGCTTTACGTTTAATAAGACGTTTTCGGCCTACAAAAAGCACAAATGGACAGTTTTGTTCTTCCGCCATTTCTCGAAGTTTGCATTGACCAATATTCGAATATGCTGCAGCTTCTTCTATTGTCAGGGTGGCTTTTTCCCAGATTGGGACTTCTTTCATTCAATCACCTTCTCCATCTTCTCTTCCCCATACCTTGCCACACACACATTATATAAGAGCATCGCCCTGGTCATCAGACCAACGCCACCGATACGAGGGGTTACTTTAATGTTATTCATTTTATAAACTTCATCAGCACAGTCTCCATGTTGCTTGCCATTCTCGTCGTAGTTAATGCCAACGTCAATGCAGATGTCTGTGTTGAATAGATCTATATGAGAAATAAAATTGCGTTTTCCAACCGCAGAGATGACAACATTTGCTAGTTTTGTAACGTAAGCAGTATTCTTCATGTAGCTCCCTGTACTATTCACAGAGATCACATTACAGTGCCGCTTAATCAGCATATCGACCAGTGGACGACCCACAATATCAGACTGACCACATACAAGCACATTCTTGCCATCCAGATTGTAACCGATGGAATCAAAAATCTTCATAATGCCAAACGGAGTGCACGGCTGAAATTTGGATGTGGAATTAAAGCCATCAACATCAAGTTCATCTGGAATACAAATATTTTTAGGATCGATATGTTTTGGCAGCGGGAGCTGGACAATGATACCGTCCACATCTTCCCAATTATAATCTTCCAGTATCCTATTATTTAATTCATCCTCCGTAATATTTTCTGGCAGTTTGATAAGGTTTGCTTCGATTCCCACCTCTTCACAGTCACGTAATTTACCTTTAATATAAGCGTTGGATGCAGGGTTGTCCCCTACTTGATAAATATGTAAAATAGGAGCATAGTCATCTTCTGCGATAATATTCTTGATTTTATTTTTGATATCTTGTGCAATAGATTTACAATCAATAATCATTATGAACCTCCTTACAGCATCATACCGGCAATGGCATGAATGACTCGCTCAAACATTTCGTGATTAAAAACATAGTCGCCAAGGTCACGCACAAACGAGATGATATTATTTTCTCGACCTTCGATTTTAAAATGCTTAAATCCCTGTGAAACCAGCATTTTGATTTCATCTTCATTCATAGATGTGCCAAGAAGAGGATTGCTGTTTCGAGTAGAGCCGCAATAGTTATATACTATCGCCAACTGATTTTGCAGCTCCGTAATATCATCACCATTAACAATAGCCTGACCCAGCTTTGTATTCAGCTGATAGTGACGGCCAGCCATGGGACAATTCGGCAGACACCGGTGATTGACAATAAATTCTACTCGATCATGGTCATGTAAATTCTTAATAAACTGCTCGTCATGGATCTTAAATGGATTCACAACGACAATATCAAAACGGTCAAGCAGACGATTATAATATTCAGCAGAATCATTCCCAAGGCCGACTTCGACGGATGGTTTTACTTGCGAAGAAATCAGCTCAAGATTGGGATACATATAGCGAATATAATCAGCCAGTAAATCGAACATAACAATAACGCCGTTACGGTTTGTAAGACCATTTTGATTATTATGATCGAGGTGCCGCAACATAATATTTGAAGTTTCATCAACGAGATCGCCACGTGTAACAAACGGGCTTGAGAATGTCAAACGAACTCCAATACCAAGTTCATTATATTTATCTGCTCTGGACAGAACTTCTGACACAGGCAGATTTTTCTGTGGTGGGATACGACCACCCTGCAGGATTGTGGAAATGCTGCCAAACACATATCTGATGCCATTTTTCTCACAAGCCATTTTGCAAGCTTTGTCAATATCAAACATCATTTCATCATGGCCGCAGAACGCACCAATATTCCAATCGATTTCACCGCCGTAATCTTTTACAAGCATATTTACTCTACCTTTTCTTCATAACCAACATAAGAACAACAACTAGCATAAAACTCAGCTGCTTTTCTTCCGTGAAATATCATTTCCTGCTTTAATTCATCTAAATCGTTGTAGACTTTAACTTTCCAGAGATCGTAAGCATCACTAAATGATTCTACTTTATAGTATCCAAGCATTTAAATCTCCTTATAAAGAATTCAAGTTTTATCGTGTTTCGTAGTCGTTGACAAGCTCAATCACATGTCCATCTTCACAAACGTAGTAATCATATCTCCAATATCTACTGTGAGCACTATTACTATATTTCCATGATGTGTTATCTTTTTGGCAGACACCATTGTTCCACTTGATATCATTTGAACTGCGATTGACCTTCCAGACAAAAACACAGAAACCGATCAAAAGTACAATCGAGATAATGACGGCTATGGTTTTTGTAATAAGCTCATCTGAATCATTATAATTTTTCATCTACACTTTACCTCTTACTTACATCATCTTGTATGGCTCATAGCCCTGGGCCTTGTAAAAATCAATCCATAATTTTAACGCCTCAAATGAATAGATATACTCGTCTTTGATGCAGATTTCATTATTAGAGAACACTTGCAACTGACAGCAGAACGGAAAATATTCATTCGTATATGTCTTCAATTTATAAAACCCTAATTCTTCCATAAAATCACCTCGTTACTGTACTAACTCCATTATTTTTAATCTGTCCTTTTTGAACATGAATTATTACAGAGTCAGCATTAACAGTATTGGTTGATTTATATTCGATATATGGAGCGTTGCTATCATATACAATTTTTACATGGCCTTTGATATTCATATAATTGCCATTACAAAGAACCGTAAGCATCTCGTAATTTTCTGCTGGGACATTAGATACCATAGTAGATGTATATCCGTAGATGCCCGATTCCAGTTCTTCAATAGTGGCAGTCCACTCAATCGGATTATAATGACGATAGATACCGTCGTTAATCGCCCATACAAAATATCCAACAATAAGAGTAATGAGCACACCGACTGTCAAAAACAAGATCTTTTCTCCAAGAGTGAGTTTTTCATTATTACCATCCAAGTTCAACACCACTTTCGTTTACAATATAGATGCCGTTGTCTTTCAAATACTCAATAAACTCTTCATGTGGTAATTTATGGGCGAGCTCACAAATAGTGTAGTTACTTCTGCCTTTCACCCACTTTGTTTCTTTCCTCAAGTTAGACCACTGATGTACACGAAATTCCTTACAATGCCATTTTAAATGAAAGGCATCCGTACACAAATCGCAAATTGGTATCTCTACATAGAAGTCACCAGGATAGCGTTTTCTTCGCCACCACTCCATATCATAGAATACAATACCATAGAGTTCAGGATAATCTTCAAATCCATGTTCTCTAAGGTAAGCAAAACCCAATCCGTTGATGGTCCATTCTGGCGACCTTGGAACTGTATATCGAAGCTGCGATTCTGTATGCGAGATACAGGCGTTGTTGTATTTACCGTCGATGCCCATAATATACCAGTCGGATTTATAATAGCCTATTTGTTTAGTCACAACTAATCACCTCACCTATATCATCACCCAACGGCCACGTGCATCCATAAAATGTTCCCAAATTTTCGATTTTAAAATAGTACCATTTTTTCGTCACGTAGTCATAAATACTGTAGCAAGTGCAGCGGCCATCCGGCCAATGGTTCTTTTTAATAGCATCAATATCAAGTTCTAAAAATCGTTTGATTTCGGATAATTTATATGAAGCAAAAATATAATCCCATGGGCCACGCCAATGGATAAACCACATGTGCTCTACGAAGTTCGGCCATTCTACAGAAAATCGTTCGACTGGTTTACTTCTGCCAAAATTCTTATATTGAAGAAAATAGTTGCTGATACCGTGTACACCAGTCCAATAATGGTCTTTAGTGCAGATGAAATGAGAATAGCTTTCCCATTCTGGATTTTGTATTTCCCAGTGATTCTTTTCGATTGAAAATCTATCGTCCATTCAATCTACCTCATAAAAGTCTAGTTTTACCGTATTATTTTCTAATTTTTATAGCGATGATACGTTATTTATTTACCGTTCGGAGCTGTTTCTCCATAAAGTCGTCCCATTTCATACCGAGAGGATTACCGTCAACATCCACACAGTTGCCATCATCATCACAATAAACAGCAGGCTCTGTTGGCTTGCCATAAAATGGGATAGATTCCTTTGGAACAATTTGAATTTCTTTGTTAGGATCATAATTGAAATCGTGAGTCCCATCGCAAGCTACGACATCTCCATCCGGCATTATGTAAACCGGCTTGAAGAACTTCTTGTTTGGATTATTCGATGTGTCAAAAGAGACTCCCACAATCTCATACTCGTCCCATATTGGATTTCCTACACTCGTATTCTTTGTTAGCGATTTTTTCCTGCTCATGTAAATCAAGTCCTTTCAGCCAGTAAGATGGACATTCATAAATTTTTTCAAAGGTGTTTGCATCGCAAAAGTGCTCTCGATCTCTTTTGTTGTAATCGTAATATCCAATAAACGACAGACCACAATCGCTTATTACAACGTTGTCTTTTAAAAGAATCGGACGCTCATCCATGACCTTAACCCAACCGAGAAAGTCTTCGCAAGATTCAGCGCAACTATCTCTTGTTTGCTTTCTATAAGCGCATACTTCTTTATGTAGACATTTACTGCAAATAGCCATTTTTTCTCACCTCTTTCTAAAACATACATTCTTAAAAATAAGTTTGCTTTGGCATATTATTTTTCTTTATCGCAAATTCTGCAATACCGATGAAACGGAGATTCGATAATCTGCCAAAACACAGGTTCCCACTCGTGCTCACTAAAGATACGGCTGTTCTCCATAATATCAACCGGATAAGAACTAGAACCACATTCAGGGCAGTTATACTTTAAATCACAATAATTGGCTGGCTTGAACTCTCCAAGAGAATCTGCATCCACCCAAAACTCGCAACCGCAGCTAGAGCATCTAAACTCTACTGAGTATTTTATTTTTTCTCTTTCTTTACCATGAACTTCAATTCGTACAGCCATCGTACACCTCAATCCACAAAAATTTTTTCTCTTGGAATTGCAGATAAACAAGATGAAACTTCTGTGTTGCATTCTGGGCAAATCGCCTGTTTGACCGGTGAGTATTCAGTCCAATCAAATTCTTTTGGAATTTTCGTATCTTCGTCATCAGCCCAAAATACGCATCCACATTTACAAAGGAATTTAACGGCATATCTTATTTTCTTTCGCTCATGTTTGTGTTCAATAATTTTAATCGCCATCTGGCACCTCCACGGTAAAAATAGTTTTAGTTGCTTCTTTCCAAGAAATAAACTCAGACCCAGCAACTTCCGCTCTACATCTATAGCACGCAATCACATTATTCTCAGGAATGTCCAAATCAGGATTTTCAAAAGAAGCCACTCGAATCTTAGTTGTGCAACCGCAATTCTTACATGGAAATACGATTACCGGATTTTTCAAACTATCAGTCTTGTGCATATCTACACCTCAATCTGTAAACACAAACGATGTATTAAAAAAGTTCGATCCAACAATCATATTTTCTTCAGATAAAGCAACCTTTATAACTTCATCGTCTGTATGCGTCTCATCATATTCTACTGTGTCGCAAATCTTATACATTTTGCCGTCTTTGTCCTGAAGTAGCATTCCCTCACCAAGTTTTAATGGAGCTGTTTTCTTTTCTTCTCGAATATGTGCTTTCATACAATCTCCTTGATCAAATATCGTTAAACGTATCTATAATCCATCCAATAAGACTATTTAGTTTTTCTACAATCTTATAAAGGATATTTTTTAAACAATGTTTCTGTTCAGGCATACTGCACGTAAATTCCGCTGGGTCTTCTCTTTTCGGAGAACTTGTTTGCATGACATATACTTCATCGTTGCGAATGATTCCAATTTGAGTACAGTTATCACCATTACAATTGCAAGTCTGATTTATTGTGATGTTCCGTTTCATATTATTTATTCCACCCACCCACCCTTAAAATTTACCTTTTAGAAGAAAGTATATCTTGTGCTTCTAGGGACATCAACGCTAATTGTTTTCATATGCGATTCAAATGTGCCCACCCCAAAGCGATTCACAAACGAAGTCGCATTATTAATATCGTCAATATTCTTTTGGAGTTTTTCTAACTCTTTCTGAATATCAATTTTTACCTCGACATTCTCAATAAATCCCATATCTTCAAGACACTTGCAATAGCCAGCAATCTCGTTATAGAAGATGTGGTCATATTCTTCAAGAAGAGTGTGTTCATCAAACAGCTTTACTTGCCAAGCAATTCCAAACGGTGCTTCCTTCTCGGCATGAGATTCGATAGTATAATACTTCATTATGTAATCTCCTTATTTAATGCCGTACTTAGCCTTAACCCTCTTCAGAACATCAGCCTTCTCGGAATAGCAATCACGAGCTGCATGATAGTCACTCATCTTCTCGGCCAGAATGCGCTTTGCTTCACCTTCAGCAACATCAGCTTCAGCCAGCTCCTTATTCAGCTGATATCCGCTTGCCTTAATTCCATCGACAAATCCGTCTATGCGGTCCTTCGGCACAGACTTTTCGCCTACTGCACCAGTTTCAGTGTTAAACATCTTCACAATAGAATCCGCAGCACCTGCAATAGAATAAACATAAAAATACTTAGCCATAATTATTTCTCCTTTATTTTTCTTACTGTTTTCCGGTAGATCCAAATCCACCAGCGCCACGCTCAGTTTCGTCCAATTCGGAAACTTCTTCAAAATCAGCCTGCCAGAACGGAACTACCGCCATCTGAGCAATACGGTCACCGTGGGCAATCATCTGAGGGAAGTTAGAATGATTATGTAATGCTACAATGTACTCTCCACGGTAATCCTGATCGCAAATGCCTGTTTTGTTCGCAGGTGCAAGTCCCTGCTTAGTTGCCATACCACTGCGAGCATAGATAGCTACATACCAACCTTCCGGCGGAGCCATTCGCAGACCAGTATGCACTTTAACGGTCTCATGCGGCTGAATCATAATGCAGCGATTACCGTCTTTGTCTACTACGGTTGCCTCGTCAAAACCGATATAAGCATACAGATCTGCGCAAGCAGCATTTTTTGAGCCATAAGTCGGCAGATGAGCATCGTCGTGCATTTTATTGATTTTAATGTTAGGGCGATACGGCATCCGATTCATGCCATAGCCAAGATTAGTATTTGTGTTTCCTAAATCCATATTATTTTCCTTTCTCTTCTGGAGTCCACCAAAGGACTGGTCTTCGTAAAGCAAAACTCTTATTACAGCCGATTACACGTTGATTGGAACTCCCCATGTACGGCAAAGAGATATCTCGTTTAGATTCGATATATGGGCCATCGACTAACACGTTTATGTTTCGAATAATTGTTACCGTTGTCGGAATAGTTTGATATTTCAATTCTTCTGCCGCCTGTTGAATCAATTCTTCCCATGTATATCCAGTCCACATCCAAATGTCTTTGCTTCCTTCAAACTCGTGTCTGACTCTTATTAGAATTTTGCAAATCATTTCCCTGTTCTCTGGATATAGTGGATCTCCACCAGTAAGCGTAAGCCCCTGAATATAATCAGGTCGAAGTAAATCTACAATTTTATCAAGCGTTTCATCTGTGAATGGCTGACCACCATTCGGGTCCCATGTAGTAGGATTCTGACAGCCGGGACAGTGATGATTACAACCCTGCACGAAAAGTGTGACGCGCACCCCTTCGCCATTCGCTATATCACATGGAACAATTTTAGCGTAGTTCATTTTGTATCACCCATCGATTTCAAGATTTTATTTCGTTCTTCATAAAGATCCACTAATTCCTCTCCGACGATAGAAATTGGCTGACGCATCCTCATGAGTTCGTGCATGTCGTATCTTACAATCTCAATGTCGCGATCTACTTGTTCTAGTGTTCTCATCTCAAATAAACCTCGTCCACATACTTGCACATACGATAATAAAAATGTTCAGCGCAATACAGCCATACATTCCATTCTTCTTGTCGCCTCGGAAAATATATGTAGATGTGTCATACAGAATCTGCTCAGAGCGAATTACCGCTGCGGAGAAAATCAAAATAATATAAGCTTTGGTCATAAGCCAAGCAATCTCAGTCAGCATCGATTAGCACCTCCTCGATTGGAATAACCTGACCATCAACGTAGTAGCACATCTGACCGTGCTCATTATAATAAGGAGACATATAGCCGTAGCCTTGATTGCCTGTATATTTAGAGAATAAGTAATACATAATACGTGTATCCTTGTCGTATACCATAGGGGTATCACTGATACGATAGAACCAGCCATTCTCTACAGCTACATTCCCTACTGAGTCTTTCACACTTGTACTGCATCCAGTCAGTATAATAGCTGCTAGAAGTACGCATACGGCAGTATTTTTGAAAATCTTAAACATACTTTTCCTTTCTATTAAAAGCGGAATTTTAGAAAGCGCATCCGGTTTTGTGTTCTTTAAGCCCCATTCTTCTCTTCCTCAATCATGTATCGCCAATAATCCGGCTCTTTGAGAGTATTAAGTACGCCTTCAGTATGCCATCCAACACAAGAACTTAAAACAGCCGTATCCTCTCGACCATCTTTATATTTAATCTTGCACAGCACTCCATATTTCGGCAGGTCAGTATTTGTATTCTTCCAACCGTCTTTATCTTCCGGCCAGTCGATTCTAGCTCCGCAGTTACCACAGTAACCATTACGGTTACCATCTTCATTAAAGAGATATTCACCACTGTCACAGCACTGGCAGGAAATGATGCCATCTTCTGCAAAAGGATTGTTAATCATTTTTAGCCTCAATTTCTTTCCATCCAATGAAATCACAAATACAAAGTTTCTCTGGATCACACCTGTGGAGCAGGAATTTATTCTGTCCAGAAAGCCTAGAACCGCCAGACACTTCAGCGTATTCATAACCATCTTTAAACATTTCGGAAAGACTCCATTCCTCAACAGCAGATAGATCTACATCATTTTTAATGACATCGCGACCACACCCACGGCATTTAAAGATTTTCACATATTTCTTTTCCATACAGTCGCCTCCTAGAACGGCACTTTTATCAAGCCTTCAAACAGCTCCAATAGTTAGTGTACAAAAGTCGAGCGCTTACATCTGGCTCGTAAGGAGCAAACAGATGCTCACGATGCCATTGACCGCGCACATACTGGATTGCTTCATACTCGCTGTCGGCGGGCACCTCATAGTATGAAAAACTACGATCACCATTAGCCATCAAGTACGATAGGCTTACGCCATATACACGTGTTTGCCCATAATTCATTACTCGTCCCTCTTTTTACGATACATTGTAACAGTATACGGTTCATAACCATTTTCTTCCGTCCAGTCTAAACTAAAACCAGCACGTTGGTAGACTTCCATCTCAATTTGTTTTTCTGTCATATTGTCATCAACATAGAATTCAAAATTACAGTCTTCAAATCCTTTTGCTTTTAGAACTCCTGTGATTTTTTTCATAATGCGCCCCACTTTTCTCTACCACATGTATCACATACAAAGTGCCATTTATCATGCCAGCTATGAATGTTATCGTAAAGCATAACACCGCCACATCTACTGCACTCTGGAAGAAACCAACGGAGAAGATGTTTTAAGAACTTAACAATCATCGTTTCCCTTCTTCTCTAAAATGCCCGCTGCTTCCATAATCTCAAAGAAATCATCCATCAGAGCATTAGCCATCTTTCCAGAGATTTCTGGAGGTTTTAAGCCAAAATCTCCAAATGCACAGCAAAGGCAACCCCAAGGAGTCAGAAAATATCTTTCGTTGTCATCTTCAGGATTGATGTTTTCATAAACGATATTTTCGTCTTCTATCTTAACCACCTACCTTTTCTGTGTTCTGGACCATACAACTCATACCGGGATGAGATTTTTCAAAGCGATGATGTGCCTTGTTCATAGCATCATTCTGATCTTGTGCTTTGACCATATATGTATTGAGTTCCTGATGCCCATCATCGTAGTACATTACTTCAACAGACCAATAATCCATAAGACTCCTTTCTTTATCGACCGTTATAAAAATCAAACTCAACATCAGAAATAATATCTTCCATTTCATTTTGACTAATATTGTTCGCTTGTTGTATGACTCGAATGATTTCGAGAATCAACTGACGTATACGTTCCACATCCATGTTTTTATGCCACCACACCCACCCTGCTTGTTTATTTATTGACTCTTGTTAGTTTTAAAACCTCCAAACACAAGTAGAACTAACCAGACTCCACTTGCAACCCACAGTCTAAAATTTGGCCCAAGCATTTTCCAAACACCGTAGAGAATAAGGACTGTGATAAACCAGGATAAAATAAATCCTAAGATATTTGCGAAAATTTTCATTTTATAAGACCTCTTAGCACTCGCCGCAACATTCACCACAACAACGCACTTTTACGAGTTTTCCAATCCTATTCTGTGCAGTCTCAAATGCTTCATTAAAATTTTCAATAGCGGATTCTGCATCGACATCCTTGTAATCAGAACCACCATCTGCCCACATAATAGTCCATCCATGCTTGCCAGCTTCAATTCTTACGGTCAGTCCAAAATTATCTTTGTAACTTTCACGCAATTCAACTTCACTACTGGGCATCATGCCAAACATTCGTTTCATTTTATAGGCTCCAATCTTTATCGTAATTCTTATTTACTCACCCTTGGTGACGACTGTATCTGCACCCTGAACGGTGATCCAACCATGCTTCAGACGAGCTTCTGCTTCCTTCATCTGAATCAATTCAGGAGTAATAGATTCGGAAAGCACCTTATTTGCATCAGCCTCGGCCTGTGCTTCAATCATCTTAACGTCAGCTTCCGTCTGTGCCTTAACCTTATCAGTCTCCGCCTGAGCCAAAGCGGTCTGCTTATTCAGCTCTGCAATCTCTGCATCCTGCTTTGCCTGCTCCTTGGCACGAATCTTCTGCATCAGGGTGTCATCAGGCTGTGCATCAACAATCAGTGCGGAAGAAACATTGATACCATATTCTGCGGTCAGCTTCTCATTCAGATAGTTGGTGATTGCGGTATTAACACCTGCACGGTCATCGGAATAAATCTGCATGACACTGAACTGAGGAGTAACTTCCTTGACGTAAGCAATAATATCGTTCTGAATCTTGCTCTCCATCAGGCTCTCACCGTCCATACCACCAAACTTGGTGTACAGTTCAACAACATGCTCCGGCAGGAAGTTATAATTGACAGTCAGGTTGATTGCAATCGTACCGCCATTGGCAGGAGCATCAATGTGCCAATCTGCGTGTTCCTTTGCGCCATAATCGGACGGAGAATTAGAAAATACCACTCGCTGCTGAGTAATCGGAAACTCAGACACATGCTTCAGAGGGCTCATAAAATGCCAGCCCTGAGAAATAGTTTGCTGCTCGACTCCCTTCGCGGAATAAACAACACCAACATAACCAGTATGCACTCGCTCGGTACAAATCACCGCGCCAACCGCAACGAGGAATGCAACAAAAATTGCCATAAATTTCTTCATAAATATCTCCTCAATCTTTGTAGTTATCTTTTAAAATGTAATAGGCGATAACCCATACAATCACAAAGAAAACAATAATTTCTTTCATATGTAATCCCACCAACCCACCACTTACACGTTAATGAATCACTCGATTGTGCTTAACACGAAGCTCAACTTCTTGCTGCTTACCAAGATTGAAAGCTGTAGTGTAATCGCCCGTGAGATAACCCGTCACACGACGAAGACGCCGAATATTATGACTTCCACACTCAGGGCAAGTATCACCAATCTCATCACAATAACCGCATTCCATACAGGTATCATTTGGAACATTCACTGCAAAATACGGAATGTCATGATCCATTGCATAGTTCACAATTGTTTCCAGCGCACCGAGATTATTCTTTACAGTCGAGTCGAGCTCTACATACGCGATGCAGCCTGCGCTTGAATATCCGTCAAGCTGAGACTCAATATCGATCTTTTCAAACGGTGTCACTTCTCGCCATACCGGAACATGGACACTGTTAGTGAAGAACTCTTTGTCTGAAACGTTTTTAATATCACCATATTTTGCCTTAAATCTCTGCATGGCAGTAAAACAAAGGTTTTCTGCAGGCGTAAAGTACACGCCAAAATTTAGAGAATACTTGTGCTTGAATTCGTCGCAGCGATCTTTGTAGAGCTGACAAATTTTCTTTGCAAGCTCAAGACCATTATCACAAGTTTGATCTTCTCCAATCAAAATCTGAAGAGTTTCAGCCATGCCGAGCAAACCAACAGCCAACGTGCCATGTTTCAGAGCAGAACGAATATCTTTTCCGTCATATCCGGCCATTGTTCCATTCTCCCACATGAATTTTGCAGACTCAGGAGACTGAGAGCAAATCCACTCGAAGCGTTCAATCAACATATCTTTTGCTTCATGCAACTTCTGGTCAAGAATGGACATAAACTTGGCTACAGTCTGTCCTTCAAGGTCTTCTCCAGTAGCGTTTTTAATGGTATATTCCTTCGCTTCCATTGCAAGAGTAGGAAGAATAATCGTAACAGGACAGATATTCCCTCGGCCATCCTTCAACTGCTCAAAGCCGTTGACATCCCAACCATTTGCAGTCCTACAGCCCATCGTCGAAAAATACGTTTTTACGTTATTCTTATCGTATCCTTCATTGCCGCTCCAATCGACATTGGCGTAATTTGGATAAAGGCGCTGTGCAGTGGAACGCAGTGCCAGCTGATACATATCGTAATTAGGGTCTCCGGGAGCACGATTGATTCCCTTAGCCATCTGGAAAATACCACAAGGGAAAATGCTAGTTCTATGTAATTTGCCGATACCCTTAATGGAAGCATTTAACAATGCTTCGATAACCATTCGGCCTTCAGGCAATGTACATGTGCCATAGTTGATAGACGTGAACGGAAGCTGATTTCCGCTACGAGATTGAAGTGTATTCCATGATGTTCAGCAAAGCTCGCTAATTCCTTGCCCGGAACGAATCCAGCTATATGTCGCCATATAGATCAGACTATATCTTCACCCTCAATAAGAGGGGCCATATCATTTCGAGCCGCTTGGCCCTACTCCCTTACGGGATAGTCGTTAGGCTTTTATTATGCTGTCACGCACATTCTTCATCTTTATAGTAAGAGAAGTGAAATCCTCCTGTGGATTTTTGCTTTCCTTTGCAGCATCTGCAGACTAATGTTGCTTGCACTCCAAGTTCTTTCGCACATCCTTGGATTGATGGATATACAATACCTGTTTCTTCGCAGTATACTGGAAACTTCTCATGAGAATCAGAAATTCTCTTTCTGGTTTCTTCTGAGCACGGCGCATGTGGTTTCCCTTTCTTGACCTCAGAAAGATGCTTTCTTCGTTCTTCAGAGAACTTTCTTCCCTTTTGAGCTTCTGATATTTTCTTCTTCTTTTCTTCAGAGCATGGATGTCCGGCTCCGTTTTTGTTTCCACGCATTGAAATTGACATTTTCTTACGAACTTCTTCCGGTAAAGAAGGAGCTGTTCCGCCCTCAAGAATGTTATACCCGAAATTTTTGTCTTGGGTTCTATATTTAGCTATCAAATCTATTTCCATATTGCAGGCATCTTCTTTTGAAAGACCAGATGCAACAACAATATGTTCAAAGTTATTCCATCCATATTTTTGAATTGAGCTCCAGAAATGAGGGCATCTATTTTGATAGTTTCGCCCATTTGTTCCCCATCTTGCTTCCGGGGTTTGTTTTGTTATCCCAATGTACTTTTTGTCATTTGCTTTATTCACATGCATATACACAGAATATTGTTCCATTAAATACTCACCTCCTTTAATTTGTATTTTGTGACAGCATAAATTTAGCACGGTAGGTTATCTCAATGAGACGTTCCCCGTTTAGATAGGTAAGTTCTTAATATTACTATTAAGTCGCCCAAATCACTTTAGGTTATGGTACATGCCTTCAACGGCTTGGTTCAACTCACGTTTGGTCATATCCATTGCGTACTGATATACTTTTGCATTCCTTGGATCATTAGCCTCTAGGTCGTTAAAAGATAATTCTTTTGGTACTCTGTTGGGGTCATCTTCAGGCTGAATGTATTTAATCCCATCTTTAAAATGCTTCGAAAAGCTCTTCCGTACATAAGGAACCATAGTCCAGTCTAGGTGTGTTGCGCTCACGCCGCCGAACTGCTGAAGGCTTTGAATCTGGAAGATGACTGCGACAAGCTGGAATGCCGTACTGATGGACTGTGCAGGACGAACATCAGTCTGGCGGGTGTTAAAACCATTCGCAAGCAGGTCATCAAACGGAATACTCAAGCAATTGTGCATACCAACTGCGTAGCTATCGAGATCGTGGATATAAATTTCGTTGTTCTCGTGATTCTCACGAGCCATCTTAGACATGCAATAATCAAGGGCATATCGCTTAGAAACCACCCGGCTCATCTCGCCAATACGACCGCCAAAAGATGCTTCATCAACATTGGCATTCTGGTTATCAATCTTTTTGCCGAGAAGTTTCTCCTCGACTGCATCCATCAGCTCTTTGTAATTGCTGCGAGCAATACCATGCAGATATCGGTAATTCATATAAGAACGAGTTGTCTCGTAATAGCCACTCTGCATAAGACGATTCTCAACTGCATTCTGAATCGCTTCTACATCCATAGTAGAGTCAATGGCTGCGATTTCAGATGCAATACTATCACTCAGCTTGTGGTCAACCGGATCTGAAGAATCATTCATCGCCTTCTCAATCGCATTTACAATCTTACTCTTATCAAAAAGAACTTTCGTTCCATCGCGTTTAATCACATATTCCATGCAATCACTCCTTAATCTTCCAACCAACGATTTTCTGCCACATAGAAAGCTCCAACCGCAACTACCATCAATACGACCCAGAATACCCAAAACCAAATCACTCGTGTACCAGCTGCAGAAATCATATAATCTCGTGCTTCTTCGATGTTTTTATCCTTAATGAATTGTGCATTATGTATACTTTCGTCGCTCAAATTTGCAAACAACGTACCATCATAATGAACTTCTTTGACATAAAACTCGAATTTCACATGAGGACTGACTTGTACAGTTGTCAGGTACTTGCTTGATGGCATTTTGATGTCACCATACTTGAATTCTTTGCCAAGAAACGTAATATTCTTAGAATTGTGTTCTTCTGAACTGTAATAATCCCAAGTCCAGTATGTTTCGACTCTTGTTTTTGTATGGCCTTTGCTATCCGTAGTAGTTACAGTTCGTGTATGCATCGTATAATGCTTTTCTTCGCAATAGATGTACATCCACTGTCCGTCGATACGTGAATCACTTACGGTATCTACTGCTTCTAGTGCGCCTTGGCAAAAGGCGTTGCCTACGTTAGTTCTTATTCCATAATCGAACATATTTTCGGACTCAATCGAAATTGCTGTATTATATTCTTTCTTCTGCTCAAGCGAATCTCTGGTGATATTTCCAGCGATAACGCTACCAAGTATCAGCATGATGAACACAATACCAACACTGACGATCAACTCACGATAAGTAATTTCGGCATTACCGATTTCCAAAAAGGTTGCCGACTGCCGGTGCTGCCTCATTCCCCTCATAGGACAGATACTCATAATTCTGAACCTCGTATCCAGTCAGACCCAGCAGAAAGGAGTTCGGAAACTTACGAACGCTCTGCTTATATTCCTTCACGACACGATTATAATCGCCACGATAGTTTGCAATCAAATTTTCAGTGACGGATAGCTCATTCATAAGCTCCTTGTAGTTGTCGCTAGACTTCAGTTCAGGATATGCTTCCGCAATAGCTGCAATCTGAGTCGTAATCTCTTGAGCAGTCTGGCCGGAAGCGCCACGAGCATTCACAACATCCATCAAAGTCTGATACTCATGTTGGTCATAAGCCTTGACGGTTTCAACCAGATTTGGAATCAGATCAGCTCTGCGCTTCTCCTGAATCTCAATGCCAGACTTAGCTTCCTGAATCTGCTCTTCATAAGAGATGGCCGTGTTCTTAGGCCCCTGCACCATAAAGGTCATGCCAAGAATGGAAATCAGCACGACACAAATAACGATAATAGGTAACTTCCAGTTGTATCTCATTTATGTAAACCTCTTAAAACTTGACCTCATCGGCGCAATCAGGAACCACGGCAGTCTCGATGTTGCATATCGGCTCTGCTTTTGCTAATTTGTCGGATTGGTTGATTGGATGACAAGTAAGCCCATCCCACTCATGGCCAGTAGGATAATCATGCGAACTATTGGGCATCGTAGTCAGCTTATCATTAGTCTCATCAGGAATCTTCTTTAGCGTATCTACGACACTTTCAGTAATCTTCTGTTGCTCCTCTAAAAGCTGGATTTTATAGTCCAAATACCAACGTGCCTTCGTCAAATCTTGAAGCTGAGAATTACCATCTTTGTGACCTGCCCGGCTTAGATACTTACCAACATTCCAAAGATAAGCATCCTTGTCTAACTGCCACTCCCGTAGCACTTTGATGGCCTCATAGGGATTGTCTGCACCGCCGTAATGAGACGGATGATCGACATTCTTCTTAATTTCGTCAAGTGTTTCCATCAATAACCTCCTTGTTCTTTTCAATAGGCTTATAAACATCTGCCAGCTTCGGATGACGGCCACAGCAACCACGACCCTCTGGGCAGAACGGATACTTCGGATTAGCCTCACAAGAAGGAACCATCCAGTTTGCTACTTCAGGACAAACCTGTGCAACTTCCTTCTTCATTTCTGTAAACATCTCGCGGATTTCTTTTTGAGCCCTAGAACAAAGTCGAAGATGACTCATCTCAATCAAAGCACGAGCGTTCATCGTAATGTAAAACTCTGTACAGCAAGCATTTGGCAGAACTGCACGGGCGTCTTCGTTTTTGGCGTTGTGATACTTCTTGAGGATCTGATAATCGGTATCAATGTCCGACATCATATTATCGAAAACATCAGCATCTTCACCGGTAAACGGGTTCACATACTTGAATCCATCCTCGCTGCAATAACGCTGGCTGCGGCAGCTCAAGCTAATATGTCGATGACGACTAATCTGTGCCAGAAGTGCTCGACTTACATCTTTAACATAGAACGTAAAGTTGATGTGTTCAAGCACAGAATAGTGACCACTGGCTTTACATCCTTTAGCAATTTTATAGTCGTCAGTCATTGAAGAGTCATAACAAATACTCGCAGCTTCCTCCACAATATCTAAAGGGTTCTTATCACTTGTAGGAACAACTCGCTGTGTGTACGCGATCAAATCAACTGTCATTTAATTCTCCTTAATATTCGTCCTGCCAGTTTTCAGGAATGTCGTTCTCACCAATTACGATGCAATTTTTAGGTGCGACATTTAAAGTGTACTTTCCATCTTGAACTTTAATCATTACGTTCATAATGGCGACAACTTTATGAATACTCCAAAGGACTCCTCGACTTTTTTGAGTTCTAGCTCTAAGAACTGTGTCGCCAACATGAATTTCTCTGTTAAGAATATCGGTTACCATTTAATCCTCCATTACTTTAGAAGTGCAAACTTAAACCAATCTGGAAAGTTGGATACTGAAATCCCATATTTGATAAGGCAAGACAGCAGCCACAACGCAATCATGATTCCGACCACAATAAGATAATCCTTAAAAATCTTAACGAAAGCGATCCACATCTTAATCCTGTCTCCCATTTACCTCACCTCTTTCAATCAACTCATCCACAGTAACCTCTCCACAGAGAACCTGTTTAAGCTGCTCTTCTGATAACTGATATGTAATCGGATCTCCACATTCAGTTGGATATCGAGCCAAGGTTCTATAATATTCTGCAAGGGCTCGTTCCTTACGACCCTGCTCACGATGGTCAATACCAATCATATCGCCCCACCTCCTTCCTTAAATTCTTCACTTTTGCCGGTCACCACATAGACATCATCTTCGAGATCTTCTTTGGGAATCATGACAATGTTTAGCATTTTCCTGAATGATTCATTATCAGTTACGATAAAATAAAAAAATTCAGTTTCTGAAACTACTTCGTATGTAGTTCCTCTTTGAAGCCGAACGACTTCATCTATGCCAACATCGGTATAATAGTCCGTTCTGAAGTACATCCTCATTAGGGCTCCTTGTAGGGTTCCATATCACCCTTCCAAATCTGGAAATAAGGATGTGCGTCAATGCCGTAAACCTGACCCTTCATACCGGTACTGGTAATCTTGTAAGGCTTTCCATCCTCAAGGCTATTGATAAAGTCCTGATACTGAGGACTCATCTTAAAGAAGTCCTTCTTGCCCTGAATCCTCTTTACCTTAATAGTAACCTCATCACCAATCTTTGGCTCCCACTCTTCAACCGGCATTCCAGCCAGAAAGTCGGGACCACCGGCCTTCTTGATTCGCCGGGCAAGGATTCGTGCCTTACGCTGCTCTCTGCACCGGTCTTCTCGATTCATCGAATTACTCATATTCTGTTCCTTTCAGCTTATCAAAGTAGGGATCGCCGTCTTGCTTCTCTAATAAGTTGAGCTCCCCGGCGGAGCCTACAGAATACAAACGAAAATTTTTAAAAATCTCAGCACCTTTAATAGTGGCTAGAGATGTAATTATGTATAATATATCGTGTTCTTCTGTGCCATCAGTAAGTTGAACTTCAAGTCGTTCTTTCTTTGGGATGGCTAGTTTTCGGAAGTCGTTCATAGTTAATCCTTCGGCATAGAATACACATCCTGTCCATGTGCATATTCGTCATAAATTTCTGCAATAACATTGTAGCATCTACTCTCAGAGTTATAACTACCAAGGATAATTCCACGCTCACCCATGCCCTGCCTTGCATAAACATTAAGGCTTGCGGTATCAATGATTGCCATACGGTCAAGATTTATAATTTCTCCGTCTTGCGTTAAAAGTAGCATTTTAAATCAGTCCTTCCCGTTCAGCTTTCCACTGAGCATACTTATCATAAGCAATCTTCAGAGCAAGATCTTTGTTTTCAGCAGTAACATAAATAGCCCATGTCATTCCCATTGAAAAGGTGGGCTCAAAATAATCAGGTCCCCACTCTTCATCTTTGATATCTTCGATGTTTCTATTAGAATGCCATACAGCCCACTTTTTAGTTTTTTCGTTGTAATAAATCCTCCAAACACCAATCGGATTTATAATACAATCCTCGTACTCTTCGACATCACCGTCGTAGGCTGCGGCGATTCTTTCCGCTTTTTCTTTATCTTCAGTGATAGTAATAATCCGATAATCTGAATATTCACCTTCGGTTACTGCGTAATAAGTTTTCATATCTACTCCTTTATCCGTAACTCACTTCGTTCTTGTCGTTTCGGAATCGCACAAAGGTCGGGAATTGCAGAGATTCAGCACCAGTTTTCTTATCACAGCTAACCTCTTTGTACTTACATTCCACAATCTTACCGATGTAATTATCAGGATTCGCCCACACAGCAGCTCTCGTAGCATCATCAAAACCAGAACCAATGCGAAGCTCATTGCCCTTGTAGTCCACAACTAGAGCACCCATCGTACCAGCCAGACGGTTCTGACCTTCCTCGATTGCTGTGATTCGCAGGTCAACAGTATAGAAACGCTTAATCTTGAGACAACCATTGTGACGAGCCCGGCGGTAAGGAACGTTGGTGTTCAACATCAAACCTTCCCATCCCATTTCGACCGCATAATCAAGCCCATGAGGAATCACACTCTGATCAATACCTTCATAGATCATCAGTACAATCTCAATATTTTTAAGGTGCTTTTCCTTAATTTTCTTACGAAGCTCGTTTAAATACTCTCGCCGTACCATATATGGTGTGATGCATTTATCCTGAACGAAGTCTCTTGCGAAATCCGTATCAAAGATAACGAATTTAATACCAGTCTTGTCCTTATTGTCCGAGTTTAATAAGCCAGTGCCATACCGAAACGCCTGTCCGTCCGGCCAACCCTCTGGATTCTTATAAATCAGTTCACCATCAAAAAAACGTGTGTTTACCAGTTCTGTATCACCATCATACAGAGTCAGTAGATCATTCTTAATATGGTCAAGACCTTGAAATTTCTGTCCCTGCCGAGAAATAAGGTCACCATTAAAGAAAGTTCCCCTATTGCCATTTTCTTTCTGGCTAAGGCTGAACCAAGTGCCCTTTTTCAGCTTAACCTTATCAATCGGGTATCCCTGCTGAATCTCCCAGACAGGAACAATTTCATCGCCATATACTTTATTGATGGTAGCTGCTTCCACACCAATTGGCAGATTCTTAGTAAACAGTCGTTTCAGAAACTCTTCGTACTCAGGATTTTTATGTAAATAATTCCGGATTGTTGCAATAGATGCATCAGAGCCGGTATTGTGACCAGCACCCATAATATAAAGGTATCCGCAGCTGAGATACTGAACGTCGATATCCGGCTTTGCAGTTACCTTCTTATTGATCTTTGCGTCCGACAGTCCGGTAACAATTGCCGGGTCGAGCAGGAATCGGAAAAACGCCATCAGTTCATCAGCTTCATCTCCAAAATCCTTACGTGCATCCAGCAAAATGCGGGTCTTGTCCGTCTTCTTCTTTGCTTTCTGCAATGCCTTAACCATCGCATCAAGCTTACCTATGAGCTCTTTATCTGTCATAAAGCCTCCTTACGTATCCTGTGTTATATAGTTATAGCTAATAAAGAAAGGCTTGTCGTTACGAGCAAGCCATTTCTTTCCCGTATCCTGTATTATATAGTTAAAGAGAGAATTTTAAGCCTCCGGGATGGAGACTTTTTATAACTATATTATACAGGACACGCACATAATTGTCAATGCTTTTCTGCAAATTCTTTCCGTAAAAATTCCTTCAAGAACGTCTGCTTATATGGAACTCTCGAAGTCTTTACAGCCCGATCAAGAGCATGAGTTTCGGCACAAATCACACAATACTTCTTGGCACGAGTGATGGCCGTATAGAGCCATTCTCTCGTCAGCATCAGGTACGCAGAGTTGTCCATGCCAACAATCACATACGGAGCCTCACTGCCCTGCAACTTATGACAACTCAAAGCATAAGCAAGTTCAAGTGTTGCCCAGATGTTATTCCCACCAAAGTAATGTGGAATAAAGATTGTTCCCCACTGATCAAAATCAACCAGGATAAAGCTACTCTCAATCTTTCGGATAATGCCACGGTTTCCGTTAAACACCGGACACTTCTCTTCTTTTTTCTTTGTCTTGAGATTGTATGTATGAAGCTCATAGTTGTTCTTGTTGATAATGACTTGATCGCCCTCACGCAGAGTATACACCCTATCCTTGCCATCACCATAGATTGTGACCTTTGCTTCTGCTTGACCACGACTCGGATTCACAATTTCCTGAATAGCATTATTGACTTCATAAGTGCAGATACTGCCACGCAGCTTCTGTGGAAGTACAATCTGAATCTTCGCACTATCATTCCCTACCTTATTATATAAGGTACGGTACTGATTGATGATGTGGTTGAATGACTCACTTGCGTCTTTATAGATATCAAGCTCCAAATCACGAAGTTCACCACGAATCTCACTACCAGCCCAGCCATAAGGAACCAATTGCGTAGCGTTACGAACCTTAATGCTCTCCGTGATAATTGCAGACTTGGCTGCCTGACGATGGATCTTAGTCAAACGAGCCACAGGAACAACCTTAGATGCAAGCATATCCTTGAAGATGTTACACATACCGATACTCTCAAGCTGGCCGTCATCACCAATCATGATGAATCGCTTGCCAGTTTCGATTGCCTGAATCAAATCGTAAAACAATTGAGCACCAACCATTGAGGTCTCATCCAGAATGATGATGTCCTCATCCAGAGGATTGTCCTTATCGTGAACAAACCCACCGTTCTCGATGTCATATCCAAGGAGACGATGAATCGTCTTTCCATCCTGACCAGTAATCTCCTGCATACGAGCGGCAGCACGGCCAGAGAGTGCAGTCTGTGCAAAAGACTTACCACGAAGAACTTTTAAGACACCAGCGACAACGGTACTTTTGCCAGTTCCGCCGTAGCCTGTTAAGATACAGACGTTGCTAGAGCATACCTTTTTAATGGCATCTCTCTGTTCTTCGGTATACTTGATGCCAAGCGCATTTTCGGCCTCATTGATTGCTGCATCCATATTTTGACCAATCGGCTCAACAGGAGCATCCGCCAGACGCTTGATTTCCTTCGCAATACTATCTTCCAGATTCCACACTCTAGTTAGAGCAAATTCCTGACGGTCATCGCTCCACCAAAGTGTTTCACGTACATCATGCAGATGAAAAAGTGCCCTCTTGATGACCTCTTGATCTCCCTCGTCCAATTCAAGTTCCTTGATACAGCTATTGATTGTCTGGTTTGCCGAGATAATAGAGTTACCTTCTTCAGCACGGTCGGCAAGAAAATGCATGACGTAGGCTTCGATTCTGAATTGCGAATTGTGCTTTAAGCCCATATTTAAAGCAAGAGCGTCAGCTTTTTTCCAGCCGATGCCATACGCATCATCAATCAAGACATAAGGATTCTCCTCAATCTTTTTTACCAGAATGTCTGCACCGTGATACTGACGAACAAGCTTTTCAATAGCACTAGGGGTCAGACCGTACTCAATTAGCTTTGTGTACGCCTCACTGTTATCAATGTTGTTTTCAAAGGAGTCAATAATCTTTTGTGCTCGACCTTCCGTAATGCCACTAACAGTACAAAGAGACTTGATATCACCGTTCTTGATGATTTCATACGGATTCTTGAATGCTTCATAAAGCATCTCAAACTGATGGTCGGTCAAGATAAAACGGAGAAAGCTTTTTTGTTCTTCCGGGTCAGTAATCTCTTGAAACTCATTCATGTAGATAATTTTATACTGATCACCAAACTTTTCATGATGAACATATTCACCACAGAACGAATAAGTTTTATTCATATCGAGGCTAGGAACGTTACCTTTTAGCCGGAGGTCACTGTATCGGCTCATGATAGGATTTCCCTGCTTGACTTTTACCACCTCGGCAGAGAAAGTGGCGAAGCCGCCGGGCTCCACCTCCCTCCCATCTTTCGGATAAAAGACTCGTTTTATCCTGATGTAGCAACGAATCATATTTTCATTAAATTTCTTATCTGCCACTTTATAACCCTCTTATTATGCACCCAATCTAAATTCTGTCAGTCCTCCGCACACTCTGCAATAAAACCATTTTGTGGTACGCTCGCATTGTTCTGCGCAGTCAAACTTCCACTTCTGAACTTTTCTAACGACGCAACAATTCGTACAATGTATCTTAATTACAGTTTTATCTTTGTACCAATCAATTTTAAACATAGGAAGCTCACAAAGAACCTCTCCGTCAATAGTATATAAAATACCATTCATTACTTTATCTCTCTATCATGCAGCCACTGTTTGTAAGGCTTCATCTTCTCAACAATGTACGAATTTTCTTTTCTCTTGCAAAGGATTGCAAGATCGCTGCCCTTTGAAATTAGACTTGAATATCGTGCATACTGAGATGCCCAACAAATCATTTCAACAATACCACCTGTCGTGTAAACATGTAAGTATGCAAACTGGTTACCACGTTTATCCTTCTTTTTTTGGATGTCTACGATGACACAAATAGCAGTTGCCTCACCGCCATCCTCTACAGTATCAAGCCCAGCATCAATATAGGTACAAGCATCCTTAATGGGATTGCTAGTCAAGAACATTGAAAGGGTTTCAAATTCCCACATGTGCTCGTCTTGCATATACTTTTCAGCAAACGCCTGCATAAAGGCATTCCGCTTTTTGTCTTTTTCTTTCTTTCGATTCCATGTGTCCGCTTCCCAGCGCTCCCTTCTTACCTTATTATATAAGGCGAGTCTGGTAGGTTTGTCTTTAATAGAATCTGTGTCAATTCCGTATTCGTCTTTGAGAATAGAGATCTTGGGAATAGATGCCATTTCGTGGAAACTCTTCTCTTTATACTCGTTCTCAAAAACCATATTCGCAAAAGTGATTAAGATTTTTCTCTTGTCCTTTGTTGGAATAGCTCCCGCCTTAATCAACTTAACAACGTTTGAAGTGCCAATCTTGCCACCGTTTGCTCTCTGAACAAAGTCTGCCAATCCAGAATATGGACGATCTGCAATCACTCCTGATGCGACACTCTCGCCCATTCCCTTAATGGCTTTCAAGCCAAACAGAATTGTGTGCTTCTCTGCATCGGCCTTAAATTCCATATCAGACTTGTTAACACTTGGAGGAAGGACCCGAATATGTAAACGGTCACATTCATTGATAAACACACCCATTTTGCCAGAATCATCTTCTTTAGTAATCATACACGCAGCCATGAAATACTCAGTATAATGAGTCTTCAGGTATGCTGTCAGGTAAGAAAGAAGCCCATAAGCAACTGCGTGGCCCCGGTTAAAGGAATAAGAAGCCTGTTTCAAAATCAATGCCCACATCTCAGAAATCTGATAATCGTTCCATCCTTTCTTGTGAAGACCATCTCGGAACTGAACTTCCAAGGATGCCATAACATCTTTCTTTTTCTTACCAATGGCACGACGAGCATTGTCAACCTCAGTTTCAGGGAATCCTGCATAACGAAATACTGCCAGAGCCTGTTCCTGATAAAGAAGAATGTACTGAGTCTTGGCAAAAAGCTGTTTGATGTCAGGATGAAGTAGTTTGATAGTCTCTGGATGAAGCTTATTGGAACAATACGTCGGGAAGCTGTCCTTAGTGCCAGGGCGGTTTGCTGCATTCACAACAATGATATCCTCGGCGTTGTCACATTTTGCTTCAACACACATCTTTCGAGCTTCAGCAGACTCCATCTGAAAAATACCAATTGTGTGTCCAGACTTATAAACTGCGTCGTAGACCGCCTTATCGTTTAGGTCGAGATGGTTGATGTCAACATCCTTCCAAGTTAGACCGGCCATCTTTAATGTGTCATCAATCGTGTCCAAATTTTCAAGACCAAGAAAATCCATCTTGACCAATGATAAGTCGTCCATTGCATTGTGCATTTCAAGCTGACACATCTGATTTCCTTCTCTATCCATACAGAGAGGACAATATTCAATGACAGGCTTAGGCGTAATCAAAGTTCCTGCAGCATGGCGACCCATACTTTTCGGTAAACCTTCAAGCCGCATAACGTACTTAAACCATAGAGGGAACTTATCATACACATTAGAAAGCTGCTCGCTCTTTCCAAGAATGTCCTTCAATAGAACTTCCTTCTCAACTTCTTCTCCGAGATCATCCAATGTTTTCACGGTCGGAATCAACTTAGCAACTTCATTTCGCAATTCATACGGAATCTGCATATAATATGGGTTTTCTGGATCTTCGTTCAGTACCTTTCCAATATCCTTAATGGCAACCTTGGTAGACAGAGAATTAAAAGTTGCGATTGGTGCTACACTCTCTTTTCCAAAAAGCTCTTCTGCAATAGAAACAAGTTCTTTGCGACGACGACGGCTAATATCAAAGTCGAAGTCCGCGAGACTCTTACGACCCTTATTTGCAAAACGAGAGAAGTCAAGATCCCAACGAACAGAATCAATCTGCGTAACGTTTAGCATAAATAGACATAGACAGTTTGCACCAGAACCACGAGAATAGCCACGAGGGATACCTCGTTCATCGGCCACCTTACAAAGCATATACAGCATGATGAAATAGTCGATGTAGTCAACATATTCCAAAACGTCAAGCTCCATCTCAATTCTGTCCCGCCTGGTTTGCTGTTCTTCTTTACTCATCCATCCGAATTTTTCATCAAAAGTAGAATAAACGAGGTAACGCAGGTAATCCAGATGCGAATCAAATTTACCTTCAATTTTTACTTCTGGCATCTGGTTTGGCTGGCCAAGGCCAATATCGATATCGTCAACCATATCTGCAATTTTCACAGACATTGAGCAACCTTCTCGGATGAAGTCTTCATCAAACTGCTTTGAAAGTGTTCTTAGCACATCGTCTTCGGTCTGAAGATAACAGTCAACATAACTTTCTCCAACTTCTCGTCCTTCTCCAATTTCTACAAAAACTGAATGTGCATCAACATCTTCCTTGGAAAGCATATGAGCATCGGTTGTAATGGTATACGGAAGATTGTACTTTTTGATAAAAGCTGCAATTTTGGCATTAGCTTCAGCCTGATCTGGCGTATCATGAGACTGAACTTCCATAAACACGTCATCAAAGATCCATTTCAGTTTGTTCCATAACTGCCATGCCTCAGTCTCGTTCCCATCAACAAGCAATCTACTCATTCGACCAACTTGACAGGCCGTAAGACAGATGATACCTTTACCCCACTCGTTCTGTTCAATGATGTTTAAAGAAGTTCGAGGCTTTTTATACATGCCATCAACGCAAGCATTTGAAACAACCTTAAATAGATTTTTTAAACCGGTCTCGTTCTTCGCTAGTAAAACAAGATGGTAACGAGGTTGTTTATAATCTTTTGTGTCGGCTTTCTCTGCCTGATTATCTACTTCATAGACTTCACAGCCGATGATAGGCTTAATACCTGCTTCCTTGCAAGCCTTAACTTGGTCAACAAAAGAGTGCATTTTTCCGTGGTCTGTAACCGCGATTGCTTTCTGGCGGTTTTCTTTGGCAAAGTTTACAAGTTCCTTGACGGTAAGAATAGAGTCAAGTAACGAACCCTGCGCTGTATGTACATGAAGATTTACAAAATTATCTGACATCTATTCTCCTTCCACCATTAAAACTGATTACGTTCCTTTAGACGCTTAATCCAGCGCTTGCGCTTCTCGTTAGCAATCTCATTCGCTTTCGATGTAAACGCCAAGATGCAATCTTCGTCATCATCATAGTATGCGTAGATACAGTTCAGCACATCACCGAATTCTTCTACGAGGTTCTCATAAGCCTCGTTAATGCTTACAGGCGTTGGGTTCTTCATGTCAATTGCACGATAAAACTTTATCGCAGCTTTCGACAGCTCAGAACCTTCCTCACCCATCTGAATGAGGATTTCCTTGCCATCAATATAATCAAGCACTCGTAAATTTTTATCTTTAATCATCCGTATTCACCTTACCCTCAATAGACACTCTCAAAGTCACAGTCTTACCATCCTTTGTTGTCCATGCATATCCACCAGAAGTTCTGTTATCCGATTGAGCTTCAGAAAGAAGCCAATCACGAACCGCCTCAATAGCTTCGTCCGTGACACAGGTTTTATCCTTCCATTCAGTTCCATTCTTTTTAACAGTTCCTGCGTAAATACCAAACATGCCACAGCTCACATGATACTCACTCATCACTCTTCACCTTATCTCCAAACTTAATAATATCGTCGAAAAGCATCACATAGTCATCGGAGTACTTGTTACCATGAAAATGGCCGAAGTACCAGAATGGTTTACAATCGTTAGGATAGCATTCGTATATATTATCAAAGAATATTTCAGTTGACTGGTCTACTGTGCTTTGATCAATACCACCGATAAACAATTCAGTTGGAATGAACCGAAATGGACAGGTATGCGTGAGCATAACATCAACATCATCGATTTGAGGGTCATGTGTAATATTCCAGATCTTTTTCTTAGTCTTTTCACTCGGCTGTTCATCCGGCCACCAATTATATCCCCACTCCAACCGATAATACTTATCTACAGAATAGGCTCCGCCGCAAACAAGACAGTTTAATACTTCCCTGTCAGCAAGAATCTGATAGACTTCGCCATCAATAGCGAAATACTGATTTGGATAATGTGGGTCATGCCACACCTTACCACAAATATCTCCATTGATTTCCTTTATCTTATAACCATCCTTACGAGATGGGCGGCGCTCGTGGTTGCCATGAATACAAAATAGATTTGCAGGAATATCTGCGGCGATAGTCTTGATACTCCATTCACGAGGGTCATCCTTGCCGTAGTAGTTCAAACCGACATCGCCAAGGCAGACAATCCAGTCATTCATTCCAAGATTGTGTTTATGGCAAAACTTTTCCAATTCTAAAAACCGATTGTAATCACCATGAATATCGCCTGTAATGTAAACCATTCATTCACCCCTCTCATAAACTCGCCAATGCCATGTGCTACCATCGCCCGGATAAAACCTATCGCAAAAGTCCTCAAAGCGACATCCTTCACATGGATCATCTTTTGACAAATCTATCACTGGATGGCTTTTGCATTCTGCGATAAATTCTTTAACGTCTGCTTCAAACTGTTCAGGCATCAGCATTGTCAATCAACTCTCCATTTTTTACAACCTTGGCCTTATCATCCCAATATTCATCAGCTCCAACCTTTCTAGGAGCAGTGCCAAAATGCTCTTTCCACTCAGGAAGACTCTCATTGATTGCATCAAATTGAATACCCCAATCAAAGCAAGCCTCCATTGCATCATACAGAAGCTTTCCTTCCCGACAAGTCCAGAGAATCAGACCAGCACCGTGCTTCTGTTCTTGAATTGCCTGGTAGATCACATTCCAGTTTGGTTCACCGATATCAGGATAATTATTCTCACAAAGAGTGCCATCAAAGTCGATGGCAATAGCACGTTTCCAATTTCCCATATCAAATCACCTCAAAATCAACAATCTGCGCCTGCGGAGTTACTTTGTTTCCGTACTGATTTAAAGATAACCGGCATACAGCATTGATAATTTTTGCATAATTGTCTCCATAAAAAGTAACAACTTCATCATCCTCGAAACTATCTTCAATCCAATCAATCAGTCGTCCATTATCATTAAAACACACAAAATCAATGCCTTTTTCTTCATCAGAATACTTCCACATATTACCGTTCTTGCCCATCGGAGCACATCCACTATGAGCTAACGGAATATTTCTAATGTAGAAATACGGCTCGGAAATACCCTGTGCCCAGATTTTATGCATTTCGTACATGGTCTTCGGCAATGCAACGGTCAGCTTACTATAGTCAAAATCAAAATCAACTACGATTGCCTTACTCATCGTGACATCTTTAAGCAGTTCATTGCAATCCGCAATCGCCTTTGGCACATTTTCTTTCTTGATTTTCACACCAGCAGCATTATCATGACCAAGAACTGACTCAAAATCTCCGGTACTCATCAAGAACTCCTTTAAACTTTCAATCGGAGAACCGTCAGGATTTCTCATTGAACCACCGTAATAATCCGGTTCATCAGCGAAGGTACGAAGCAATACGCACGGTTTTGCATACATTTCAGCCAGCTTGATTGCCACAACACCAGTCAGAGTGTTATCAAGAATGCCAGTAGAGTTGCAGAAGAGAATCTTATTCTGGTCTGCACCATGCTTTTCAATCAGTTCCTGAAGCTCTGCGACAGCCTTGTCTTTGGTCTTATTTTGCTGATACTTGCAAGACGAACACTCACGAGCTACATGCTGCGCCAGAGTCTCGTCAATCGTAACACCGGCATTCTTGCCACGAGTCGGAGTATACTGGAAGGTCTGTTCCTCTCCAACCATCGCACGGAACATCCGCTTCTTTTGCTCGGATGAGCCAACGCGAATCAGTGCGTTCATCATCGGAACGATGTAGAACTGAACATCATTGATAGTCGGATCACCCTTGATATTGAAACTATTCGCCTCAACCAAGGCACAAATCATCGGATTTACAATTCGTGCCAGACCTTTCGTGCAAAGGCGCTTTGTCTCATGCGAGTGCATATCCATAACGTCACCGATGTTTCCGACTGCCACCAGATCAAGATACCGGTCTGCAACATCAGTCCAATTATATTCATCAACAGCCTGAAGAAACTTATACATCACGCCAGCGCCAGACAATTCCTTATTAGGATATGTACCGTTCTGGTTGTTGACGATTACTGCGTAAGGATTCTTTCTGTCGCAGATGTGATGGTCAAGAATCAGAATATCGATTCCCTTTTCGCGGAGTTCCTTACACTGCTCAACATCGTTACTACCAGCGTCAGGAATAATCAGCAAGGTAGTTTCAAATGGAACCTCAATTTCTTTAGAGAGTCCATGCTCCTTGCCGCTATGATGCAGAACATTGATTTTTCCAAAATAACCAATCGTCTTCAAATACTGAAACATCATTGAAGCACTTGTGAATCCATCCACATCACAGTCTACAAGGATAGAGATAATAGACTTATTCCAGATATGTTTGTTCAACAGCCGGACAGCATCTTCCATGTTGTCCAGTTCCCACGGAGAATTCAGACAAGAATCATCTAGGTTCATGTAGGTCTTATAATCCTCAACCCCTCTGTTCTCCATAATCGTTTCAATCGGGTCTGATAGGTCGTTCCTACTCCCCTTCCAGAGTTTTACATTCATTTAATTCTCCTAACACAATTCTCAATCAATGCTTTAAATTTTTCAGGATTATCAGTTGGGGCTTCCTTTTCATCCAGAATCCCTTTATCATCTACTACAGCATACACACTTACGCCATCGACGAATCGATTGGCGAGAACCATAAGCTCACTAAGCTGAACGTCTTTATCAAAGACGAAACAAATATCAACGCAAATACGTGTCAAAATTTCAATTTGATTCTGTGAAACCTTCTTGCCGCCAGTCGCTACGCAGTTGCAGACATCCATGTTCCACATCTGCATAACAGACTTTTCAGCTTCACCCACATATACCAGACCTTTATTCTTAATGTACGGCTCTGTCTTATACAGGCCATACAGAATACGGTTTCTGGCACACGGCTCAAGATACAGATACTTTAATTCACCTTCAGGCGGTTTACCAAAGTATCTTCCCTTTACACCAACCAGAGTGCCAATTTCATCTCTGATTGGAATCGTGATTCTATTTGTCAGTTCATCAAAGCCAATCTCAAACTCCTGCTGCGTCTCATAAGATATCCCATCGTCAGCAAAAATCTGGTTCACATAAGGTTTGTAATAACCGAGGATGGCTTCGGAGATGGGGACTATCGGACGGTCATCCTCGTGTTCTTCACCTTCATTTTGCATGGCGATAAGTTCTTTTAGAATCAACATACTTTTAGGAAGGTCTTCCTCGAAGTTGTGATAGTAGTCAAGACCAACCCATTCGCAGATTTGCTTAATGGCTTTTGGAAAAGACAGTTCCAGAAAGAACTGAACGACAGAAATCAAATCATAACTGGTCTTTCCATTGGCAATATCTCGTGTGTAATCTACCGCAGTAAGATTTTCATTCTCGTAGATACAGAGTGCCGTTCTATTGTCACCATCTGGATTTGCACACTGGTAATAACCAGTCTTGTGACTGATGTGATGACACCCAAGTTCCTCCAGAATCGGCTCAATCTGTTGTTCTTCAAGAATGTAATTTTTCAGATCTGCGATATTTACCATTGTAGTTCCTTACTTTCTGGTGCAGACACCGACCTCTTTCCAGACATTCTGGTTCAAATTCACTTCAAACATGATTTTCTTTTTCTCACCAAAACGGTTTTTATCGATGTTTCCAACGTAATACCGCTTATCTGGATTCAGCCGATGGGCACAGTCACCGCCCCACTCAGGGTCATGAGAGATGTATTGATACTTTACGAACTTATCTTTTGGAATCTCCTTGAATAGAACCATCGTCCAAGCAACATGTTTAATCATTTTTGACTCAGCAATGTTGTTTGAATTCAGCTCATCAGGAAGATACTCATGAGCATTTTCGGCCAACTGGATACTACCATAGATAAAAATCTTCAAATTTTTCGCAATCTCTTCAAGCTCGGTGGCCGTGACCTTGAACGCTGCCCATTCACCAATCGAAGCAATGTCGTTCTTTAGAGTATCGTAAAACACATACTTAACTCCCTGGGTGAGAGCTGCCTTCTGGATTTCAAATCGTAGGGACTTGTCACTATAATCAGCAGAGACATCCTTTGCGATAATCAAGCCTTGTGATTCGCTCTCGATCCACTGGCAGACATCAAGTACATTGCGATACTCCTCGCTTTCCTCGTAGACACGAGCGGTGAACTCATCAATGCTTTCTATGTATTCTCCGTCTTCGTTTTGCTTTCGAAAGATGAAGTTTCCATTTGCATCCCGGTACATTCCAAGGGTGATTTCTCGCTCATCCTTGTGGAAGCGATGACCATGCAACTCTTGAAACTCAGGATTATTGATGGCGGTGACCAGTAAGCAATACCGGACTGACTCAAGATCCATCTCATTCAGCAGCAGAAGAGCTTTCTGCTTTTGAACCAATGTGACGTAGGCAACAATCGCCATCATGTATCTAGTCTTACCGGCGTTAGATGGCATACCATTGAACATCACAGTGCCCAGTTTCAATCCTCGGAACAAATCATTCATGATAGGATACTGGAACGGCAACCCCATATCGGGAACGCTCAGACGTTCATTGACCATTGGTAGAAGACCATTATTCAAAATCTCAGCATCATCGTTTGTAATGATAACCGTATTGATCTTGTCGGCCTTGCCACGAATCAATTTGTAAATGTCCTGAGCACCAAACATTTCAAACTGTCGATGCTTCAAGATTCCTTCAATGTTAAATCCGTTTCTCTGATACTCACGAAGTAGCGAATATTTCTTCAGGATATTGAAATATCCCTTGATATCATCGTCATTCGCAAGACTCATGTAGTATTCAATGGTTGACCAGCCCTTCAGCCGCTTATATTGGGACAATCTGGACTCGTCTTCAGCCATAAACGTTAAAACAGACGTTTTATTAAATTCTTGAGTCCGAGTTTCATAAATAATTAACGCTGCATCGTATAAAAATTTTGTTGCTTCATCGGCAAAATCGTACTTGCTCTTGACATAATGCCCATACTCGACCAAATAGTCAGGATGCTTGTAAATTGCGCCAACAAATAGAATTTCGTTCGGGATATTTGAAATGAGTTCCACTCATCCACCTCCCTTTATACTTTTAATACTGAATTTTGTTGTTTGGATACAGTTCATTGAACATATCAAAAACTTTTCTCAGGCCAAGACCTTCCTTACTGGGCACCCAAATTTTCTTCGGGTTCCAATTCTTCCATACACCGTCGTATTCAGGTGCTATCGCATCATACGCAGGGTTATCCACCCACTGACCACCATTCATACTGTACTCGTACTTCTTAGGATCAAGTTCGGCAAGCGTCAAGAATCTGTTATCATTTTTGTTGTGAGCTCCAAATCCGCAGAATGTGCATCCGGTGCGATCACATCCAGTACAACACAGTGGAGCTTCTGGCTTATCACTCGTGGGAACGATATCGCCATAAACATCAGCGATTTGAATTCCTGACTGTTTGATGAAAGCGAGTACATCTTGCTCAGTCCAAAAACTCATAGGCTGACTAGACGGCGACTTGCTATCAAAGGCATTACACCCATGTCGAATCCACGCCTGTTTGCGAACACGGCTTTCATCTGTCAAAGTTCCAATAATTGGTTTCCGCTTAGTTGCCCTTGCGTACTTCTTCATTGGACTTTTCTTCATTACTGAGCAACAGTAATGAGAAATTGCAAACGGAAGTTCTTGTGTTGCTGGCAACCATTTTTCCTTATTGAACATGGATTTTGTTCCAGTCTGCATTTCAGCTCCCGGTTCATTACCAAGTAGAATCGTCCGTCTGTTTCCCTGAAAGACTCCTGTTTCATCGTAAAGCCACGGGTTGCTAAAGACACCTCCCGGACAGTTCGTCCTTAAACCCAGAAGTTCCTGTCTTTTCCTGAGAGTTGTTCTTACTCTCTCTCTCTCTCTCTCATGGTGGCTGCGCCGCTATTTCTGATTCGTCTAGCGTAGTAAATCGCTTCTGCCACTTCTTTAGAGATAAGAGGATAACCATATGTAGAGACCACATCACTAAATCCCATCTTGGGATAAACAAAAACCGCATCTGCATCTCGTGCAAATTTCTGGATTGACGAGTATTCCAAACCAGTATTGCTAAACACAAGTGGGACATCTGGAAACAACTGCTTTGTTAGATGAGCAAGTACAGTAGAATCCTTACCACCAGAGAAGCTAACATACACACCACCGTCGTAATGCATATACCATTCTTGAATGCGGTTTTGAGTGATCCGAATCTTTCGCTCGAGAGGAAGCGCCCGAAGCTCCTTCAATCTTTGAGCATCGTGAACTGTATTATCCATTTACCAACCTCTTTTATATCTCATCGAGAATTGCATTTATATCAATTTCATTCTCGTTTTTACTCTGTTTCGGTGCTGTTTTCATCCGTTTCAGTACCGTTTCAGTCAAATTTTCCTTCGCTTTGTCTTCGCTTTCACTGCGAATCGAAGCTAGTCTTTCTTTTCGTTCGAGATAACTAGGATATTGAGCTAACAAAACAGCCAAGTCATAATTCCATCGCTGGCTCATATCACAGCCCTTTGCTTCTTTCTCGGCAATTATCTTATCTAGTCGGGGTTTCGCTAGAACCCACATATCGTAAAGTTCTAGCGGAGGAATAGAACCTCTATATTTGTAATAATTACCGGAAATCAACTGTGTAAGTTTCGAGTAGAAGCTGCTAGGAACAACCGCCGGGGCATATGTATCTCGAATATGGTCGAAAAGAATCTTTTTTTCTTCCTGTTTGATATGTGCAAGCTCACGATTTTTGTCTTGCTCTCTCTTTTTGGAAAGAAGATCATCGACCTTTTTGTCCGTAGTGTCATTCACTTTGTCAAAAAATGCCCTTAGCAGGTCATCTGTCCAAGGGCGTTTTTGATTTTTCTTTTTTTCTACAAAACAATCCTTATGGTAAAAACCAGTCTTGTCGTAGAAAAACGTGCTACGGTCTCGCTCGATGAAAATGTTCTTCCCGCAAATCTTGCATTTACGGGTTAGTTCCATTAAGCCAGTTCCTTCTCCATGATTGCGGCAACCTTCTTCAGTTCCTCGATATCAGTCATGGAACGGAATGCGGTAGACAGGCCAGCTGCCTTAACTGCCTTCTGTGCTGCACTCTTCTTCACGGGAGAAGCGGAAGCAATCAGATCGTTCAGCTTTGCCTTGATGTCGTCCAGAGAAGGCTCCTTGGATTCGGAGGCGTTCTCTGCAGGAGCATCATCACTGATGTCATTGTCATCAAGACCAAGTTCACGAGCACGAAGCTTCATCTCGGTCTTAACTGCATCATTCAGACCATTCTTGATAATGACCTCACGGTTCTTTGCAGAGCGGTCGAGATATTCCTGATACTCAAGCAGAGTCAAGTCTTCGACAACCTCACCGCCATTATGAACACCGGTACGATCCTTATCAAAATAAGCAAAGTTAATAGACTTATCATCACCGGGATGATACATACGGAACTCGGTGCCGACATTGTACTCCTGACCCTTGAAACCATCAGGAATCTTACGACCAGTAGAAACGCTCACAGAAGAACCATTCACCAGCTTGGTTTCAGTCTCATCCTTCTCACGGCAAATGACGATGTAACTCACACCAGTTGCATTCAGATCCAGAATCAGGGACTGCCCCTTAAAGTTCAGCTGCTGATAATCCTTCAACTCCATACCAGCACCCTCAATCTTCACCGACTTCTCGTCGCCGGTCAAACCCTGTGCTGCAGCCTTAACCTTTGCACGCTTCTGCGAGAAATTAGTCAAGCCCTGTTTCGTAGTCAGATTAAGAATGGTTGCGGAATCAACAACGATAGCATCGGCACGGAAAGGCTTACCGTCAGCGTCCAGCCAAACATTACCGTCCTCATCCTCGAAGTCCTCATTGTCAGCAACGGTATGAATGAAATCCTGTACCTCTGCGAGAGACTGAGTGTAAACGATACGGAGATTCATCGGATCGAGCCCATTCTCCATCAGTTCCTCACGATAATCGTCGATAGAACCAGACTCAGTATCCAGATACAGAACACGGAACGGACGACCTTCAGGAGTCTTCATGTAGCAGAACTGCATAGCAAATCGAGACTTACCAGTTCCCTGCTCGCCATACACAAGCATACGAAGCTTCTTACGAATAGCAGATGCATCACAAACAATAGCCATATATGTAAATTCCTCTCTAAATCTTTTATTAAACTTTCAAGCACTCATACCACGGATCACCCGTTTCAACTGCATGAGCAATATAATCCAACTGACGAGTAATGCTATCCACGCTATCAACCAGAAGGTCTTTACACCCTACTGGCACGGCATCGTCATTACATTCCGCATAAGCTTTGGCTTCTGCAACAATCTCAGGATGCGTAGTAAACACAATAGACATCATGGGAGAATCTTCTTCTGGCTCTTTTTCAAGTGCCTTAATATAAACAATGTAGAATTTCATGCCATTATAGGCGGTATATTCAAGAGTGTTTTGCATAACAAAGCTCCTTATGTATCCTGTATTACTTAGCTAAGACTAAAAATTACACTCCCCAGTCATCCTCTTCCTCGTTTACAGAAGTTACAGTAGACTTGTTAGAACCACCCCACCAAGAAGTGTCGTTCTCAGCAGCCTTGCCGTCGAAGTCTTTCTTTGCCTGAGCGTTGGCAGCAATTTTTGCATTAGCTTCAGAGATATTATCCTCAGTGTAAGTGGGCTCCGCATCCTTATCACCAGGATTCGGATCAAAGGAATCAGGATTAACACCCTCGATATACAGCTTGCGAACTGCCGGAGTGCCCTGACGCTTCATCTTGTTAGGACCACCCCAGATATTCTCAGTCTCAACTTCCTCAACCTTCTGCTGATTAACGATGGGACCAAAACACTCGAAGCTAGTATAAGGCTTCAGACGCTTACGAATAGAATCAGCCAGGACCTTATTCTGAGTGTTTGCCTTATAATCAATGAAGAACTCTGCATCCTCGATGGTGTTATAGTTCACGATCTTTGCATCGACAACTACCTCATCGCACTCATCGCTCTTGCGGCAACCAGTGTAAACAATGGTCTGAGTAAACAGAGCCAGCTCCTCGAAACCCTCTGCATCGAAGTCGATCTCCTTAGAACTCAGAGAAACCTGAGTAGGAACAAAGCGAATCTGATGCTTACCATTGTAAGTGCTGTACTCGATGTTGCCACGGACATACACGTTATCGCCGTCATGCAGGTTCTCGGAAATCTCCTTGGCTGCATCGAAGTCGGTCAAAGTCTTGTTGTCATTGACGACCTTACCAGACTCATTCGTCTTCTTGGTGACACCGACCTTAACGCCAATCATATCATAGCCTTCCGGTGCAACATAAGTCAGACGATCCTTCCAAGCGACTTCCTTCTTATCCTTCTCGATGCCCTTGTCCTTATCGGCACGGCGGAAGAAGTAAACCTTATCACGAGGCATACCAGCCAGATCAACATAGAAAGTGTTTTCATTGGAAGTCTGAACGCCAAAGCTCAGAACACGGCGCATAGCACCATTCTTAGTCTCCTTCTCGTTATAGAAATTGCTACGCTGGGTGCCGGTGACCTTACCAGCCATCTCAAAAGAACCACGGGTCTGAGGAAGATTAAAAATTCTATCTGCCATATCAAGTCTCCTTTATGTAATTTTGTTTCATCTGTAATCACTTATGTCTCTTTTTATTGTCTTGAATCAATTCATGCACTATTCATTTTATGTATTATCCTCCGTCTGGTTTATTGATGGCTTATATTTAACAACCCTTCGGGTCGTTAACACTGAGAATCTTCAATGGGATCGTATGTAAACATCGCTCGGAGTACTCCTGCAAACTTATCGGAGCACTCCTGGCACAAAGAGAACTGTAGCTTCGCACCATCCCATGTCGGGCTTTCATAACCAAATTCGTGATACATAGAGATTGTATCTCCACAAGGATTCTTGGAATATTCCTTGCCACACCAGTTACAAACATGTTTACTTATCACCATAGCGGCATCACCCCATTTTTAATATTCTCTATCACGGAACATTTTAGATTGAACACGAGTCAGTCTGTTGCTCCGACCATACTTAGGTCTGAATGCGGATTGCAACTTGTTGTTTGCGTATTCGAGGTCACTCTCCAGAATCTTAGCAGCTTCTTCAATGTAATCCCGAATGGTACAATACTGGTCGCTATTGATACAATGCGTCTTTAGATAATCAAGCATATCGACCGCCTGATTTTTCAAAAGAAGAGTATCCTCAAGCTGAGTCTTGCGCCGTTGGAAGAAATCTATATTCAAGTGAACATCTCCTCCTTCTTTTCAGTAAACCTACTCCAATCCATCTTGCGATGACAATCAGAACATTCACGCTCGAACTTCTCCAGCTTCGTCACACAAAACGGACAAAGATATGTATTCTTTTCCTTTTGGAAGATAGGACTTGCCGGAATACTCAAAGAGCCAGGATCGATGGTTGCATTGACAGGAATTTTGCTGTTCATCGTGTCACCTCTTATTTGAATTAGCCTTTTATGAGATTTAGTCTTCTGGGAAATGCTTCTTCGTTACTGCAACGCAGAACGGTTCAATCTCTGATCCCCAGATAGCAGTACCATCACCATACATACTTTCAAAGACAAGCGGAAAGCCACCAATTCCATCGAAAAGACTGCCAAGCGTAGGATTTTCACCGATATACGGTTTCATTTTCTGGAAAATCCAATACCACTGAGGCAAAGCGATTGAATTACCGAGTGCTTTGTAACGAGGAGAATCGGCAGGTTTGTGCTTTTTACCATTCTCATCAAACCACTCGCCAATATCGGTCCATCCATCAGGAAAACCCTGTAACCGTTCACACTCAACAGGAGTCAGGCGACGAACAATCCATTGCAGATTCTTCGTTTCCTTCTCTGCAATCAAGTCAGTAGCATCCTTGTAGTCACGAGATTTCATCGTACTAGCTTGTTCACTTTCCTTGTATTCACCAATGCGTTGCATTGCAAAGGCTTTCTTTTCGGCAACAAGCGGCATATTATTGCCACCAGTTCCCCATTGAGCCGTACAAGCCGGACTTGTATTACCTTGCTGGGTGTATCGAGCATCTTGACTATGGCTCTCAAATACAATTGGTTGATGACCATGCTCTTGTGCTCTTATTGTTCCTACAATATCGTAAGAAACATTCATTACACTACCGCCCTGATCATTCAAGACACAAATCTTTTGTTTTAAATTATGTAAAGAGGTGTTGTCTGCCAAGCAGATTAGCGTTTGATCTTGCAATGTAGAAAGCGTTGCACTCTTCTCGGTCTGTACCAGTGCGCCTTTGCCACCACCTTCGCATCCTGAACGAATCTTTAAAGTGTAGGCAACAGCATTACGGTCAATAGTGTTTATAGTAAAAGCAGTATCTTCTTTTACACCAGTCCCGTTCATGTTGGTTTCTCTGTCAATCATGTTTCCGACAATACAAAAGCTTTTTTCTCCCACCACTCGATCATCTTTAGCAGTGCATTCTTCAGTAATTCTGGCAAAGCTTTGCCACGTCGGGATGCTCTCGTCAGGATTCCCTGGCACGCCCGTGCGCTCAAATAGTATTTCTGCGGCACGTTGTCCTCTAAAATCCATGACAAGCGCGATTCTTTGACGACGTTGGGGCACTCCCCAATATTGAGCATCGAAGAGTCTCCATGCCAAAGACCATCCATTACCGGAAATTGCGCCTGATTTAGACCATTTTCCGCCTTTTCCCGAAGGTTTAGGAATTGTAGCGTCTGCTTCGACGATGTGTGCAAATTCTTCCAAGACACATCGGAAGTCTTCTCCGTTGTTTGAGGAGAGTGCTCCTCTAACATTTTCCCAGATTGCAAATTTTGGACATTCTCCATTGGTGGCATCCCTCATTTCCTTTATCACACGAATCATTTCCATAAATAGACCAGACCGTTCTCCAGCCAAACCTGCCCGCTTACCGGCAATAGAAAGGTCTTGGCTAACAAGGTGAACCACCAGTGATACACGAGACAGGCTCAATCTTAGAACCATCAATCTCGCAAATACTTCCATAATGTTTCACCAAACCACCTCCTTTTAGTATCCTGTGTTATATAGCTAAATCTCCGAAAATGAGCGAAAAAATAATAGACGTATCAACGTCATATTATTTCATCGCTTATAAAACAAAAATTCTAGCAGATTTTATGTATACCCTATTGGGCTGGTGGGACAGGCAAGATTTGAACTCGCGACCAAGCGGTTATGAGCCGCCAGCTCTGACCAACTGAGCTACTATCCCATATTACCAGTCAAACAGCTGCAACTATTCAACTGGGAACCTTCCTTATAAACACTATTGCATCTATATCATATAGACGAGGAAGGAATAACAGTGATGCACATTTCCTATATCTCGCCCCTTTCGGGGTGGTATCTCGCACAGGCGCAGCCGGATTTGACCGCTAAAAATCCTACCCATACGAGATTGGAGCAGCGAAAGGTAGTCGAAACCTCATCCTCAGCTTGGAAGGCTGATATACTAACCATTGTACGACCGCTGCATAATCACCCAGCTTACAAAGCACTACTGCACCGTCACTGGCGAGCTGGGAATAATAGTGGCAGTCAAAGGAGATCAACAAAACGGTACGTAACCATTCTATGATCGTGGTGCGGATAGTGGGCATCGAACCCACACGCCGAAGCACCAGATCCTAAGTCTGGCGTGTCTGCCATTCCACCATATCCGCATAAATTGCGCCAACAGGGGTCGAACCTGTGATGGAGGAGTCAAAGTCCTCTGCCTTACCGCTTGGCGATGGCGCATCATATACCCAGCTTACTACGTCACACTGCTCCGTTTCCAGAGAGCTGGGAATAATGTGAATGAAAAATTCTACATGCCCTTTCGGGTTGGTCCGAGTGACAGGTCACGATCCTGCGGCCTCATGCTCCCAAAGCACGCGCTCTTCCAACTGAGCTACACCCGGATATCAATGCTACCGACCCGACTTGAACGGGCACGTCGTTTCCGACAGGAGATTTTAAGTCTCCGGTGTCTGCCATTCCACCACGGTAGCTTATATAGAAGATCAGAAACAGCCAATATTTGTTTTACATTCCGGTTTACTGGCTACCTGAAGGGTATTCGTCCGACAGCTACTCGGCTTGCACCTTATTCCCCTTCCTATTTGGCTCGGCATCCTTTACCGGTATGATACCTGTCGTTTGCCAATGAACGGCCAATCCCCGATCTAGCCAGAACAACTGATCTTCATGGTAGGGATAATCGGATTTGAACCGATACGTCTTTCGACACTTGAGTTTGAATCAAGCGTGGCTGCCAATTTCACCATATCCCCATATTGCCGGTCTTTCCCGGCTGTCAGCCCCGCGCAGAGCATTTTTGGAGGAAGAAGCATCACGATACTTCGTTAATTATTCTAACGAAAATCACGATAAAATGTCTATTTTAATTCAGCTCTTCTGCTGACTTGCGTAGAACTCATTCCGCAGCTGAATAATACCCTTCTTGCAAAAAGACTCCTGGTCTTTCTCTCGTTGCTCACGCATCCAACCATAGAACAGGTTATCCTCAGCAGTAAATAGCTTGGCAGTGTTTTCGTAATAACCACGCTTCTGGACACTCTGCATGACACCACGCAAGAACTTCCAGTGCTTATAATAAGGAAGCTTCATCTTAAACATAAAATTGTTGCTGTCTCGCAAAACAAAGCCTTCAACGTGTTCAAAGCCATGATGCAGATAGTTCTCGTTCATGACTTCCTCGTACCAAGGATAAAATTCACTCCAGTTCTCAAAAGTCTTAACCTTCTCCTTAATCTGCAAATGACACTTTTCAGCAACACGCTTCAGATCATCGTAATCCATCACACTGAAGTTCATATCATTCGCAACAATATCCAGCAAAACAATGTGCGGTTTCTTGTATTCGATGATATGAGCATCATTCACAGGATCAATCACCTCAAAAATGATGGAGCCATTCTCTTTTGCAACTTCTTTCAGATTCTTACGGTCTTCATCGGAAGTCGTATCCATGAGAATCTTTCGGAACATATCTGCAAAAGGCCCTTCAGGAGTGGATTTACTTGCAATGAACAGACCATCCTGTTCTGCATCATACGAAATGATACCAAGAAATCCATTCTCTTTTAGATATGCAGTCACCGGGAACTTCAAAGTATTCTGTAGGTTTCCAATTCTCGTTTCATTCCGCTCATCAACCGCAAAGAACTTATCATAGCTTCGAGCTACAATCTTATTTGTCTTTGTGTTAATGAACAATCCCCTTGCTTTGGTAAGAACCTCATCCCAGTGCTTCTTATAAAATGCTTCACGAGAGAAGTTGAAAGAAGAAATATCTCCGAATCGCTTCTCAAATACATATTTGCTTTGACGCATCTTACTAACAAGTTCTGCGTTATCAAACTCAGTTTTCATTTCAACGGCAGTTTCAGTCTTTGGTTCCTCTTTTCGGAATACATCATTCTTGGTTTCTACACACTTGACGGGCTGACCGTGTTCAAGCTCAATGCAACGGAGATATCCACCAAACTCAATTTTTCCTTCGAGGTTGTAGCACCGATGCCCCATATCAATAGGAACATCCTGCACATTTCGATGACCGAAGATCTGAATGTAGCTATCCGGCATCGATTTTTCCCAAGACTCAGCCACGGTTAGCATATCAGGATAGCGACCTACACCTTTAATCATCTGATCAGCAGATACAAAAGGAAGAAAATAAGGCAGATAACTCAAACCACCGTGGCTCACGAAATACCGCTTTCCATCATACTCAAAGTAGGCACATTGACCAACTCTGGAATAGATCTTACGAGCAGTGTTCTTGTCAATACCGGCTTTAAAGAGCTGCGGACGAGTGTAGTTTGCAAACTCTTCACTCTGAACCGGTTCATCATGCCCCCACTTGTTTAGCCAACGCTCATGATTGCCCTCCAAAAGGATCACATTTTGTTTAGCCAACGCTCATGATTGCCCTCCAAAAGGATCACATTCTTGCGGTTGTTATTTACAACATCACACAAGAACTTGAATACCTCAACGTTTTCGATGCCACGATCGAGATAATCACCAACGAAGATATACAGTTCGTCTCCCTTCATCTCACCAAGGTATTCACTTAAACAAGTATAACAGCCATGAACATCACCGATGACATGGATCTTCTTCCACTGGTTGAAGTCATTCGGACAGTAGTTCAAATCGGACATCACATCCGTAGTAGAAGGAAGAACTGTCACGCCAGAAGGAACTTTTTGAGTAGCAAACCGAGCGTACATCTTATCAATGGCCGCTTCTGGAACTCGCTTCAGCCATTCTCTCTGAGCGTTTCTTCGTTTGCATTCCTCAATCGGAAGGTCAGTCATGTCAATAACATACATCCGATAACGATACTGTTTTGCCAGATTCTTATAACGATTCATTTCGACCGTCTTGGAATTCGTTGCATCAATCACGGTAAACTCGCCATGACTCATACGCACCTCAAGCAGTTTGAAAAGCATCTCCCATACAACATCATCATTCTGCGGAGAAATCTCCATCTGCCCGGCAGGTGTTTCCTGTGCGCTCTGGCACATAAGGCGAAGTGTATCAGCACTCAATACGTACTGTTCAAGATTATGCTCTTTAATATAGGTGGACTTCCCACAACCTGGTGCTCCACGGAACAGCAAAAGCGTTCTCATCTACATTTCCCTTTCTAATAAGTATCCTGTGTTATATAGTTACAATGTTAAAATCAAGGGGCCGAAGCCCCCTGTTTTTAATTTTTGTGGAAGTATTCGATCCAGCCCTTGTATCCTTGCCGGAAACTAATGTAGGCAACCTTGCTGCACTTTCTTCCGATAATGTCCGCAAGAGGATCTTTACCATTTCCGAAACTAAGTTCTGCAAGATTAAATTCTGGATGAGTTTTACAATAGTTATAAACCTTGACATACTCGCCGTTTCTGGTCAGATGTCTTCGGTCTAAAGCCTTTGAATGATATCTTCTTTCGAGAATATCATTCAAGCGCGTGAAATAACTATGAATTGTGTTTGTGGACATTCTTGAATCACTGTCTGCACCAGTTCTATCCTCTGTTTTACGAAGGATGTAATCACCATTTATGACATAAAACGTTCTGTATCCTCCCATATTTGGAGCATCGTATTGTTTCATTTCATAACACTGCTTGATGACATTCATCAGTCTCGCGTCAACACTGGTCTTATTCAAAACAGTACATGATTCAAAGTCAACATCGTTAATCGTCAGATTGGAAACTTCTTCAGAAGTAAGGCCAATCCAGTACAGCACGGCAATCACATTCATACGAATCTGATATGGTTCTTCATACTTGTCCAAGAAATCAACAAACTCATCAACTGACGCAAAATACTTGTCCTCGTACATATTGTCTGAACTCACATCGCTCTCCGAGAATTCAGCTAAGTCATACATACTCGCTCGATCCTCACTTTTGATGTACCCTGTAATTATCGACTTTACATTTCTGAACGACCGACTTGAGTTCACCCAATTGTATTTAGCAAACATCCTTACAAAATCATCTTTTGTGAAGTCAAACAACTCATATCCACGCTCGGCCTCGTAATCCATAACATGGTTAAGCGTCGATATAACAAACTCACCGCTTCTATCAGAATACTTTTCGGCAAAAGATTTGATTTTTTCTTCAGTAAGCATAATGGCACACTCCTTCTTATTATGTAGTGTACCATTAAACCTGAGAACAAATCAAGCAAATGCGGCAAAATTCTGAAATTCCATAGTATGTTGTACGCCGCTCAGAAATGCTGCGAGCAAAAATGGTTCATCTTTGCATCTTGCCATTGCAATCATATTCATCTGACGCTCCGACAAGACACCAAGTTTCTTGATGAACTGTCCTTTGTTAAGTGTATCAGTCTCTTCGCAGAGAACGATACTATCAACCTCTAGGAACTCACAGTCTTCCTTTGAGAGTAGAACATGAACCGGAGAACGCTTATATATTCTTGAAGATAACGGATTCCCCTTGATTGTTGGGCTGAAGAGGTTACGCTTGTTGTTACTTGTCACAACGAACGGTCGAATGCCGCGCTGCTGATGACCTGTCGCATTGGATAGATCAACCAACCAAACCTCTCCGACCTTTGGGTCAATATTGTTATCCATAGTCATTCTCCTCTACAATGATGTAGCTCCGTTCCATAGCTACATTATACAGGATACAATCACAGAAGTCAAGAGGTTTTTGAAAATATTTTTAGTGCCCGTACAACTCAGGATTCTCTGATACGAACACACTAGTATTATCGAAGATCATCTCATACGCTTTCTCTGCACAGCCAGACCTAAGTTCAATTCTCCTTACTTCATGGCATTTTTGTCGCAACTCGATGTGACTCTCATTTCCGAAGAACCCCACGCCATTAACAATCCCACCCGTCTCTACGCCAATGTCGTCAATCTTTTTGCAGATCATGTGAATATCCACACCATTACAAACAAAGCAGACCCACACTCGCTTTTTTCTTATGTACTTTAAAAAATCATCAACCCGTATAACTTTCAAAACCTTTCTATCGCTCATCAAGAATAACCGCCTTCCGCTCACACAAACAACTTTCAAGATATATTATACACAGCCTTTTGTTTTAGTCAATATATTACACATCTTTTTGTTGTATTATTTATCAAAATTTTAGATGACGCCATTCACTCAGCATCATCCACAACCAACTTCGAATCATAATAGAACCTATGTGCGCCAAATTGTCCAGCAAAGGTTGCTCCACGCTCGTGCCAACTGCCGGGAGCTGCAGTCGGGGTTACAAACCATTGGATAGGTTTGTCTGAAATTTTAGCACCATAATCAAACACCATAGAGACAGCCAGCTCATTCTCTGCCGTAACCTTCCTATTATATAAGGAACTATAACCATACTTCTTAAAGACCTGCTGGATGGTTAGACCATCAAGTACAGCGGAATCATAAAGACATTGAGCAACGGCCATCTGGCCTTCCAAACTGTCAGCACCTGCTTCACAAGCAACAATCTGCTCTGCAAGAGCACGCTCATCATCAGTGAGTTCATGTTTACCCTGGCTAAAGTTCACCACCTTCGTCTCAACGATTTCCTTTACAAAAATTGTAGGTTCATCGTTCTCATCTTCTTTTGTTGCCTGTGTAACATTATGGACCGATTGATCATTATAATATGTATATGTGCCTCCAACTTCAGTATTCGGTAACGCTTTTATTACTAAATTCCCTGCCAGCAGGCACATTATACACACAATAGCAACGCTTTGCTCACGATTTGTTAACAACTTATTAGTGATAAATAAAACCTCCTTTCAACTTTCAATCTCCCAATCGCCTGCATTAAACTCAGTTGATGGATATACACAACGATCCGACATAAAGCACATGATATTCTGCCCTGTCCCATAAAAATCATAATCAATAACTTTCATTGTGTCCCCGTCTTCGGCTACAATAGTCTGTCCAACTTTTAAAACATCAAAAGTTTTCATAATATCACTCCTAAATTATTGGTTTTATCAAAACTCATCAATACGATCTCCTGCAGGTTCATTTAACCATTTTAACCATTCTTCTCTGGAAGACGGATAATCCTCAGAATGCTTGACAATCTGCTCAAGAAGCATTGAAACTCGAAACTTATCCATCTTCCGAATAACTTGCATTCGATTCAGTCTATTGCCCTTCTCGTCATATTTTATGCTATTCATAACTCCTATCCCCTTTCTTCAAAACGCATATCCGGCCACCTTATTATGCAGCGGCGGTTCAATCTCGAATGCTGTGTCACTCTCAGCATCATATTTAAACCACCTCGTCAATTCTGGTCTTGGATACAGACCTTCCTCGTATCCTTCAACGACTGCGTAATTGTAACAATGTTCAAAGATGTCAGTCACGTTTTCTTTAACAACTCGAATAGCCTCTGCTAAATCTGTAAAGAATCCAGCGATCCAACTGTCATCCGGCATCCAGTAGATTCCTTTTGTATTTGACACTGGCGAACTAAATTTCGCATTCTGCTCGTTCTTAAACGAGTCAATCATTGTCACTGTAAAAATCATTATAAAATTCCTCTTAGAACTTAGTTCTTATCTGTTAAGCAGTTCTTTGATGTAAAGCGTCTCAAAATTTTTCAGATTAGGATATTCACTTCGAGCCATCTTTTCTGCTTGTTCTTCAACGCTCAAAATACTTTCAAAATCATCATCTACATCAACAACATAACACATACATTCGTGGTCGTGCTTATCGTTCCAACCTTCAAAAAGAGCAACGAACTTTTTCATAATGTATCTCCCCTTAAATCTTAGTTTTTATCAAACATTGTAATCTCCTTAAAGTTCAGGAATCTTAGGCTCCTATTAGCTTTCAAAATATCTTTTAGAGATTTCTTCATACAATTCTTTCTGCGCCATGTTGTATGCCGAAGCAGAATCGAAGCGTTTCTTTTCGTAATCAATACTAAGGTATCTTTGGATTCGTTCAATTTGACAGGCCATTGCTTCATATCCAGAAGTAAGTAGGCCGCAACTTTCGTCTTTTTCAATTGCTCTAACCATCATCTCAAGTTCAGCCTTGGAACAGTCAGCAAACATATTCTTTTCAAAAAGCATAAGTAAAATCCTCCTTAAATCTCAGCTTTTATTAGAGAGTCATCATAACAAATTGCTTTGTTACATTATTGCGAGCAACAATAGAATTAGCATTTTCGTCAAACAAAACGCTCCACTCAGGATGTTGCCCAGAAATATATTTAACGGGATCATCGCAATATAAAAGACATTGCAACATACTTTTTAAATCTGTCGCATTATTAAATACTTTTGTTTCCATAGTTAGGCCTCCTAGATCTCAGTTTTTATCTGGGACACGCAGTTCTTTTGCCAGCTTATCCAGTTGCGCTGCGAGTTCCCATTCATTGACCGTAATTGGAAATCGTTCATTGCCAGCAGAAGCATTATCTTTCAAAAAGTTTGACACTGCAATCGCATAAGCGGAAAGATCATATCTGTTCATATTCATTCCTCCTAAATCTTAACTTTTATCAACTCGTTTATTCCAAGCATTTACTGCATCCAAAAGCATATTATTATCTGGCATTCCACAATTAACAAGATTATCATAATACGCTTTTGTTCTCAGTCCACAATAATCACATATGACTTGCGCTCTCAATTTAAAAAGCGTTGCTGGACCACCACAACATGGGCACGATTTCAAATCATACATTTTGACCATCCCTTCCCTGTTCCATTTCCAGCCGCTCACTCTGATCATCAGCAATAGACGCCACTTTCAGTAGTCCCATTACAAAAATCCCAAAAGGAACAAGCAGTACAAAGTAAAATGCAATAAACGATATTATCATAATCCACATTATATTAACCTCACATTTCTTTTAGCTTAAACATCTTGTGCTGAGGTTGCTTAAATCATACACCACATGAATGTAATTTTCAATCCAACAATTTTATTTTCCAAAATTTTACTAATAATCCTACGTCATCAATAGTTATATCATCGGTCTACACATCCTTTTGTTAAATATCCACAAGAACCCGGATTTTATCGCCCCTTGTTCATTGCATCTTCAAGCTTGCCATTGATAGAATCAATTTCACGCATTAGCTTACAGAACCAATCTCCATCCTTACCAAGTTTGAAACACAAATCCTTGCCACCGCCCTTATAACCTATATAGCATCCAGACCGGCATAGGCTTGTCACATCAAGTGCGTCTTGGATTACTCGTGCTTCATTAAGAGTCAAATCAATCTTCATTATCCATCCTCCAAAGAATTTAGGTTTTATTGTTTTCATAAAGTTTTAACATAATTTCTAGCGAAATAGAATCCAGACTACCATGTTGAACCAAATTAAGCGCCATGTAAAAATTCCTTCGAATATTAAAGTCCACTACGTCCTTTATCTCACCGCCTTTTTGAGCGTGATACAAAATATTATTTAACTTAAACAGCTCCTGATAACTTAACTTTACAACGACATCACCATCTCTCCCTTTTGGATTTTCATTTCCATTAAAACTCAGAATATTCATATTTGCACCTCCAGTCAAATATCTAAGTCTTTAAAATCAACCACTTCTGATTCACCATCATATTCAACATCTACATTCGATAAATATGTTTTGTACATCTTTTCACGACGTATAGCAGCTTCCATACTCGGATGTCGAATATCATAAAGCAACTGTTTAAGTCCTTCATCCGTCAAATTATACTCTTCTTGCAACATACTCATATCCGCACCTCTCAATCAAAACGCAAACGGATTACTATTCACTGCTATTATCAGTGCCACATTAAAAGCAAACATTACAAATGCGGTCATTCTCTATCACCTCAATCCCTAAATTCAATATCTACAACAATATTCTCAGGCTCTGTCATGTACCTTCGTGCCAGCAGTTCTACCATGCGTTCCTTGTCGCCAAGATTACTATTACGCAGTAGATATGAACAAACTTGCCTACCTCTGTACAAGAACACAGCCCACGCATTTCTTTTCAATGGATACGTGGCCTTAATCATTCCATTGCTTCCTCCAGAGAAGTAGTTACATCATCAAAGTCAAAATCCAACGCACCAATCATATCGTCAAGAGAATTCACGGCATCGGACAGGTTTGTGCAAGCACCATCTGCCTTATCGTACCGTTCACTTCCCTGCAGGTTTTCCGGCATATTGTCACGATACTCTTCTTCTTCCCACTGGATATCCTCAACATCGGATTTTACGCTTTCGACCTCAGATACAAGCTCATCCAGCTTCTTACGGATGGAATCAAAACGGTCAATGATCTGCTTAATAGCTTTTCTACGAGTGTTATTCATTTTCAAATCTCCTTTCAATCTACAATGCCAAGCTTGCAAATATTTTTCGGATCAGTAATATAGCCAAACGTCAATGTGTTTCGCAGATACCCTTTGTACTCAAATCCACGGTCACGAGCCGCCAGACGGCACACATCTCGAATCGCAGATTCTCTAGGCCAAGAAATACCAGCCAACTGATACTTCCACTGAAGATCTTTCAGCTTCTGCCATTCAATAACAGGTTTCTTCTCATCCTCGAAACACAAGCCATTCTGTACGGCATATTTCAGAGCATCACATCGCTTACTCTCTTCCGATGTACAAGTCCCCCACTCATTTTCCAGACGACGATACGCTCTATCAAACGGTGCTTGCTTTGCTGCATCAATGCCAAATGCCGCTCCAAGCAAACCAAGACCTAAAAGCAGTCCCATAATTTAAACCTCCTAAAATCACTCTTTTATCATTTTCATTCTACGAAGACTTTTGTCCAAAGTTGCGTTTTTTAGCCAATCGGTTCCACATTGAGTGTCCCTACTCACTCTAAGATTGCGACCACAACCAATCGGACACACCCGGCGGTAATCATCAGCTGTCTTACAGCCAAGAGATTCTGCTTCATCCAGAGCTTTTCGCACATAAGCCCACGTGCTGCCACCTAGATCAGAACACTTTCCGATCACAGCAAGCACAAGTTCGTCACCCATGCGCTCAACATATTCTGCTAAAGCCTTTTGACCAGTAGCACCAAGCTTCCCGATATTCTCTCGGAAAACATCCTCGATAGGTTTCGTCGTTGTCGTCCCATCACAAGACGAAGACGATATCTTATCTTTTTCTTTCTCTTTTTCTTTTTCTAGCTTGCTTTTGCTTTCGTTTGCTTCGCTTTGCTTGCGTTTGCTTTCGCCACCAGCTTTTCCAGAAATACGCTTACCTTCGATGTATTCAGCATCTTTAATTAAATCTCTCTTTATAGCAGGCCACACATACCGCTCATTTCCGTTGAGTTCAGGCTCCGTTCCAGACGATTTATATTTCATCATCGCCAGTACCAAACGCCCCACCTCAGCAGCACTAAGTGGTTCAAAGTAGCTCTCATAGGTATCCCAGATTTTAATATAAGTATCAGCCATCATACACCTCAAGAATTCTCACTATGAGTATTCACACCATAATTGATTCCAGAGTAATATCTCTCATCCACTTCTGAATCAAGACCAATATAATGAAGAGTGATTGCCTGACTACTATGATTCAAAGCGTGCTGAAGCCAGGCCAGAGCCATAACATCATCACGGTGCTGTACCATAAACTGATAGCCGAATGTCTTACGGCAACTATGTGTTCCAAGATTATATGGAAGAGCCATATCCTTTTGAACCTTTTTCATAATTCGTCCAAAACTATCCACATCAAGCGGCTCCCCGGCTACCTTTGGATTTGCCTCGTGTGTATACATAATTCCAGTCTTTTTACTAATTGATGTCCCACCTGTGCTCCTCAGCGAATTGCGAGAGCTGCCTTTACATGACGGGAAAAGCCAATCGTCATAATGGAGCTTAACTTTATTGATATAAGTAGAAATCACTTCCAAAGCAGATTCTGGAAGAAAAACAATACGGTATTTTCCAGTCTTCTTTTCCTTCATTCGTATTTTTGCATTTGCATTTACTTGCAACTTTCCATTTACCCTCTGCGTTGTAACATCTGAAACCTTAAAACGAAGCAAATCGCTTGCACGAAAACCAGTACATACACCAACATTAAACAAACACCAATCACGGTACATCCCACGATTCCAAAAATATTCCGAAATTCGTTTAATATCCTCTACATCTTTAATAGGCTGCACCGTTCCATTGCAAGCTTCCTGGCGTTTAATATTATAGTTCTTTGCCTGGTTATGTTTTACTTTAGGAGTAGGATCGACCTTTGGCGGATTAAACTCAACTGCGTTATTTTCGTTCTTTTCAGATACTGCGTTCATATTTGCGTCTCCTTTAGATTCCATATTTTAAACAATACTTGCCATAGGACAGTCCTTCTGCATCTGCCATTCTTGTAATTTCAACAAATGTCGGTTTGTGTTTCTTTTTATTTTTACATCTAATATCTTTTTCTCTATCCACAATCCTTCTGCAATTATCACAATAGAGCTTTCCACACTTTGGCCCATACCACGTAACCCCACATCGTTTACACGTTATGTTTCCATATTTCATCATTTTCTTATACCTCAAACTCATCAATTTTCCAGTGATGGCGATAATAATTTCCAGAATCCCCACTAACAACGGATGCTTCAGTAGCAACGCACCACGTCTCGTCATCGCTTACCGGCTGATTGCTATCTTTACAGTCATTAAAGAAATGAACCATTTTATCAAGCACCTTGAGCTTATCCGTTGTAACCATGATTACAGAATCCTCTGCGTAGAAATCGCTAAAATCAATACATTCGTGCAAAACATAAACCTTCATTTTTTATGTACCTCAATTCTTTTCAAATTGCTCCTTCATCAGCTGCTTTACGGCTTTCTTAAACAACGCGAGGTTCTTTTCGTTTTCAATAAACACCTTAGTCTTCGGATTCGGTGCTTTACCGTGAGCTTTTTCATAAGCAATAAATAAATTATTCATCTTCTTATAACCAATATGCTCGTAAATCAGAGTATAAGTGTGCTTGTATTGCGGCTTATCATTAAGCTTTTCTGCCAAAGGTAACAGAATCGGGATAAGAATCTTCGCCGTTTCGCTCTGTTTCTTGGGCTTTTCTTCCGCAACCGGCTCAGACTCAACTTCATTAACTTCCACCTCAATCACAGGAGCATCACAGACAGCCACTTCAGGAGCTGCTTCAATAGTTTTTGCTTCAAGCAAAGCTTTCCGTTCAGTAGCTTCTTCCTTCTTCTTGCTGACCGCTTCGGTATACAGATCCTCAACCAGAGCACCAAAGATAGACTTGTACATCGTACTTGCTTCAACCACATCAATCGTAGGAATGTGACCAGTACGACCAGTTTTTGCGCAATACTTTTTACGCTCTTCCTCGATGACAAAGGTATAAACACGATTCATGTATTCATAAACATCACGAAACACATCTTGAACCTTCATCTCATTGATTGCCGCAATCACATTGATACGTTCATACATCTTCTTACGCCAGTCACTCACTACATCCTTACGAGGAGTAAAGTTTCTGGTAGAACGAATCGCATCGTCCATCTGCTTATCCTTAATCTGATGGACACACTGAGATACGCTGCTAATCACATTCAGCGCTTCATTGCTGGTAGCGCGAGCTTCCTCGATCTGTTCGCTGAGATCCTTACGGGTGGAATCAAGTTCGCTCTGAAGATTCTTCATGCTATCAAATAGAGCGTGAAGTCTTACATCAATGAACTCCTTACTCAGTGCAGCATCCATCTGAGGCGTAGCCAAAACGGTGTCGCCACGCATCAAAGATTCCATAATGTCCCAGCAGAAATCCATAAACGCATCAGCCTTCGGCTGACGAGACAGACGACAGATCTCCATGACGCCACGCAAACTGTAACAGATAATTTCACGCTCTTTCGTGATTCCACCTTCAACTTTCCTCAGTTTGAGGAATGTTGAAAGAGGGTCAAGACGATCCGTATTCTTAACATGGATGTTTTGAATTGCCTTATTAGGATTATTGTACTCCAGTGCCGCACCAATCTGTTCACGGGTCATATAATATTGGTGCTTGTCATTCTGGTACACATCCACATTCAGTGCACCAAAGGACTTGGAAGTTATTACAGTCATAGGATTGTTGGTAGTCATTTTGTTTTACTCCTTTGTATTTCATTTTTTTAGAAGAACTGTTTTATCAAGCCATTTCTTTTTCCATGTATTTCAAGGCGTTGGCAAGATATCTAAACATCTTGCTCTTGTGCATTCCGTCAAACCACTGAGCAACATACCAGTTACCAAGGCAATCACAGCGACATTTCAATTTTCCAAACCTGAACTCCGGTCGTACCGTTGGCATCTTACTCAGCTTATTCCACAGGTTTAGAGCCTCTTCTCTATTCATTGGAAATGATATCCATGGCTCGTGACCATCTGTAAACTCAAGTTTTAAAACCATATTTTCACCTCAAAACTGATACTTCCAGAACAACTTTGCATTGCCGGTAATGGTCTGTAAATAACTAATGTATTCGTTAAAGGAACACACACCCTTCATTTTCATCTTACGTGCTCCCACAGCTCGTGCAGCCACCTTCGGATCATAATCAACAGCGTCAATAAATGCACTGTCAACCATCTTCTGCTCAAACATTTTGATTTCGTTAGTATCCATTTTTAAATCTCCATTTTTATTAACGTATTATCGTTAGATATTTTTCACGTTTTACAGTAAAACCTCGATTTTATTTATTCTCTAAATTCTCGCAAGCCTTGGCAATAATAGCAAGTCCATTACGTCTAAAATCCGCATTGTAAGGATTCCGTGCTTGGATATCCAAATGATATAAAAGCTCTTCTAAATCTGGACTGTATTCAACATTTGCCACTCTGCAAAGTATTTTCGCCATTGATTGAGTGTCATATCTCATTATTCATTCTCCTTTATATTGTTATCTTATCTTCACCAAGCGTTTCGGTTTCATACGTTGCATAAACAAGCTCTGTCGGTTTACTGTAACACGTTTTCATCCAGTCAAGCTCTGCGTCACGCAGCTCTTTTGTAGGATAGATTTCATGCCCTCTATATGTATCGCCGTACATAAAGTGTCTGACAGAATATTCAAGATGATAGAACATTAGATAGTACCTTCTTTGTAACGAATTGGGCAAATCCATGCTTCAAGAGTGTTCTGTTTATTCATAAAGTGAACGCTGCTTAAACTATCCTTGCACTCTGCAAACCAGCCCCACTTTTTCGCTTTTGCTAGAATTTTTGTATACTTCTCATTTAGTAAAGCCTTATTTTTATTGTCCATCTTGCAAACAATACACGGATAACTATATTCACAACCATCTCTGATTTCTTTGTGCTGAATTCGTCTAAACTCTTTTATATCATGAAATTTTTCCCAGTATGAACAACGACTAGGATTTACGTATTCAAAATATTTGTGGAGCATTGTAATATCAGAATCAGACCAACCATCTTTCTCATCAAATTTATAACCATATCCATTATTAGGAATCTTCAACTCTGGCAAATCCGACAATGTTTCAGCGATAACATTAAAATTTAACTTTTACACACTCACATTCTCGTAAACCCAGCCAACACCTTTACTATGGAACTCATCTACCAAATGAAACCATTCATCCTGTGTGAAATTGCCAACGGGAAAACCTCTCCACTTCTGATCAAGAACTAATTCTCCACGTTCGTTTTCAACCCATGCAAAATCCGTGTTCTCTTTCCAAAGACGTTCAACGAATTTATCGCAATCATCTTTATTTTCTCTTAGTTTTAACATCCATTGTGCCGTTAAATAAGTTCCATCAAAAGATTCTGCAATAGCACACGGACAGTTCTTACAAGATTTCTCAATGCATGACCAACAAGGTCCACCGTTGTAACTCATACTTTAAACCTCATAACTTTCTTCCAGACAATCAATCAAATCTGCTACATACTCACCGATCTGATCACAATTTACATTTTTGTATTCCGCACCAGAATTTCCATTATCGCTGATATAGACGTTAAATAAACCCTTTCCAACACGTTCAATATCAATGTCAATATTCATCTTCATGCTTTTACACCTCATTGAGAATATTTTCATCCGAAAATTTAAACGATATTATACTTTACAAACCAAATATTCAACTCATCTTCCGACATCGAATCGATTGCAATATCCACTCGGCGTTCAATAACATCATCATCCTCGTCTTCATTCAGTTTATAACCAACAAAGTTTTCAATTGTATCAAATCCATCCATAAAAAGCTCACGCTTCAGAAGTTTAATTTTTTCCATCATATTTTTATCCATTTCCTCTCCTAAAATAAAATTATTATAGGTTTTCCAAAATTTCAAGATATTCAGGGTAAAGATCATCAATAATAACTTTCTTTTCCATATCATCCAGCTCGCCGTTCATAAACGCCTTGCTCTGTTCTTCATTTTCAAGTTCTAGGTACGTCCAGATACTTTCGATTCCGATTCCATTTCCATGGACTACTTCGCCATTTTCATTGATATGCGCATAGATTTCCCAGACCTCGCAACCGCGATCCTTAGAAGAACATTCACTGTAATCAATTTCAGTGCCGTTCTCCATAACCTTTTCGGCAAACTCTTCTGCTGTAAGTTTCTTCATGATTCATGCCTCCTTAAATGTTATCAAAGTTGTAAGTAACAGTGACAACTCTTTCTGCTTCACCGATATGACACCGATCTTCCTTTAATGCTGTTTCGAGACTACATCCAGCGCTGTATGCAATACCATTTTCAAACACATCAGTACCGATAAATCCAAATGCCCTATCGATTTCTTCCCACTTTCCGTGTTCTTCTCGATAAAGTGTATAGCCGTAGTTTTCACCAGAAAGATAATCGCTGTAAATCTCAACTTCATCACGCATGATTCGCTCTGCTTCATTTTTAGTATTATCCGAACCATCCGAAATAGCGGTCACAATCCAACCAACCTTGCCGTCGTCCCATAAATCTCTGAACCGTGTATCACAATCCATAGACAGACCAGAATGGTCATGCAGCCAAAGAGGAAGCCATGCAATGTGTTTATCAAGAAGAATCTGACAATCACGAATAGAAAAATCACCACGAGCATACGTCGCAATTTCATTGTATTTCAAATTGGTATACCAAGGATTGGCTTGATCTTCACGACAACAAATCGCATAACGAGTTTCTTCAATACTACTGTTATCGTTGTCAATAACCACACAGGATTCTTCTAGTTTCATGTCAATCAAGGCATTGATAATTTCTTCATCGGAGCAATACTTGCAAACCAGGTTATTCCAAAACTCTTCCGGTGTTTTCACATCAATCTTATCACCCAGATTGTATCGAGAATGAAAACAAGCCATTACAGAATCATGGTCATCCCACCAGCGAGGGTTATTGTCTGCAATGTCATCGTGCTGGATATGCAAACAATACAGATTGTCGCCGTAAGTCCACTTTATGGTTTCATTGTCGTAGCAATACAGGCTTTCCATATCTAAAATCTCCCTTTTATCAATCACTCAATTCGCCATTTTCATAGTCAAATGTATAACTACAATCATCCTGACCTTTTTGATATAAATCAACCCGAATCGTTCCAGTACAATCATTATGCTCAACAATCGTAATGAGGTCATCGAATGAAAACTCTTTGCCATCTTTAGAAAAGAAAATAAAGATTCCAGGATAGCATTCTTTATCTGCTGATTCAACTGCCACAAGATAACCATTTGGAATTTTCACTTTAAAATCACGGTCATTGGTATTAAACATTTCATTCACCTCTTATGCGCTTGCCTTTTCTTCAAAAGCGTACCAATCAGACCAAATCTTATCGACCTCGCCATTCTTAAAACCATTCTTATAATCGGTAAACTCAACATAATAGTTGCTTGTCCACTCATTCAGGTAGTGTTCATAGATAGCTGCGATTCCACGCTTTGTTTCAACGACAAAACTATCAACCAGAACACCTTCAACGTAAGCACTAGTATATTGTGCTTTATTCTGGTGCATCCAACGGCCAAGAGCTCCCGCATTAAGATAAAACCGTGTCATAATTCATTCTCCTTTACTCTGCAATCACCATAGCAAGAACCGGATCACAGGAATCCTTCAACTGAAGTTCCAGAATATCGCCATCATCCACAATTTTACACTTGCTTAGATAATCCTGAAGGAAGAACATCAGACATTCCTGCCAGAAGATTTCTTTCGGATCTTCATTCTCACCTACAAACACATTCTTGTGATGAAAAGATTCATTCCAAACCCAACCTTCACCATCAAAACAAGCGTGAACTTCCCTCAGATCCCACATAATCTTCACTCCTTAAAACTCCATTGTTTCTCAGCTCTTCTACAAGTGCTTTTTCGATATTCTCTTTTTCATTCTCCGAAATATTAACAGAATAAAAAGCACGAATCGAATTGTATAACGGCCTACACCTGTACATAACATCAAGATAATACCTATCGCTTGTGTTGAACATCAAGGCGCAACCTGTTCCATCTTCTTCGTGGTAATTATTTATTATTAAATCCCACATAATCAGTCCTCACTAAAAATATGACGCTTGTTAAGATCATCACGGATAATATCCTCAATTTTATTTTTTGTATCATCATCGAGCTTTCCGTAAGGAGCATTATCAAGATAATAGAAGCGCACTTCATCTCCAAGATCCTTGTACATGACACTCACATAAAACCCAGCTAAAATTCCATTCAGTAAAGCATATCCAATACCGTATACTTCTGAATAATTGTTACCCATTAAATCCCACATAGTTAATCCTCCAAAAGTTGAGTTTCTTTTTGATTGTCATCTCAATTTCGTCTTTATCACCGTCAGATAGAATCTTATTATCGTACTCGGAATAGCAAAACATAACGCTACGGCCATTATATTTATACATAACCATTGCTGTTTTTAATTGTTTGTCACGAAAAAAGGTTGCGCACCCAATTCCATATTTTTTAGAATATTCATTTTCAACTAAATCCCACATTTTACACACTCCCAACATTCTTGAATCCATAAAGGCTATAACCTTTATATTTGAAATGCCGCATCGCTTTGTTAATCTGGGAAGAACTTGCTGTCGAATGGCTTTTTAGGTATGTATTCTTGTATTCACACAGCTTCTTATACTCGTCACTTTCACGATGGGCTTTTAGTTTCTCACAATGATCGTGGCAACCAGGATAACGATCAGGTGCCACACAGTAACGGCAAGGATCAGTCAATTTCTGCCACCTCATCAATCCATTCTTTAATTTCCTTCCACGAATCAAAATACATCGGAAGACTACTCAAATTAGAACAAATACGAATATCACCATCAGAACTTTCAAGTTCATCAATCCAATATCCATTACGTTCCAACTTTTGTTTAATCTTTCCTACTCTATCAAGAGAGCTAAATACTTCTTCGATACAGTTGTTCCACGCATCGTTTTCAGGTACATCACAATCAAAATTTTCATTAAAGCACTCTGCTAATTCTTCTGCATACTCAATCGCTTCATCGTAGGAATAACCATATTTTGCTTCAATCAAATCAATATTAAGTTCAATCTGATTTTTTGCATCGCTGATACGATACTGAAATTCTCTATAACGGTATGCCGCCTCAATCTGTTCAGGCGTCATCTTCCAGGACTTTCCATTCCAGCTGGTCACAATAATCTTATTTTCGCTATTCATACTGCAAACTCCTTTTCTCTTGTAAACTTAATCACCAGCGCATTCACGTTAGCTGCTTCCATCGTTGACTGCTTTGCGTCTTCATGATTGCCAGCTCTAAGAAACGAAACACTCTGATCCATCAGCTTACGCCGATAGAAAGAAAGAGCTGCGAGAACGATATTCTTTTCAGTGTTGGTCATGTTCTTTTTCCTCCTGCTCACGTTCCTTGTGAAATTTTCGCACTTCTTCCCAAAAATCAAACGGATCAGAATTGTGATAAACAAGCTCCATGTATTCTTTTCTACTGTTAAAATGGTTTATGTTAGTATCCATTTTTATCACCTCAATCTTCATCGTTCAGATTCTGACAAAAACTCACGATAAAACTCCAAGTATTCCAAGCGTTCGGAAAGTTCTTGTTCATATAACCTATCATAATATTGGTCTAAATATTCCTGTTCATAATCTCGAATTTCATTTTCGAGTCTTTGTTTTTCTTCAAAGAAATCATCTATTCCTTCTTCGATAGGATTATCTCTTTGTACTTTCATATTTCCCCTCGTCAATCATTGTAAAATATCTGTTTTAGCAGTTTTTGAAATCCAAATCTCTTACAAAATTCACAATAGGGTCTCGGAAAACAACGCTCTTAATACAAAGAGACTCCAAATCATACTGACCTTTACAATTTCCGTAAAAGATAAGTCCATGACCGATTTCATCAAACCATTTTTGAGCCTTATCAATAGAATAAAAGTGCTGCGCACCATCAACGGATTCAGTAAAAAATGTGTACCCACACTCACCAAATTGAACATACTCCCAACGATTAAGAGTGTTTCCTTCGTAGTCGAATAAATGCTTTACGGCAATAACATATACAGTTTTCATATTTTCATCTCCTATAAAAGCATGATTTTATTTCACTCTGATACAAAAATCATCATCATAAAAACCAAAGGAAACAACCTCTTTGTTAAGAATATCCTTGTACTTTTCCATTTTATCGTAGACCTCGAAAACCTTTTTACCATCAAGGATATGATTCAAATCATCATCGCTAATGATAAGAAATTTATTCCAGTTATCAAACAAACACATCAGCTCAACAACCTTCATACCTAACACTCCTTTTAATATTTTTATGCTTTCGCGTTCTGGTAGCGGTTATGTCTACCCTAGTACCGCTAATCACCTAGCATCTGCTGCTTATACCACCCAGACTTGACTTCTTATGTAGTCCTCAATATCTGCCGGATAACCATTTCTCTTGACGTACTGGCACAGCACACGCTGCACATCACGGTTATCACCGTAATCCATCGCGATAGAAATATCTTCTCCGTGCGTACCAACACCCAGACGTTCATAGTCTCGGACATCGTTATAAAACTCGTGAGCGTTATACGGATAACCGTCCTTACGGTCAAGAATAGAATCAATAATCATCAGCCAACCCACCCTTCTTCAGAAGCCATATATCCCTCGTCAATAAGGAATTTATGAAAGTCGTCGTTCAAAAGCTGATTACCATAATAGTTGGTAAATACTCTTGCGACATCTTCACCTGACATCTCACAAAGAGCGTCCCACATCATTTCTTGCATATCAGTCATTTTCTTCCACCTCGTAATACTGAAAAGCACAGTCGTACATCATGTTCCCAGTAATCTGATCCACGAATTTTGCACAATGCAAGTTCATCGTATACCCATTTTCATCACACCATTCGGAAATAATTTTTGTAGTCAACGGTGTTACAAAAACATAAAGGTCAGACATATGATGATAAATTTCTGCTTTCGGATATCCGGCATCCAAAAGCCGTTCAAGCAACGTCTTACGCATTTTCTTTCATCTCCTTTACAGTTTCGTCGTCCCAATGAAAACCACGCTTTTCATAAAGCGGAATCCAATGAGCCTCATAAAAGTCGTAGCCACAACCATCAATGCCGAAAATGTACTCAAAATCCTCTTGCTCGTAGATACGGAATCCGCAATCTGCCATTTCCTGAAGATGATTTTCAAGCCACCAGTTGTCGCAACTGTCGCTAAACTGCCACATCGTTCCCCACATCGGAAAGAAGTCGTCACGCTCGACTTCAAAATCATCTTCTCTGACATCAACTTCCTCGCCAGTGCCGTCGAGACAAATTTTGTAAGTGTTGTCATCTTCGTTGTAACTCTGAATCTCACCATTTTCGCCATAATGGTCACCGCTAAAAATATAGACACGATCACCACAAGACGGCGGCGTGATTTCAGTAATGCCTTCGCCATTCTCTTCCAAATCGACCTTGGCGAGCTTTTCAATAACGCTCTGAGGAATCGCATTAAATTCCTGAACCCATGCATAAGCTGCATCCTTCTTGGTTTTGTACATAGCCATAGCAGTTGACTCTCCTTTTCTTGCGTATCCTGTATTATATAGCTATACGGTAAAAATAAAAGTCCTCTGACGGACTGCCCTTTCTAGCTATAGAATACAGGATACCTTCAATTTTGTCAAGCACTAAAATGTAGATTTTATTAACGTCACATTTTAATGCGTTGATACGTTGTTTATTTGTAAGCATTTTATGAACATCAATCAACACTCACTTCATCAGGCCGTGCCCACAGAACATCCTCTATGGTATCATCGTAGATGGTTTCTGTTCCATTGCTGTTCATAATCATGGTCACATTCTGACCATCTGCCGGGGTTTCTTCCATGCTTGCATAAGAATACAGCCATTCCTCGCCGTTCTCATCAATAACATGGATGGTCTTAATTCCGTTGCGGAATACTTCGATTTCATCCACGCTACCGGCCAGGACATAACGATTATCCAGGCGAGTTTTCATAGGCTCTGCTGCGTTTGCAGTCATACAGTTTGCCAGAATGGAAACACCAGCCACAACAGTAGCCAGGATGACGGACAGCTTATTCTGAGTAAGTTTCATTTTATGTATCTCCTTTTCAATCTTTCAAACCAAATAATTTCATACCAGCAGATCCCATGTCTGCCGGATATAGATTCACAACACAATTGTCGTAAAATTCTGCAATCAGGTTGCCACTGCAGATATCCATATAAGCATCATCCATAGACAGACCAGAAAAATCTGCTGCGTTGTAGTCATCCACACCAGAGAATCCGTACAACGCTTCCTGATAGAATGCCCTCGTCATTCTTGTTTCATTATTATCAGGAGTAACAACAAACAGCTTTTTCAAGCCATTTTTACCAAAGACGGCAACAAAGATACCGCCTGCATTATTCTCGTAAACCTCAACAGTAGCACGCATTCTTGCGTTCTCCTTTCTTATCAATGACCCCAACGGCAAACAATAACGCCGTTGATCCAGATGGAAATGTTTGCACCCTGCCGATACCACTCGACAGCTTCACGATGAATATTAGTGATAACACCTGTTTCATCGTTCATAAACCACTGACCCTTTTTCATCTTGCGTTCTCCTTTACACTCTCATGCACTCATCAAGATAGATTCGTTTACCGAAACACTTGACGTATGCTCTGCCAGACGGAGCATAGATAATCTTCAAGTGATGGTAACTGTGATACTTTTCATCTTCAATGAGTACGCCAGACTGAGCATAGATATAATCATCAATGCCATACTGAACGTCACCATGAATCTGGAAACCACCACATCTGCCGTAGCTGCTATCATAAGCAGTTACAGGATGGCTCTTACAATATTCTCTTGCGGTCATATCAAGCTCTCCTTAAAACATATCTTTTATTCTGACGGCATTCCAAAGACTTCAATATAAGCCTTCTTGACTGCCGTTGTGATATGCGAATCATGTACGTTATACTTATCGTACCACCCACAAATCGTACCAGAAGTGTACACATACCTGAGCAAATCCCACGCAATCCGGGTCAACAGGTCGTTATATTCATGCTCTGCAATGACACTCTTAACATATTTCTGCCAAGCGTCTGCGTTAGTCGTTTTCACATACTGAAAGCGATTAACGATATCAGGATAAACAGGATCGAGTTTCATTTTTGCCATATTCATTCTCCTTTACCAAAGATTCTCACAAGCAAGGATTCCACCCTTTTCATAGGGCAATCGTCTGACGCAATCCCTGTGAGGGCAATCCAGCTTTTCGCAATACTTGCAATTTGCATTATTGCGCTCCTGCTCTGCAAAGAATTTCTTTGCGGATTTCAGGTCACAAAAATAATGACCCTGATCCCATGTGTAGGAATCCGGGTCAAAATGCCACGCCACAATGTATGGCTGATAGTGATTCTTCTTGTAAAACAGTGCCGTGTAAGCATTGCCCACTTCCAGGATATCAATATCTTCTCTGTTCATTACAGTTCTCCTTTTAGATCTTGTAATCGAGGTCATCTGCCATCGGTTCTTCTGGTTCTCCTTCCATGCTGTTGCTGGATGAAGTGTAAAGTTTGTCATGCCGTTCTTGCGGCATTTCACCGGGTTCTGTATATTTCCATACTGTGCCGAACTTATCGATAAATACTTCACGGTGAAAGTCATCCGTTCCAATGAATCGTAAGCTCTTTACATTACGAAACATTAGTTCAACCACCCTTTCCATTCTGCCACGCCAATAGCAATGGCACAAATTACGAAAGCCCACATCATAGGTGCAACGCACTCTGCATGATAAGCAGAATAACCGAATAACATGAGAAGCGATTTCATAACAAGACTTCCTTTCTGCCAGGATAAACCAGGCTTTGCAAATTCATTTTTTACAACGCTATTGCGTACCCTATTGGGCTGGTAGTGGGATCTTTCTTCCCCGTGCCCACTAACTTCACGGCATTTTTCATTCAGTAGCTGCATTTTGAGTTTCTTTCGCATTCACTCATGTTTTCAAACCACTGATTCGGAAAACATGAGTCATCAAGCGGAAACACATCGAGAATATCAGGGGCTCCAAATCGTGTGCCCCAACGATTTTCTTGCCAATAACGTTCAAGCAACGCTTGACGCTCTTCTTCTGACATCGGCTTATAGATTGCTACAAACCGATTTCCATCTGTATCTGCCAGATAAATCATAGAAACGAAATTGATATCGTTTTTCATTGTTAAAAGTCCTCTTTTATGTGATTTTCTGACGTGTTTGATTTCACTGTTCACCAGTCTGAATACCGGTGATGATCTCGCCTTCTGCCTTCAATTTGGCAAGAACAGCGTCCAGACCACCCAGGGTATTCACTTCCTCTTCCGTGTAGAGGACGTAACGGCCACCAAAATTGGGGTCCTTATCCTCTTCACAGGCAACAAAGATTGCGTATTCTTTCATTGTGTTCTCCTTTTTTGTTTTCATTTTACATATTCTGCAAATTATTTGCATAATTATACAAAACAAGGCATAAAGAAAACGCCTTGCGATAAATTCACAAGACGTTGTTGCCAGAGTTATAGGGTTTATTAGTTGGATTCTGCCGGGGAAACAATCAATTCACCATTGACAATTTTTTTAACAAGCTGAGACACGTTTATACATCCATAAAGAGGAAGAATTTCAGTTTCCAGCTTTTCACCCTCTGCCGGAGTAAGAACACAAGCCTTTTGCCACTTATAAGATTTATTTCGCGCTTTCATAGCGGCAACAAGCTCTTCTCTGCTCATATTGTCGTACTTGCTTGCCATAGTCGCACCACCTTTTGATGCAATTATAGCAAACTTTTCACTCTTACGCAAGTTCTGACCACTTGAAACAGTTGCTGACATGATTCACCTTGCCTTTCTACCAGAAGGTACAGGAAAAACAGGCTCAAGAGGACGCATATCACCACGGATTTTTCCAGCACCGCTGCCGTCCATGTATTCTGCGATCTTACCATAGACCTTCTGAGGCCGTCTGTTCATCTCGATTGTTTTCCCATAGATCAAACTAGAGGCATTGTTGTACTCTGCCGTAAAGGAATCATTGCGAGTGCGGAAAGCCTTAGTGTGTTTTGCTGCCTTCTTGCTCTTGCGATTTGCACTAGCAGACCCAGTTCCAGCAAAACGTGCTGCATAGCGTCCAGCCTTCTTGCGCTCTGATTTCACTGCCATATCAAAATGCACAGTCTCAGGATTTACGCCAATAGGTTCACTTCTGATGAAGTCAACGACAGTCTGATTGTAAGTCTTCTCCCACGGAACCAAACCTTTACCGGAACGCCAAACCATGCCGATCTGATTCACTCTGACGACTGCGATAAAGCGCAATCCCTCTGCGGTCTGACCATAGTATGCACCAGACGGCACAGAATGACCGTCAAACTTAATCTGACGGTCTGCGTAGTTCTTGCACAGAAACTTTTGCATAGTATTCCCTTCTTTCGATTGATAGTTACGGCATTTCTGCCGTGTTGGTAGTGGTTACATCTTCCCTAGTACCACTAATCGCCTAGCATTTATGTAGAGCTCTTGCGTGTTCACGATGGTTGCGTGGTTTAATTACAGGGTTTCTTCTGCGCTGAAGTCGTTGGTGAAGTCCTTGCTCTGAAGGTCTGCCAGTTTAGTCTGAGCAGATTCCAGGCTCTTCTTAACGTCTGCCAAATCCTTTTCCATGCCCTGAACAGCCTTCATCTTCTTTTCCAGGGTTTTTGCGTTGGTGTCCTTCTTGCTCTTGAGAGAATCAAGTTCCTTCTTTGCAGAGGACAGCACTTCCTCTGCATTCTCAACACTCTTAGTAAGGCGCACAACCTTAGAGGACAGCTTGCGGACGCTTGCACGGCGGTCACGCTCTGCCATAGAGAGCATAGCAACACCGCTTGCGTTGGCGCTAAACCATGCTTCAACCCACTTGACAAACTTGGTCTGAGATTCTGCTTCCGTGTCGTAGCCGTGGCCTGCTGTGGTAGCGGTGAATGCACGCACCTTGCCCACGCTCTGCTCAATGAACTGCTCAACAGTGAAGGTTGCAAAGACATCATTGACTTTGAAGGTATCGCCCATGATAGCGGTGGTAAGGCTCGTCAGATCGTTGAAGTAGAAGGTCTTAATCTTCTGAACAGAGTCTGCGTCTGCGGCATAGCGTGCCAGCAAATCAGCATCCAGATAGACAGCACGGACGGCCTTGCAATAGGTCTCGTACTGCTCTGCTGTGATACCCTTCAGGCAGTCTCTGCCCAGGGCCTTCTCAGAGGTGTTGACTTCCTTGCCGCCCTTCTTGAAAAGGGCAACAGCTGCACCGGTGGTGCGGTTCTTCTCTGCGGCTGCGGTAGCGTTGAAGTTGATAGCGGACAGAATGGTAGTAGTAGACATAGTATTTTTCTCCTTTATGTGTTATAATGTGTGTACGGACTTCTTGCTATTATGAGCAAGCCAAGTGCTACAGACAAAATTCCAGGTTCTGCCTGTAGCCTATGGTTCGCCCACGATGGGCAAATATGTATACTGTAAAGCATGGTTTACCCTCTGTCTGCCAAAAACAGCCCTTCAACCATGCTTGCTATTATTCAATTGTCACGGAAAATTGTATATTTTTGCTATTATCTGCGACAAGTCCAAACTTTTGAAGTCCAAACAAAAAGCGCCAAACTTTTGAAGTCCAACGCCGTCTAATTGCATACCTTTGCAAAAATATTCTGTTTTCTCAATCATACAAGATTGCATTGTACCGCCTAAAAGTAACAAACTGATAGCTTGCGTTTGAAACGTTGCCAAAACTTGCGTTTTGGATTCTTTCAAAACGGTTATATTGTTTTTATCCTTCCAGCGCATTTTGTCAATCTGGAATCGGTTTCGACCTGTTTTGCAAGGTAAACCACTTGAACAAATACGGATTCCGACCGCCTTGCCCGCCGTGCCATTTGCTCAACCGTTCGACTGATTAAAGGGTTGATTTTGTGTGTACACGTTCAAACCGCCATACTCTCGACCCGTCTGTTAAACGTGGTATCATGCTTGAGCGCCGTTCCGTACTGTTTGCTTTTGCACTTCCTTCCGTTCGGGGAACGACCGCTTGTCATTTGGCGATTTGTCGGGGAACTTTCTCGCACCTTCCGACCGTGCGTCCCTTCAAGCCTTCCGGCCTTCCGGTGCCTATACTTTACCACGTTCCGCTATGGTTGAACATATACTTTTGTTGCAAACACATGGACAAAACACGCAAGAATTATAGATTTTTAAAAAATAGCGATATATCGTTAAAAATTATATTTTGGCAAGTAGTGGGCTTTTTAGCCGGAATAAGGATAAAATATAATATATAATACCTTATATGGGAAAATGGGATGCTTTAGCATGGTAAAGTGTTAAAGTATTAAAGCAAAGTAATTGATCTGGGCAGAATGAATATTTTAGTATGGTAAAGTGATAAAGTGGTAGAGTATTTCAAATTTGAACAATCGAACGTTTGAAAATGCAACTAATTTGCAAATTCAATTCCCGGCAAAAATCAGCACTATAAACATACTGGAAAAATAGGAATAATTCCCGGCCTAGAAAGTGACAAAACAGGCACTTTATTCAATTAAAGTAAATACCGCTTTTTGCACAAAGGCGGCTTTTCCACTATGGGGATACTTTTCATTTTTGAGGCATTCCAGGCAGCAGGCCGAGATCCCAGTACATCTTTCTTGTTCATAATCACCAATTATGAATTTCATCTCCTCTTACTCTCTATACATTCTGCACAACAATTTCCACAAAAATACCAATCTCTTCCAATCATCACAACCTTTCTCCTATCAACTCAATTTAACCATTTAACTCTTCCTCACCATGGGCATACTTTTCCCTGACAAAATCATCTTAAAAATATACCCCTATACCCTCTCCTGCACATACTCACAAATCACTCATTTTCCACTCAAAATGCCTAAAAATGGCTTAAAATCGCTATTTTTTAATCGGTAGCTCATTCGGTAACTAGCTAGAATTTAACGTATTTTCGTTATATTTTGGTTAGTTTTTCTTTTTATTTGTGCCTTTTTACCCTTGTTTTTGTTCCTTTTTAACTCAATAAAACCCGAAAAAGTTAGGATTCATGCGGTTTTTCCCGATGTGTACCTTAAATGTACCAAAAATGACCATTCTTCGGAGTATAAAATACCTATTTGTACCCATCTGTACTCCCCTGTCACCATAAATGGACTAATCTGGCATCTGAACAGCACTCTCATAGACTCCAAAGACCTACAAGAAGCATGATTGTGGCCTCTGGCAGCTTACACAGAACATATAAAGCATACAGAGCATCTGGATGTCCTTCATAGAGAACAATACCTCCCAGAAATATACTTTATTATAATAGGCTCTAAGAATTTTCGTATCCTGTATTATGTAGCTATTGAATTTTTGGCAATCTCATGGTATAATGAGTGTAGATAGCTATACAATACAGGATACGGAAAAGAGATGGTATTAGGATGGTTGTTGTGAATGTTTGTGGTGGATATTTATAGTAGTCTTCCAGACAGGGCGTGGAGAGGGATCTCGCGTCTGATGACGCTCGTAGGTTTACTCAAATTGAATCTATGTCGCTTACGCTCCATAGCTTCAAGTCGAGTAAACCATTAAAAGATATTTTGTGATAGGAGTTGTGGGTGATAAAACCTTACAGAATTCAAAGTACAACTAAGTATTAACAAATTATGAATTTTGTACATCAAAACTGATATTACACATTATATATATACAGGTTTGATGTACAAAAACAGGAGGTAATGTATGACCAAAGCATATGAAGTGACACCTGATATGATTTCAAAATTATCTGCTGGTCAGATTTTCAAGAACTTTTCTGAGCTTGCAAGATGTCTCGAAGTTCTTGATGATAAAGGTAAACCAATTACAGGAAATAGTCGTCATGCATTCTTGGAAGAGCTGGACAGATTCGTAGTTCTAAAGAAGGCTGGGCGACAAATTATTATAAAAAGTATACGGCCAGAGGACGAGATACTTCCGGCAAAGCCAGTGGGTGGTAATAGAAAGTTTATTGACCTTATTCAGAAATTGCTTGTCTACCACTTCAACGCCCTTTGTCAGTCGCAACCATGTGACGGCATTAAACTGCTATGGGAGAAGAAAGACATCTGGGAGACCTGTGGAATGGTTGGGCGTGATTATAGATGGTGGGGACGGAATGCCGAGACAGAAGATGACGAGGCTGTTGCTGAGGCGTTCCGAAAAATGGTCGGAAGTGTCAAACTGAAAACTTGGCTAGATAGTGCCCTGCATGGTTTAAAGGTAAACGATGCGTTGGATTATGAGGAGACGAGGGCATTCATTGATTATGTTGATGGCCGTGCTGTCATAACTCCTTTGACAGACAAACAGAATTTAACTTACATGCGATTGAAGGCCGAGGTACTAAAAGATTATACATTATCTGATGGTAGAACTCCGGCAACTGAACGGGATCTTTGGCAAACTGGTCGGATGAGAGATTTCTATCGTAAGCTGAACCCAAAGCTTAGAGAAGAATTTGAAAAAGAGCAAACGTATAGTACCATTCAAAAGGTTTATAGAATTGTTGTTGAGCCAAAAACTATGAACCTATTTGCTCGCAGGTTTGGAAAAATCGACCCAGCAGATGTGGAACTCGCTGTGCAGATGATGGCAAAGTTAAATACAATTGTCTGTGATGGCTTATTGTCCTCAATGATATTTAATAAGGAAGTCATTGTGGCAACAAGAGTTCAGGAACATGAAGATGTTGAGCGGCGACTGGAAGAGCAGAAGCCATGGGGTGACAATAATAAGATTGAAAGAAAAATCCGAAAGGAATTTGAATATAAAAAAGTTAAGTTGACTAACCAGCAGGTGGCAGATATGGTTGACAACACAATTCGTCAGTCTACTGACCAGTTACTTGTTACCTTGAACCAAAAAGACCATGGATGCAAGATTATCGAAAAACTGTATATCGACAACTTCTTGGCTGGAAGCGGTTTGACTGAAGAGCAATATGAGCAAATTATGCAGGATGCGGATAAAGAATCTGCGGATGCAGAACTTATGGCTCGACTTGTGGCTGAGGCGAATGCGAGAATGGCAGCTCGTGATAACGTAAATGTAGAATGCGTTATGAATTTTGAAGCAGATATTGTCGATAAGGTGTTGGCGGACAAGATGGCAGAAAAGAGTAATAAGAAATTTAGCCGCAATGTGTTGGATTGTGGTCTTAATGTTGATGATTTAATTGGTGAGATTTGAAAGAAGGTTGAGTGCAATGAATTTTGATAACCCATATTGGCTTGATTTAAAGGTAACTTATGAGTGTTACCAAGCGGTTGGACGCTTGCCGGAGTTTTATAAGAAGCATGTCTGTACAAAATGCCAGTATGAGATCCCGTGCTTCACTACTTGTGATGAGGTGCGAAGCAAGTGCCAAGAGTTTAAGCCTAAGACTGTGCGGAAGGCTGACAAGTATTTACATATCAATGATTTCATGAACGATGTAGCTGCATTTGAGATCAGCTGTACAAAAGAATAAAATATAAGCATTTTAAGGATGGCCTAATATGATTTTGTTTGATGCTACTTATAAATGTCGTCTTTGTGGAGAGTTGTTTGTCGATTCAAGTACAGGAAATGAAAATTTGGTAACTGATGCAATTTTTGAATTATGGACAAAAGATAAATACTTTCCAAAAGGTTGCGGCATTGGCGTTCATAGATATGTAACGCATCATTGTCCTGATGGCAGTTGGGGAATAGCTGATTTTCAAGGATTTAAGAGAAAAGATTGTTAATAAAAGTTATACTCATAAAATCTTATTTATTTAAAATATATTCATACAAGCGGGAGAGAGCAATGAAAATTCAGATTGGTAAATACATTATTAAAAACTGCGACGAGCGGAATCTCGTTATTATTGAGCAGCGGCCAGCTGGTAAGAATCCAAAGACTGGCGAGATGGGCATCGGCGTAAAGGAGGTTACGGTCGGCTATTACCCGAACCTTGAATGGGCTTTACATAAGATTAAGGATTTAAATATTTCCGAGAGTGATGCTGATACTGTGGATGTTTTGCTGGCAGATCTTAAACAGATTGATGAGACAATCCGCCGGGTAGCTGAGGAGGTCAAGTGATGGAGAAAGTTCTTTTACCTCGTGGGTATGGACGTTCATATGATGCTTGCAAATACGCAATTGAGCACGATTGTGATATTGTAGCACCAGATAGATTTGGTGTAATAGCTTTGGAATATATTATCAAAGACATCTGTAAAGATTTCGATTCATTGGAAATAGACAGGATTACTTACTCTGATTATATTTATTTCGTAATCATAAATCACCACAAGTTCAATGGTGTGGTAGAAGCGATTGAAATTCGTCTATACGATATCTGTCAATATTTTGAACACGAAAAGACAGAACGTGGTCGAAGAAAAGATGTCGTATTTGATGATATTGACCGGTGTATGCAAGTCTTGTGTCCATATCGTAAAATCAGCATGGTCACAATGGAAGTTGAGGAATGAATGATGCGTACTTACGAGGATGTTGATGTAGAGATCAGACAGCTTGTACATGACATGAACTACGCAAGCCTGACACGCAGAGAGTACGAAGCTGCTGACGATATTCTTGATGAACTCTATCAGGAGCGTGAACGACTTTGGCTCAAGGCCATGGAAGATAGCGAGAGTTGCTATCTGTAAAAGCCTAATTTTATATTTTTCTTTGTAGCTATGAAACACAGGATACATTTAAAAAGAACATGGAGGTGACTGCCGAATGGCAAAGCAGCAAACTTGCCAAAAGTTTGTTTTTAAGATCCATACGAAGCGTCTAGTTGAAACAAAATGGGATTTAACTTTACCGTTGGATGAAGCCAGACGAAATCACGAGATTATCTCGCTTGCTGATAGCACTGTTCTACGATGGATTGATGAATTGAATGGTGTTACGGATGCAGAGGCTAAGGCGCGAAGCATCAAGCGTAGAATTAAGATGCTACGGAATGAGCCATCTTGCTTAGAGAACCGCCGGGAGATTCGGAGACTATACACTGAATTGGACGCAGTTCAATTCAAGCCGGATTATATGTGTCTGGTGGTTGATAAGAAGAATGATTACCGCCGGGCATGTTCTCCAAAGGGGTTTAAAATCAATGGAATCACGTATCGCCGTCTGGTTGGGACTACCGGTGGTGTTAAGAATAGCACGATTGTGTTTGTGAGCGACCGTCTTGTTGGTGAGATCCGCAAGCGAATTGATAATGGCCGTAACAAAGGAATGGAGTTTATTCCGGCAAAGTTGGAAGCATATCGGGCACTCGCCTGCTCTGCCTCAATCCCTGTTACTGATCCAGATGGCATTCTGGTTGTGGATGATTGCTATACTCATTTTAAAGACCATGTGATTATCCTGGATGATGGTGTGTCTGGTGAGCCTACGATGGTCGAAGATCCTGAACATGATTGCGAACTGTGTGCCAGCGATGGTTTTGGTCTTATCAGCTATGACCTTGCCCAACAATGGAGCGAAGATTTGAAGCTACCGTCAACTGCGTCTGGATTCTGTGTGCGTAACGCCTTTTGTAAGGGAATGCTATTCCCCTTCCCTTTCCGTGAGTTCGCCAAGAAGGTTGCAAAGCAGAATATGGTCAAAGACGCTTTTGGCGACTATAAGGACATTAACCGTGTGCAGATGATCCTTACTACGTCGATGCTCAAACTTTATGACAGCTATCATAGTGCAGATGATTGTTTCGAGAATTGTCAGGAAAACCACTACCACTTTTCTGTAACGAAGACCTGTGAGCTGGAGCTTGATGAAGAGCGTAATCTGAACTATCAATTTATCCAGAGTTATAATTTAACGAACGATGAGATTCGAGAGTTGGTGAAGCCTACACTGGATGAAATCAAAGGTGCCATGGGTGGTGATTGGCGTGATGTACTGCTTTATTTGCGTGGCAACGGAATGCGTGATGACCCGAATTACATAAACAGCTTAGAGAATGATTATATCAAGGCCTTAATGATTGAGCCAGAAATGATCAACGACCCATACGTTCAGAACCGCATTCGATTCTTTATTAAAAAACGAATTTCTCAGGCGAAAACAGGTGTAGTAAAGGTTAGAGGTAACTTTCAAGTTCTTAGTGGGGACCCGTATGCGCTTTGCCAATCTATGTTTAGAATGCCTGTCACTGGTCTTTTAAAATCTGGTGAGGCTTATAGTCGATTCTGGAACGACCGTGATGTGAAGCGAGTAGCCTGTTTTAGAGCGCCAATGAGCCAGATGGCAAATATTCGATGCATGGACATAAACTCAAGTGATGAGTGCAAAAATTGGTATCGCTATATGAAGACCGTATTTATTCTGAACGTGTGGGATAATACGGACGCTGCACTTAATGGGGCCGATAACGACGGAGATCTCTGTTTTAGTACAGACAATCATATCCTGATTGATAAATGGGTGGATGAGCCTACAGTTCTCTGTGTGCAAAAGAAGGGCGAGAAGAAAATCCCCACTGAAGAGGACTTTATTAGCTCTAATATCAATGGATTCGGTGACGATATTGGAAAAATCACAAATCGTATCACCACAATGTTTGATGTGCGAAGTAAATTTGAGCCAGGAAGCCGCGAGTACGAAGAATTAACATATCGCATTAAATGCGGCCAGCTATATCAGCAGGCGTCGATTGATCGCATAAAGGGTATTTCCACTACTCCGATGCCTCAATACTGGTACGACAATAAGGCTTGTGTTGTTAAAGAGGATGATAACCCAGATGTTGTTGAGGACAAGAAGTTCTGGGCACGTATTTGTGCTTGGCGCAAACCTTATTTTATGAGCTACATTTACCCCTCTCAGATGAAGGACTATAAAAAGTATGTGGCTGCAGCTCGTAAGAGAATTAAATGGGAAGGTTTTGATGGCCTTGACGAGATGATGAAAAAGGAAGTCAAGAATGATGTTGATGAAGTTGTTATCCAATATTACCTTTACCGTATGCCCGTCGGTGTTAATTCCTGCACTATGAATCGTCTGTGCTGGATTATTGAAGATGAACTTGAAGAGTTTGAAGATGATTTGAAAAAGAAGCGTAAATTTGATTACGATTCTCTCAAGTCTGGTGATGAATATAAAAATTCTCAGTATTACGGTATTCGCCCTATCTTTAAAGAATATCTTCGATACGCACGAACAAACTCTGTTATCGACAATTCAAATACCAAGAACAAGGAAACCGGCGCAGATCGAATTGAGAAGTTGAATTTTTACAACGAAAATATGTTGCGTACCATGCATCAAAAATGTTCTGATGATAATATCCTTTGTGATATTTTGTTGGACCTCTGTAAGAAAAACGCCTCAAGTGTCTCGATTGTATGGGCTCTATTTCCTGATATTATTATTAAGCGTCTCTTTGATAAGGCTGGCAACAAGGCCCATGTTCTTGTTAAGGACGATAATGGTGATGTTGAATATTGTAGTGAGCGTTATAAAGACGTGTTAGTCGATATGAACAAAATTGAAGAGGAGGATGCGAATGGTAGTATTGAATGAACGTGAGTATGCAGAAGAACTGCTTCAAAAAGATGTGACTTGCAGAACCGCCGGGCACGCTTTACATTATATTGCAAAGCTTTATTTCTCTCAGGGGTACTCTAAGGAAGAAGTCAAGAAGAAGCTTGATGATTTTCTTGTGGCTCATATGTTTGGATATAATAGAGTTTTAGATGAGAACTTTATCGTGCAAGCGATTGCGTCCGCCAAAGGAAAACAATTGGTTGAACTTGATGGAGTAAGTGTTACAAAGTCTGAAACCCAGAAAATTCTTGCCTTGGATGGGAAACCGATGCAACGGCTCATGTTCACAATGCTTTGTTTGGCTAAGTTTCATATGGCTGTAAACAACAAGTGTAATTATTGGATTACGGAAGATACACGAGATATTTTCCGTATGGCTGGTGTTTCTGTAAATGTAGATAAGCAGAATGAAATGATTCGAGAACTGCGCAATCTTGGTTTTATTGGTTTTGCCAGCTTAAAGAAGATTGACAACTTGAACATTCATGTGTTAATCGCAGACGAAGAACCGCCTATCGCAGTTACAGTATCAAATTTCGAGACTGCTGGGATTCAGTGGAATCAGTTTTGCGGAAAGCCATACATCAGGTGTGAATGTTGCGGTCGTACCGTTGCTCGGACTGGGCGCAGACAAAAATATTGTCGTAAGTGCGCCAAAAGCATCAATATTGAGAAAACATCTCAAAATAGAAAAATGTTTGATTTATAAATCGTGCATTTTTGTATTATTTTAACACAGATACGTTGTATTTTTACATATTTATATAAAATCATTACGGGATAGTTATGGTAGGGAGAGAGCGAGGACGCTTGTTTTCTTCCTACCTATTTTATTTTGAAGGGATGTAATGACCTAAATGATCGAAATCACCAAAGCAGAAGCCAAGGAAATCCGTAAGGTTTATCCGCATGTCTTTATTGCAAAGACTCGTCACAAGCGTTTTATTGAGGAGTCTGTCCGCTATCTGGAGTTGATTCCGTTTAATATTGAAGCTCGTGAAATTGTTGAGCGTGCCAAGCGTGGCATTCGAGACTAATTTATGAAAGAACGAGGTACAGACTTTGGATTTTGAAATTCAGCTGCCCGAGGAGATCACTAACCTGATGAATGGTGGCGGTCTCCCCTCTCCTGAGATGATGAACTTCTATGTTGACGAGAAGGATCGCATCTTCTTTATTGACTTTGAGATTGACCAGTCTCTGATTGAGATTGAGCGCAAGATTCTGCAGTACAACCGTATCGACAAGGATGTCCCTGTTGAGCAGCGCAAGCCTATTAAGTTGTTTATTTACAGCTATGGTGGCGAGCTGGACGCCATGTTCAGCTTTATTGATGTTGTTGCACTGAGCAAGACTCCTGTTTGGACGATTAACGCAGGTATTGCAATGAGCGCTGCTCTTGTGATGCTGTTGTCTGGTCAGAAGCGCTTTGCCCTGCCTCATTCTACTGCACTGATTCACAGTGGCTCTGGCGGTACTCAGGGTACTTTTGAGCAGTCTAAGATGGCTATGGACTACTATGAGAAGCAGGTTGCAAAGATGCGTGAGTATATTATGGCTCACTCTACCATTGATAAGAAGACTATGACTAAGAATAAAGCGAAGGATTGGTATCTGGACGCTAATGAGCAGGTCAACTTTGGCATTGTAGATAAGATTTGCGATGATGTGGATGAATTCAATTAAGGGAGAGTTATAATATATGGCTTCTGATAAGACTGAAATGCGTAAGAAGAAGGATGTCCCGCAGAATCTGGATGAATATCCTACTTTTTATGGAATGACGCTCGATCCGGAACAGAAAATCTTTAGGGACGCAATCTGGAATCCCGATATTGATGTTGTGTTCTGTAATGCCCGTGCTGGTACTGGTAAAACTACGATTGCTGTCGGTGTGGCGAATTTGTTAGTTCAGTATGGACTATATAATGGTATCGCATATATTGTTTCTCCTACACAGGAAGAGAAGCAAGGCTATCTTCCCGGCACGCAGGAACAGAAGAGTGCTCCGTATATGGAACCACTTTATCAGGCACTTGAGACTATTGGCGTTAATCCAAATGTTGCGATGATTGTTGATGATAATCCTGAAAGTCAGAAATATGGTGCGTATATTCAGTGTGCAACTCACACATATATGCGCGGCATCACCTTTGACAAAAAAGTAATCTTGCTCGATGAAACGCAGAATTTCTATCTAAGTGATCTTTTGAAGGTTATTACCCGGTTGAAGGATTCATGTAAACTTGTCGTAATCGGTCATACAGGCCAGTGTGACTTGTACAAAAATCCGCAAAACAGTGGTTTCCTTCCATATCTTGAACACTTTAGAGGTCATGATAGAACTGCGATTTGTGAACTTCACACAAATCATCGTGGATGGATTAGTACATGGGCGGATATGATTCAGTTTAATCGCTAAATCATTTCAAAATTGAAATAAAATATAAGGGAGAATAGAATTATGGTTGCTAAGAAGAGTGTTGTTTTTAAGAACGCTATTATTGATACTGCCGAGGGTACTATCACCGAGATTACCAAGGATGGCGAGAATGTCTTCAATCTGAATGAAGCTCTGGCAAAGTGGGATGGTATTGAGGGTGTCACCATCAATATTTCCACTTCTGATGAGCTGCTGGGCGACCCGGCTTGATGCCAATGGGTTGCTATAATAAACGGCCAGAAGAAACGAGCGATGACTTCTTTGTAAGAATCGGGAATGCTGTTCTGGCTAGAGAGTTGACTTGGGATGGCGCATCCAAGGTGCTCAATGATGAGTTGGGTAAGAATTTTGGTGAGTGCGCATATCGCAAGCGTTTTAAGGCATTCCGTGCGGGTATGCAGTATCAGGAGTCCTTATCTAATAGAGATGTGGGAACCTGCATTCTGTCTATTTCCGACCTACATATTCCATTCCAGAAGTCCATTGAGACTTTTAGTGAGTATGCTGGAAAGATTGATATCCTTCAGATAAACGGGGATCTGGTAGATGCGCAGGCCATTTCTCGTTTCAATAAGGTGTATCGTAAGAGTCCAATGGAGGAAATTCTGATTGCACGTCAGTATATGATTGACCTAATTGAGATACTTCAGCCTAAGAAGGTTGTTGTAAATTATGGTAATCATGACTTACGTTTCCAGAATTATCTTGCTAAGAATCTGGACACCGACTTGCTTGAACTGATGCCAAAGACATCTTTGGAGCTTATTTTTGTTGATGGCTTTAACCATTACAACAAGGAGCTTCATACAAAGGTTCATTACGACCCTCTGACTGATGTTTTTAAGGATAGTGGTATCGAGATTGTTTATAACGATACTTGGTTTAGTTTCGTTGGTGAAACAATTTTTGTGCATCCACTTGCTTATTCTAGCGGTATGTTGAAAACAGCAGAAAAGGCATATCGGTATTTCAAGGATAATGATTATTTCTTTGATACTATCGTGATGGCACACACTCATAAAACAGGTCATTATGATATCGGTAATTCTGTAATTTATGAGCAGGGCTGTTGTTGTGAGACATCAAAAATGGATTACGCAGATGGAAAATTAACACCATCTCAGCGAGAAGGATTTATTCTGGTTTATCAGGATAAATTCGGAAGGCTGAATGAAGATAAGACGCACATTGTACGTCTAAATTAAAAAGTGGTGAGCCCCTACCACTAAATGGGGACCCAAAAAAGAAGTATGACCGCAAGGTCTGCTTGTGACATCATTGATTGTCTCCTTTTCTATGCCCGTAGGCTAATGTCTACGGGTTTTATGTGCCAGTGTAGTTCAGTTGATAGAACGCGGGTTTTGTACTCCCGATATCGCAGGTTTAAGTCCTGTCATTGGCTCCATGCCACTTTAATTCAGTAGATAGAATAATGTGTTCGTACCACATATGTCGTAGGTTTGATTCCTACAGGTGGCTCCAAGCTGTGCGGTCAATAGTTGCTACCGCCTAGACCAACTCAATCTACGGATGGTTGGATGCAAAGTAGTTCTGTAGAACGAAATGATAAGCTATTCGTGTTTCGCTACGTTAATGCGAAGCTTTAAAAGTCTAAAACAAGCGTTTTATCAGCACGAGAACAATTCAACTAGCTCGGACGGATTGATGGATGCTTGTTTTATTATGGGTCAGTATATCCAGTGGCGAAGATAGCGGACTGAAGTAATGAGGTGAAAACATTGGTAGTTGATACAAATCAAAAACGCGGAAGAGCCGGTTTATCACTTGCGATTGCATATTTTGGAACGAATGGTTATACAGTATCAGTTCCTTTAAATGACACACAATGGTATGACTTGATTGTTGAGAAAGACGGACATTTTATGTCTGTTCAATGTAAGTTTACTGCGACAGATGATAATGTTATAAGTATGCGAAGCAGTGGTGGAACCAAAGGCGGTGTTTACGATAGTATTCTAAATCATACAGAATTGGACTACATATTTTGTGCAAATAAAAATTGTGAAATGTGGCTCATTCCATTTGAAGAACTTAAAAAGTCCGGGAATGTAAAAACGTTTACATTGATGAAAACCACAAATAAATATGGTCCAAAATCTTCTACTTTTGATACATCAAAATTCGTTGTTACATTATAACATTCGTCCGTGACATTAGAAACATCGTTGGTTCGACTCCAACCTGGCTCACCAAAGATTGTACGGCTATTCCCTACACCTTTATATAAAGGTAGCTGTGCAGGAAAGTAGGGTTATTGTGCGGCCTTACTCAAGTGGTTGAAGAGAACGGTCTTGAAAACCGTTAGGTCGGTAAACCCGATGCCAGAGTTCGAATCTCTGAGACCGCGCCAGTCCTTCTCCCGGAGGGCCTATATTATACCGGTTCCCTACCACCGGCTAAAAGGTAGGTTTTATGCGCCTATAGTTTAATTGCTTAAAACAGCAGACTCTAAATCTGCCTCTTGGGAGTTGAAGTCTCTCTGGGCGTGCCAAAAATGGCTTCCAATTCGCGGTTGGAGGCAAGTCCGAAGTCGATCTATGGCAAACCTGTGATGCGCACACGATTTGGTAGTAGATGACACTTAGGCATCATATGTCGCAGGTGATAGTGCCGATGTACTAGCCAGCCTCATAAGCTGTGCCTTGGGCGGGTCTGACTCCCGCACCTGCACCCAACATCTCCCCTTTCGCAAGCCTATCGCCAGTTTTCTACTCCCTCTGGCGGTAGGTCCTTTTATGAACAGTCCTGCCTGTGTATTTCAGGTGGCACGGTCGGCGTAAAGCTGGCCGTAAATACAAAATTCAGCCGATTCGTCGGCATGGCGTAAGCCCAAATAGATGATAAAGACCTTAGCTCACTACGGTGTCAAAATGCTGAGGTCGAATTTTGAACAGAACCTGTTAAGCCTCTCAACGATGCGTATCATAGCAGGTCTTTTATAGAATTAAATCCACCCGGCCTCCCAGATTATTGGTGCTCATGAGGGTGGATCTTTTGTTTGCCGTAGGATGTGCGCACGTTCTACGGCTTTTATTTTGATTTTGAATGGAGGTGTTTGTTTGCCTAGAAAGAAAAAGGTTGTTGAGGATGGCGTTATTCTTGAAGGAACCGAGAACAAGAAGACATTCAAATGCCTGCGTTGTGGTAAAGAATATGATGTGGCAGTTGGTCACTTCTATAAAAATACATATGGCTTTTGGAAAGCAAACGACAATTACGTTCCTGTTTGCAAGGAATGTGTAAATGAAATGTTTGATGATTTCTCAAGACGATTTGGTAGTGATAGAACGGCTTGTATGTTGCTTTGCCACATTTTGGATGTTCCGTTTTATAACAGTCTTTATGATTCGGTTGTTGCAAATTCTGGAACTTGTCGTCCCGGCGCGTATAACCGCCTTGTTTTAAACGGCAGACAGTATCAATTTCAAACCTTCTCTAATACTCTTGTAAATGGAGAACTGAACAAGAATGCTCTTGATCTACAGGAAGAGAAGGAACAAAAGTGGTCGAAAGCAGAGATTCAAGCCAAGGATGATTGTATTTCTGTTATTGGATACGATCCATTTGATGGTTATAACGAAAGCGACCGCCGATATCTATTTAGCGAACTCATTAAGTATTTTGAGGATGGTATTGAGGACGACCCATTCAAGCTATCTCAGATTGTTCAGGTCGTGAACAATAATAATCAGATTCGTCAGATTGACTTACAGATTGCTCGTTTGAATCCTATGAACTCAGCAGAAGCAATTAAGAGCCTGAATGACATTAAGGTTAAGCTAGTTTCTAATAACGACAAGATTGCCAAGGAAAATGAGATTTCTGTCAAGAACCGTTCCAACAAGGATGCAGGACGTAATACGCTTACATTCTTAATGAAGGATATGCGTGAAAAGGATATTGCTGGCGCAGAAGCAAACTTCTACGATCAGTTACGGTCTCCTGGTACTCAATGGGCGGCAGATATGAGCTCTAAGGCAATCAAGGAAAACGCTTTCTTTGACGAAAATGACCAGCAGGAAATTTTCGATATACAAAGAGAACTGATTGATAAGTTTCAGAAAGAAAGTGATGATGCGAAGGAAAAATACAGGCTGTCTTTGATTGAGAATCAGCGGCTCAAGGAGCTGTTGGAAGATGCCGGTGTTGACGCAAGCGTAAAAGATACGGATGGTGATGCCGTATGAGGTTGAAACAAAGAACGCCTATTATTACAGCCGCAAAACGTAAGATTTATGAGTGTGATGCGGCAACGATTGCATTCTATCGGCGCAATCCTGTTATTGCGGCCAGAGATTTATTGGGCATCCAACTATTTGACGCTCAGGCATATATGCTGGAACAAAGCTGGAATGCAAGTCATGTTCTTTAGGCGTGTAGTCGAAACTTTGGCAAGTCTTTTGTAGGTTCTGTTTTCATTATCCTAAAGGCAATATTATATGAGAACCAGTCTATTTACATTGTAAGTAATGTAGGTGATCAGGCAAAAGAGACATTTAATAAGATCGAGGAAATTGTTACTCGTGTTGGTAAGACGGCTGCGTCTATCCGTAGTCTGCAAGATATTGCAGAGAAAGAAACGAAAAAGTCTGCAACCAACAAAAGTGGTTTTAGTCATAATCCCGCCGGGTATGTTGTTGAGTTTTATAACGGTAGTTCTATTAACACTTTGAACTCCAACCCAGATGGTGTGCGTGGCAAGCGAGCTAGTCTTATTTTCTTTGATGAGGCGGCATTCTGCTCCGACGAACTGATTGTTGTCTGTGAAGCTTTTGCAACACAGAATACGGATTTCGTCACTGACACTGACAGTGACTATAATCCTGAAATGCAGCCTCGTCAGGTTCCTACTCAGCTAGTTTATGCTTCAAGTCAGGACACGATGGACAAGCTTTTTTATAAATACTACAAACAATTTGCAAAGCGCATGATTGCAGGAGATCGAGATTATTTTGTTTGTGATATGATTTGTGACGTTGCAATCAAAGTTTATATGAAGGGTAAGCCATACAAAGCACTATTGACACAAGACAAGGTAGATGCAGCTCTAAAGTCAAATAAAATGAAGGCGTTGCGTGAATATTATAATCGACCAAGCCGTGATGGTGGCGTAAACCAGATTATTAAATGGGGTACGGTTCGTCGCAATGAGAGGAAGTATATCCCACAGCTTTATTGGGATAAGAACTATCAGTATATTCTTGCGTTTGATCCTGCCCGCACAATGGATAACTCTATTGTTGGCGTCATGCGCATTTATAACGATCCAGAAAACGGCATGTGTGGCGACATTATAAATTGCGTGAACATGGTTGATCTTGCGAACGAGAAAAAATTCAAGCTCGATTCTAATCGTCAGCTTGAGCAGTTGCATGAGTTGATTCTACATTACAATGGTCAAAATCCTGATTACGAGTACATTGATAGATTGATGATTGACCAAGGCGCTGGCGGCGGTGGTACTTCCACATATGCGGACGGTTTACTTAACAATTGGACTGATAAAACAGGCGCAGAACATCGTGGTTTTATCGACGCAAATCATGAATTATATGAAGGATATGATGCCCGTTACCCAGATGCTGTTGATAAGCTACGTCTAATTAGTCCTCGTAAATTCCGTACTGCCATGGTTGAGGAATTTATTGAGCTGATGAATCTTGGTGTCATTCATTTTCCTCTTGAATATAACGGCGGAGATTACGTTCAGGTAGTAGACGGTGTGGATAAATCAACTGGTCAAGAAATTTTGAAGACGCATGAACTTTCCTTAGAGGAACAGACTGCGTGGGTTAACATCGACTTGATGAAGAACGAGATTACAAGTATTCAGAAAACGACAAACTCTGAAAATACGACCGTAACATATGCTTTGGCACCCGACGTTGCCAACAAAATCCACGATGATAGGTTCTATGTTGCAATTTTGCTTGCTCATCGTCTATACGAATTACGTCGTAAGGATAAAGTGCGCCAGTCTGCGGTGGAGACAATGACTGCTCCGCCGATTTGTATTTCTAACATTGACTTCTAAGCAGAGGAGGTGAAAATGTGGCAAGAAAGAAAAAGGAAGATTTTGATGTCGTGACTGCTTCACAGACAGATGACGGTACTGTAGTTATTACCTCTTTGAATGAACTTTCAGAAGAGAGGATGAATAACGTCATCCGAAATGCAGTTGCGTCTTATGACCCTGAAAATAAGCAGTATAGTACATATCTGAAAATTTCAGCCTCCTCTGAGACACTGACCGTTGACCGAATTGATGAGCTTGCACAAGGGCTACAGTCAAGTCTGACGAATGTGCAGACGGTCAATGGAATCATCCGTAATTACATCAACAAGGATGACCTGATTGGCATTACTTATGATGCGATTGAGGCGAATGTTAATACTGAGTTCAAATGCAGTTTCGCTCAGTTCCCTGAACAGCGTAATAAGACAAAACAGGTAAATTACGCCCGTGAAGTGATTGATGACTTCAACGCACAAATCAATGTGCGAAGTCTGCTACGTGCCGCCATTCCGATGACTTACGCAGAGGGCACTTATATTACATATCTGCGTCAGAAGGATGAGAACTACATTGTAGACTATTACCCTCTTGGTATTGCTGAGATAAGTGATTACCTATCAAATGGACAGCCTGTTGTGCTTATTAACATGTCTAAACTGAAATCTGCTTTGAGCAAATCTATGCTGAAGGACAAGAAGAATAAAGCACTGTTCTTTGAAAATCAGGAGACTGAGATTCAGAACAACTATCCAGATGAGGTGTATCAGGCATTTAAGAATGGTGATACATACGCAAAATTGGATGTTGACCATTGTGGCGTGATTCGTATTGGCAATATGGGACAAAAATATGGTGTCTCTCCCCTATTCCGCGCCTTGCGTCCGGCATTGATGCTTGAAACTTTTGATACTTCAGACCGTGTAAATGCTAAGGCAAAGGCAAAGAAAATCATCTGGCAGCAACTTGACCCTGCGTTGATGGGACCAAACAACGATAAAAAGGGCTTCTCTGAACAAGTGACGGCACATGATAACCTATTGCGTGCATGGAAGCAAAATACCGTGCTTGTGACTACCGCTCCTTATGTAAAGGATATCAAGTATGTTGAGCCAAAAGTTGAGATGACAAATATCGAGACTGTTAAACAGTATCGCAACCGAGAGATGGCTGCTTTGGGTATCAGTTTCTTAAATACCGACGGTCAGCAGACTGTTTCAACTGCAAAGGTGTCTCTTGACCAGTTGATGAAAAATATCGGTAAGATTGCGGAACAGATTGAGGATGTATTAAAGCGATGGTATCGAATTCGCCTTGAAGATGCAGGTGTAGACCCGATGTACTGCCCTGATGTGAAGGTCTCTACTACTGAAATGATGGGTATGGAGATGAAGAAGGCGATTGCTCAGTTCCTGTTTACCACTTTGAACTGTTCTTACAAGACTGCTTACGAGTATATGGGGCTTCATGCTGAGGACGAATTACGCAAGCGTCAGGCTGAAACCGAGGAAGGTTATGACGATGTTTTTGTAGCTCGTCAGACCTCTTATACATCGACCGGTAACACCGGCGGTGGTGGTGACAGTGATAAAAAGACAGGTCGTCCAAAGGGAGAGGAAACTGAAAAACAAATTTATGACCAGCAGAGAAATGAAGATAGTAAGTGAGGTGATAAACGATGAGTAAGGAGTATTTCTATAGTAGAAATATCTGTTGCTCTGAGATTACGGAGCATCCAGACCACTATCTTGCCAAGTTTGTCATCTGTGACTTCTCAGTAAATGGGAATCAGGTTGCTTTGAATCGTGACACCATTGAAAGTTGGATGAGTACACTGGTTGGCAACCCGCTTGTTGGCAAGTTGGTCGTAGCTCCAAAGGGTGAACTGGATTTTTCCGGTCACAATATGAAAGTCGTCACCAGAAAAGACGATGATGGCAATGAATACAAAACTGCTGAATTTGACACTGATGCATTCGGTAGTTTTCAGTCAGTCGGTATCGAGAAAATTGACGATACCGACTTTATTGTTGCCTCTTGTAAGATCTGGAAGCGATATCCAAAGGCTTGTGCGACGATTCTGCGCCGTATTGAGAGTGGCACGTTAAACACCAGTTGGGAAATTGATGTGCTGAAAGCTCATAAGGGAATCGTGGGTGGTCGCATGGCAAAAATCATTGACGATGGTGTGTTTACTGCACATTGCTTGCTTGGTGCAAATGTTGAACCGGCATATAAGTGCTCTAAACTGCTTGAAGTCGCTGAAACCGATTTTGGTCTTGAATTGGCAAATGCCTATATCGAGGATACAAAAGAGATTTCAAATATAGAATCTAATGAAAAGGAGGCAAAAAATTTGGAACTGAATAAGGATAAGGAGACTCAGACCGCACAGGTTGAGAATCCAACCGAGACTGAGCAGGCAGAGCAGACTTCAGTTGGCGAGCCTGATGCCGCACCTGCTACTGAGCCCACTACTCCGGCAGAGCCTGATGTTCAGACTTCCGAGGAAGGCGGTGAAACCCCTCCCCCGACTGAACCTGAAACCGGCACTGAGCCTGCTGGTGAGCCAGAGCCGGAGTCTACCCATGAGACTTCCAGTTTGACCGGTCATGACCTGTACGAGAAGCTGAATGAGGCTGTTGTGAAGTTTAATTCAGATATGTATCTAGCCGAAGTGTTCCCCGAAGATCACACTATCTGGTGTAAGAAATTCGGTCGTTGTATGAACGATTTGGATTACATCATGTTCTCTTACACCGTTGAGGGTAACGAGGTTTCTCTTGGCGAGCCGCAGCATATCACTCTGACTGTTTCTATTTCTGATGTTAACACCAAGATTGCGGAGCTGAATAGCACTATTGCAAGTCTGAATACTGAACTGCAGAGCGCAAAAGAAGAGGTTGCTTCTCTGACTCCATATAAGGACCAGGCAGAGAAGGCAGAGGCAGAAAAGGTGGCTGCAGAGCTTGCACAGAAAAAGGAGGATCTGCGTCAGTACGCACTCTCCAGCAAGATGATTACTGAAGCTGAAGTTTCCGAGGGTGGCAATTACGCAAGTTTGATTGAGAATCTGGACGAGACCGGCATCAAGAATGTGATTGCTGAGCGTTGCGTTGAAGCTGCCAAGAAGGCGCCTGCTGAAAAGAAGATTGAGACCTCTGAGGTACATAAGTCTGAGAGCATCAAGCTGAATTTGAATGAAACCAAGTATAACACCACTAACGCTAACAAGCGTGATGCATGGCGGGAATATTTGGGTAAGTAATAACATTTAAGAGAAAGGAAAAATATTATGATTCGTGAACTGATGGTAAACGGCGCGAAGAATATTCCCGCTAACTATGCCGCAAAGGTCGATATGGTCACCGGCATGGGTGTCCAGGTTGACCACAAGGCTGGTCAGGTTAAGTTCCCTGACGCAGCTACCGCTGAGGGTATCGAGATGGTTGCCCATGAGTTTATCCCGGAGGGCATCTATGCAAGCCAGACTAATTTTGATGACTATGATAAGATGGCAACCGAGATTAAGGCAGGTGTGCTGGTGAAGCGTGTTCCTCTGTATGCTGGCGAGCTGTACGGCACCGACCAGTACAAGGATGGCGATGCACAGGATACCAATATCGGCAAGCTGCTGGAGGTCAATATTGACGGTAAGTGGCAGGTTGCTACTACTGGTACTTCTCGTTTTGAGTTTGCTGGTGTGATGGACGACAACGGCCACAAGCTGATTATGATCAGTGTGCTGCCCGAGGCAAAGACTGTTGCTTGATTGAGAGAAAAATCTTGAATATGATACGTGAAATTTAAGGCTATCGTCTTTGGACGGTAGCTCTTTTATTTTGCGCGAAGAGAAAGGAAATGAATTATGGCACTGAATATTGAAGTGGCCGAGCTGATGAAGCAGCCTGGTCGTGTTTATGAAGTTGCTGAGAAGACTCAGTACAATCGCGCTATGGATGCCGAGGACAAGGAAATTGCAGAGGTTGTTGGCGCTCATGTTGAGGAGCTGATTGACAAGGGCGATCCCAATAAGGAGATTGCTCAGTTTGTTAACCGCACCGTGACTGATGAGCTGTATGGTGCACCTGACGAGCTTCTGGACTCCATGTTTGAGCGTGGTAATGTTGGTGAGTTTGATGACTACGAGGCAGGTCGTACTGTTAAGAATACTCTGAAGGCTTATGATGCAGCTAAGGGTGGCAATGTGCCGAAGTCTTACCTGCACTACGAGACCATTAAACCCGTCTGGCGTAATAAGCAGATTGAGGCTGATCTTAGCTTTGTGGAAGTAAGACGTAATGCTTGGAAGAGTGTGGCAACTCTGACCACCTTTATGACTGAGGCTCTGAAGAACCAGATGTTCTATGACATTTTCAGCATGGTTGATGACGCTATCACTGGTGGTGAGCAGAAGATCGATGCACAGGGCAAGGAGCCCACTATGCAGGACATGGACGCTCTGGCTCTGTATCTGAATGAGTACGCCGATGGTGGTAATCCCTTCACTGTCAGCCTGATGAAGTATTGTGCCAAGATGCGTCGTATGACCGGTTACGCTGAGTATCTGTCTGACGCAGCTAAGGACGAGTTCAACCGTTATGGTCTGGTTAAGACTTATGATGGTGTTGCTATCACTGGTATTAGCTCTGCTAAGAAGCTGGGTGATGGTTCCCTGCTGATCCCGGATAAGCGTATCTATGGCATCGCAGGCAAGATTGGTCGCCTTGACATGAAGGGTGAGACTCATACTTACGAGGATCACGACAACAACAACGAAAAGATCCATCTGATGGTCAAGGACTTTACCTTCGGCTATAGCATTGATCATATCGAGCGCGTTGCTAAGATTGTTCTGCAGTAATTTTTACCAAAGGCAAATTTGAGCGGGGACTTTGCGGTCTCCGCTTTTATAGAAAAGGAGACAAATTATGAGTTCCGTGATGGAAAAGAAGTTTATTGACGTTCTGAACTGCGACGATAACGTGGTTACCATTTCGTCACTGAACGGTAAGGGTTATACTTTCGAGCCCGGTAGTGTGGAAGATCCTTGTGTGATTCCTATTCCGCCGGAGGAGATTATGTATATGAATAGCACTTGTTCTGCGTTCAAGAATGGTGTTCTGCGTTTTCGCCCTGAAGAGCAGAATGAAATCTTTAAGGCTATTGGCATTAAGGGCGACGATGTTCTATTCATTGAAGATATCGACAATGCGATTCTAAATCCCACTGTCGAGAATCTTCAGCGTATGATTGACATTAAGGATGGTGCTCAGTTTGAGCGTATTCGTGGTCGCTTTTATCGTATGACCAATGCCGGTGAAGATCTGTCTACCAAGGTCAAGCGCCTGATTGACGAGCGTTATAAGGAGCTTCGTGCTGGAAAGCGTAACAGTGAGCTGTCTGTCGTACCTGCAACCAAGTCTGCTGATAATGTTCAGGCCGAACTTGAAACTGCAAAGAATCAGATGGCTGAAATGCAGAAGCAGATGCAGGCTATGATGGCACAGATGCAGGCTATGATGGCAGGCGCACAGACTGTTGCACCGGATAATTCTGTAGAAAAGACTACTGTCAAGCGTGGCCGTAAGAAGGCAGAGGCAGAAAAGGCGGAGGTTGTTCCCGCCGAGTAAGATTGGAGGGATAATGTGACCGCATTTTCGGAAATATACGACAAGTTCTACGAGCTTGTCGAAACTGATAGTAATTTCTTTCAGTATTTTGACCTGAGCGAGAATGAAGTGCGAGATCTTGTACATGATCGTGCAAAAAGTTATTTGATGGAGTCACTTTCTGTGATTACCAGAAACATTGAACCGGAAGAGGATTTTAGTTTCGATGATTACGATTCAGAACTAGAAGAGTTTAATTCAGATCTCACATTCGATGAGATTGATATGTTAGCGCATTTGATGTTGGAGCAACATTTTAAGCGTGAGTTTGGGAAGTTGAAAGCATTTAGCGCACAGGACCTTCCTACGAGTTTACAAGTATTCTCCCCTGCTAATGAGCGCACGAGTATTCGTGCTCTTGTGAAAGACATTCACGAGGAGAATATGACGATGTTAGACAACTATATGGCAAAAGACCGCTCGACCCGTAAGCGTAAGACCATCGACTATGATACATACGCTTCCTACTCTGAGTAAGGAGGTGTACCGATGGACTTTTATACAAGGGCACGAGCTGTTGGTGGTGCCGCAAAAATGTCTAACAAAAAGGATGTCAAAATTGCTTTTGCAAAGCGAGATTTTGCTGCACATTTTAAAGATAGCGTTGATTACGAGGATGATGCTCTTGTGAATGGTTTACCTCAGAAGCTGGTTGTTAGTCGCAGTAATAGTATTGCTAAGGAAAAGAAAATCTGGGCTTATCCTGGTGATTCTTTGAATCTTGGTGACATTGTTGACTGCTATAATTGTAAATAGCTGGTAACTGAGATTGAGCCAAACGATGAAATTTTTCTTCGTGGAAAAATGGAGCTGTGTAACCGTCAAATCCAATGGCAAAATCCGATTACTGGTGAGATAGTCTCTCGTTGGGCAACACTGAGCAAGCCTTATTACGCAAATAATAAGGAGATTATTATGACTTCATTGAGTCAACGTGAATATAAAGTACAGATGCCTTTTGACGACGAGACTGCACTGATCGACCTTGATAAGCGCTTTATGTTGGAAATTATCAATGGCGAGCCGAAAACGTATGTTACGACTTCTGTTGACCAAAGTACAGAGCGTTACGAACTGCATGGCAAGACACAGGGGTTCCTTGTGTTGAACATCCGGCAGGATCAGTATAACAGTAAGACGGATAATGCTGAGAAGATGATTTGTGATTATTTTGAGCCAAACAAAATCAACGAATCAGAAATAGATTCTCGTGTGACTGCTACTATAAAGTATGTAGGAAAACCAGAGGTTCGTATTGGTGGTTCTTGGAAAAAATTCTCTCCTATGTTCACAAATGTTGCTGGCGAGGAAATTACTGAAATTGCTAAGTGGAAGTTCGTTTGCCTTGAGGAATTTAAGGAATTTGTAGAAACGCAGAGTACCATAGATGGTGTTTTTAAAATTCGTATTTTAAATAATAGTATCATGGACGGCGCAACTGTAAGAATTTCTTTGACGAATGCAGATGGTACAGCAAATGCATCCATTGAGTGTAAGGTGGTGAGTTTGCTGTGACAACGAGTGAATTGATTACTGATTATAAAAACAAATTGGCCTTGAAGCTGGTTAATACTGATGGGCTTGTTGAAGCGATGGGCAATGATGACATTGAAGAGCCTGACGAGGCGATTTATACATACATCTTCCCATACTTCCATATTCCTGACACGATTGAGGCAGCGCACAGCTATATTTGTTTTAAGGTAAATATGACTGACCGAAGCAACGTCAACGACTGGTATGAAAACTTCACACTTACTGTGTGGGTTATTGTAAACCAGGCGCTGATGAAAATGAAGGGCCATGGTGGTGCAACACGAGTTGACTATCTGAGTGGTCTTGTGGAAAAAGAACTACACGGCAGTACAATTTTTGGAATCAAACAGCTTAAAATCACATCCAATATCGAGGACAATATGGATTTACACCATCGTGTGCGAATTATGACGTTCAAGACGCAGGATTTGGATGACCTTGTGGGGTGTGGCTGATGGAGCTTCGGGAAATGTACGAGCCAAGCTTGATGCGTGGAAGAGACTTTAAAATCAACGACAAAATTACGATTCACATGCCTTCGGTCGGTGACATCATCGATTATGGTGAGCAAAAGTATTTTCAGTTGGTTTATTTATTCTGTTCTACATCGAGCGATTACAAGGCACAGCTTGACTCTGTTGGAATTGATTGGCAGAAGATTTCGGACTTTGAAATGTTCCGGCAACTTTTTATAGGCAATAAAGATCAAGATATGTCTATTTTGCTTGGCGATATGGACACTTCTGGGTTTATGATGGCGAAAGATAACATAAGTGGTGAGATCGTATTACACAACAGGCTTACGGACACTCGTATTGACCATGTGGTGTATGAAACGATTTCTCAGTACCTATGTGCTGCGAATGGAATTGAAAAGCATTCCGAGTTTGCTGCTGACGAACCGACAAGAATTGCAATGATAGAGGAAGCCAGAGACAACTTGGAGTATCAAAAAATTAAGCGTTATGAACCACATCTTGCGGAGCTTGTGCTCTCGATGGCGTGTTCGTCTGGCTTTAAAGCGGATTACTTCAAGGCTATGGATTACCCTATGAGTGTATTCATGAATCATGTAAGAAAGATTCAGCAAATAAAAAGTTACGACAATACGATGCATGGCGTTTACGCTGGCACCGTGGAATTTGGAAAGATTCCAAAAGCACAACTGGATTGGACGAGCAAGGTTGATTGACCTTGCTCTTTTATTTTTATCCAAATAAATTGAAAGGAAGAATATTATGAGCGATTTTAATTTTAATGAGGTCGTTATTGACCGCGTTCATCGCATTCACGAGTATGATCTGAACGGCAAGCGTCTGTGGACCATGAATCAGGTTAAGGATTTCAAGCTGACTCTGGGCGGCGAGACTGTTTACGCTCAGGATGCACAGGGCGTTAACATCATGGCATTCGATAAGAGTAAGACTGCAGAGGCAGATTGGTCTAATGCTCTGATGCATCTGGGTGCTCTGGCAGAGCAGATGGGCTCCAAGAAGGAGGTTGCTTCCTCTGAGGCAAAGCAGGTCTTTACCACTGTTGAGTACCTGACTTCTGCTGACGGCAAGAAGCTGACTCTGACCCATATCCCCAAGACTGCTGTTGCAAATGCCCCCTTTAAGTACATCGATCTGGTCGATGGTCAGGGTAATGCACTGAAGACCTTTGAGCTGGGTGAGACCGAAGAGTCTCAGTTCTCTGTTACTGGTACTGAGGTCACTCTGCCCACTGGTGCAGATCTGAAGGCTGGCGACCGCTTTGTTGTGAAGTATAAGTACGAGAGCGAGGAGGGTATTGCTATCAATGATAGCGCCGATAAGTTCTCTACCGAGGGCGAGTTCGTGATTGAGGCATTCTGCTACAATCCCTGCGATAAGGCAAATAAGAAGCTGATGCGTATCATCTTCCCGAATGCCAAGATGGATAATGCTATCGATATGACTTTCACTAATGAGCTGGCTCATCCGGTCAAGATTAGCGCTACTCAGGAATACTGCTCTGAAGACAAGCGCCTGTTCCGTATTGAGACTGCTGCTGCCTAATGGCAAATCTGAATTGGTGCCGTACTTGCGGAAAAGAATATCCGGTTTGCCCGCATTGCGAGCAGGATGCGCGTCTTAATCCTTGGCGAATGATTTGCGACACTGAGCCGCACTTTCTTGTGTGGACTGCCGTAAACCAGTATCGTCAGGGAATTATTTCAAAAGAGACGGCAAAAGCAGATCTGACTACTCTTTTGATGCGCAAGTACAAGAATGTTACGAAAGCCGAGGTAGAGACTTTTATCCCAGCTGTTCGTGATGTTTTCCATGAGATCATGGATAAGCCTGCAAAGGCTGAGAATGAGTCATCTAGTGATGTAAAGGATGAGACGCCCGTGAAGCCGGTAGTTAAGAGAACATCAAATCGTAAGGGGCGGGCATAACCGCCCCTTTGTTTTTCGTGGTGGTTTTATGGAGAAAAAGAACAGGACAAAGTTTAATGTCAGTAAGAATCCAGCAGATAGAACATATGACGGCGTAGTTTATGATAGTAAGGCAGAAATGTTGTTTTATCGAGATATTGTATTGCCAAGGCTGGCAAGCGGCGAAATTGTAGAGTGTCGTAAGCAAGTCCCCTTCCTTCTGCAGGAAGCGTTCCGCCGGGTCGATAAGGACGGAAAGGACGTAGCGGTTCGGAAGATTGATTATGTGGCGGACTATGAAATTACATATCGAGATGGCAGCAAACAAGTGATTGATACGAAAGGATTCGCTGATAGTGTTGCGCTGATGAAGCGCAAGATGTTCTGGTTCAAGTATCCTGATGTAGATTACCGCTGGGTCACATACTCCAAAATTGTTGGAGGTTGGGTCGATTACGACGACCTAAAAAAAGCTCGAAAAGAGCGAAAGAAATTAAAGCAAGCACAGACGAAAGGGAGATAAAATGAATGTTTTAAATTTTCAGGAGCGAATTGACTTCGTGAAAGAGGTCATTGAGATGTGTACTGTTCAGGACGATTATCAGCCTGCGCTGTTTGATGTGGCATTTCGGCTGACCTGTTTGAAGTATTTTGTTGGTTATGATTATCGCAATGAACCGCAGACTGAGTGGCCGCGCATTGCTTATGAGTCTTTTAACCTGAAGATTGAAGCTGCAGGTTGCGATACTTCTACGTTCTGGGATCAGTATGATTCTCTGGAGAAGGCAGTGCAGGAGCGTGTGCAGCGTTCTCACGATGAGTATCTAGCTCTTGCAATTTGCAACAAGCGCGATGCGTTTGCCGAGTTTGTTGATTACATGAAGGATTATCTGGATGAGGCAAAGAAGAATCTTGGAGACTTTGATGTAAATCAGGCTTCTCAGGTTATGTCTGCCCTGCTGGACAATAAGCAGGAGATCTCTGCTGTGCTGGCAAAAGATAAAAAGGAATAAACACTTTTAGAGGTGGGTTGGAGGGAATTTTAATATGGCTACAAGAAGTAAACCGCTGAAGTTATGGGATGCTGAGAAGTTCAAAAACGTAAACCCAGTGTCTTTGAAATACTGGGATAGATATGAGACTGATATGGGCATCCGTGATCTCAGCCCGTCTACTGTTTATAATTATGAATCGGATTTCAAGCAGTGGATGATTTATGTTCTGGACAATCAGGGTAATGCTCCTGTGACGGAACTTGAGGAAGAGGATATTGAGGAATTTCTGTTCTATTGTAAGAAGCATGGAAATAACTCTGCTCGTATGAAGCGGCGTATGAGTACAATTTCTGCGCTATATCGGTATCTTCGTAAGAAGAAAATCATCAAAGAAAATCCGATGGAGTTCATTGACCGACCGACTAAGGACGTGGCTGTCGTGAAGCAGACATACCTTACGCCGGATGAGGTTAAGTTGATGCGAGAGAAGCTGAATGCTCTGGTTGAATCTGCGACCACCGTTCACATGAAGGATAATGCGATGACGCTGCGTCTGTACGCACTGTTCTCACTATCAACGATGGCTCGTGTTAATGCTGTGCGAAATACACTCTGGAAGTCTATCGATTATGAGAACCGTATGGTGCATGACGTTCTGGAGAAGGAAGGCAAAATTGTTGATTTGATGTTCAGCAAGGAAGTTTCTGAGCTTTTGAAAGAGCTGAAGGAATACCGTACTGAGCATGATATTGAGGATGGCGGCTATGTGTTTGTTGGTACGAAAATCAATGGCGCATGGATGCCGATTACTTCGAGCACGGCTGGTGATTGGTGTAAGAAGATTGGTGAGATGATTGATGAGCCTACGCTGCATCCGCACGATTTCCGGCACAGTGGTGCTACCCTGCTGAAGAATGCGGGTATGAGTCTGGAAGATGTCTCTTCCCTGCTCAACCATGCTGGCACGGATGTGACCAACAAGTATTACATCAAAAAGGATACGACAAAGATTCAGTCTGCAAAGGATCGGTTTGAGATTTGAGGTGTAGTGAATGAAACAGTCATATACAAACTTCGATGACCTATTGAGTGATGTGGCAGATGGTGTGGAGCAAATTATGCAGGACGTAGCTCCGCAAATCGAAACAGTTCTTCAAGCAAGTGCGAAGAAAAATATTCAGTCACAATCAGCCCGTTCTGCTGGAATCGAAGATGCAAATAATATTGTAAGTAGTGTAACTCGTGATGGAAACACTGTTACGATGATTGTGAAAGACATCGCAAAACCGCAACCGTCTTATTTTCTTGGTGGGAAGAAGTTCGATTCTCAACGTGTAGCAGATACTTTATTGTACAGAGAATATCATTTTGGTGGCTCACCGATTGTTTGGAACGAATATGGTGGAGCAAATATTCTATTTGATGAACGTGAGAATGCGGCTGTTGGTGGAACTATGTTTGCGAACTGGATTGAGAATGGTTTTTGGATGGATCTGAGTTATTATCTTCGGTCTGGTGGGCAGAAAGAATATCGCCCTGCACGTCCGTTTATTGCTCCTGCGCAAGTCGAGGCGGCAATGATTGTTAAGACGGCTTTACATGGATTGTAAAAGCCATCTTTTATGAGAATTTATTTGGAATAAAATTCAATGAGAGGAGGGCTGGCTTTAAGGAGCTGGCCGCTTCTCTTTTTTGTTTTGAAAGGAATGTTGAAAATGGAAAAGAGAGGTGACCAACGGTATGGCGGATAATACAAACACCGCAAGTAGTGCTGATACTTCCTCTGTAACGGCCATAAAGGTCAAGGTCGTTCTTGATACTACTACCGAGGAGTTAAAAAATCAATTTAAAGGAGTTCAAAACAGTTTTAAAAAGGCTCCTGTGGAGATTGCTTTTGGTGTAAACGAAGGCGCAACCATCGGCAATGTTAATGCCGCATTGAAGCGAATCATTAAAAAGGTAGAGTCTCCAAAACTCACTTTGAAAATAGATGAATCTAATATTGATGCTGCTGTAAAGAAGGCTGTTAATAAAGCACAGTCTGGCGCGAAAAATGCGAAAACCGAGGTCAAAGTAAACTTAAACACTAATGAAGCGAAACAAAAACTAGATGCTTTTTACCGAAGGGTTCAAGAAAAAGGTTCTCTTTACAAGGATGCTCTCAAACTTGAATCGTCTGGTAAAAATCAGCCAGAGTTAGAAGAGGTTTTACGTCAACTTCAAGCGGTTAGAAATGAAGCTGGGCGGCTGCGTACAGAACTTGTAAACATTCTTCCGACGGAAGAGTTTAGCAAAATTTCCGAAATTGAACGAGCAACAACTAATAGTATTTCTAGGCTTGAGGCTCGGCTTCAAGGGTTAAAGAATGCCGCGAATGATGGAACGTTAAAAGCTTTAAAAAAATCACAAAGCGATCAAACTAATACGTACTCAAATAATCTTGCTGACGCCAATAATAAATATAAGAATTTTTCTGGAGCTTCTGATGTAAAATCTTCTCTTGCGGATGTTCAAAAGCAGATTGATATTCTTAACACGCTTGAAAGCGGAACGCAAGATTATGCTAATCAATTAAAGGTTGTCGCTGATACATGGGCTGACGCCACTCGCCAGATGAGTACTTTTGATGAAGCTCAGAAGAAAGCTGAAAATCATGTCAAGAGCATGACGGAACAGGCGCTGAAATGGAAGGAATCCATTAAGGACAGCGATACTGCTTCGCAAGAATTGAGAGATTCCATTGACGGTATTATTGATGCGTCTAAAAAGTTGGATTCAGACCATAGTTCAGATACATATAAGAAAGGCGTAAAAGACTTAGATGATGCTTTTATTAGTACAAAGGCATCGATGTCCGTGTATACAGATGGCTATAAAGACCTTGAATCCACAGCGAGAAGAACACTGACTGAAATTCGCAAAAAAGAGTTAGAGTTAGAGCAGACAGGAAACCATAGTTTTGACAGTATTCTTATTGGCGACAGTAAGACGACTTCTCTTGATGATAGTCTTGAAAGTCAACTTAATTCCTTAAAGGGAATGAACACTCAATCTGCTACGTACAAACAACGAGTAAGTGAAATTGTTGAAGAGTGGTTAAAGGTAAAGCTTCAAATTGAGCAAGCTTTGAGATCCGAAGAGGATTTGGAAAAAGAAGCCGAACAGAAGCACGGTCAAGTCCGTTCAAAGCAAGCTGCATATAACACTATTCAAAATAGATTAAGTAGTACGGAATTCACAAGAAAAAATAGTGTTGCTTTAGGACGATTTAACACTGGCGTGTTGGATGATGGCAAAACTGGGCAACAAGTATTGGCAGAGCTAGATGCTGCTATGAAACAGTTGGACGAAAATAAAGGTCCAACAGAGTTTAAAGCAACACTTCGTCAAGTTGACGATTTACTTGTTCGGGTGAGAAAACATATTGACGATGCTTTGGTGCAAAGCCGTCAGACAAAGACAGCAAATACTGATACAGATAAGATAGAAAATCTTATGCGTACTCTATATCAGTATAAAGAAACACTTCATGGATTTGAAGGTTCAAAGTTTGAAGCAGAATACAATGAGCTTTTTGATGCGATTAAAAATGGTAGTTATTCTTTTGAAGAAGCTCAAATGAAAGTCAGCAAATTCCAAAATGCTTGCCACCAAGCTGGATTAGAAACTGAAACGCTTGGTCAAAAACTGTCTCGTCTGTTCAAGGAACATTTCCAGACCGCCATCGCTATGGCCGGAGTTGCAATGGTCAAACAAGGTCTGCGAGAGGTTTATGATAATGTTCTGGAACTGGACACGGCTGTAACAGAGCTTAAAAAAGTCAGTAAAATGACTGGCGACGAGATGAATGAATATCTCGATAGAACTGCAACAAACGCTCGTGAACTTGGTGCGAATATCTCCGATCTTGTGAGTAGCACAGCCGATTGGAAACGCCTTGGATACACTGATAAAGATTCAGAAGAGCTTGCTCGTGTGTCTGCTCTTATGGCTAACGTTGGAGACCAAATAGATAATGCAACAACTGCTTCTTCTTACCTGATTTCTGCAATGCAAGGTTTTGGGTTGGTTGCTGATGATGCAGAGCGTCTTCTGGACTGCATGAACCAAATCGCTAATACCGAACCAGTCAGTATGAACGACCTTGGAATTATCATGCAGAAAAGTTCAGCTGCGATGTCTGCCGCCGGAAATACATATCAGGAGACGCTTAGTTTGGCGGCTGCTGTGAATGGTGTACTTCAGGACGCCGATACGAGTGGCACTTACCTAAAAACTTTGAGTATGTACCTTCGTGCTTCAAAAACAGATGCTGAAAATGCCGGTATCGCAACAGATGGGATGGCAGATTCTGTATCCGAACTTCGATCTGAGTTGAAGCAACTTGCTGGTGTTGATATTATGAAGGATAACAATACCTTCAAATCAACCTATCAGATTATGAAGGAACTTTCTGAGGTTTGGAAAAATCTGTCTGACACAACACAGGCAAATATTACTGAGTTGATCTCTGGAAAGAGAGGAGGTCAGAGTACATCTGCCCTGCTGAATAATTTTAGCGTTGCTGAAGATGCTATGAAGCAGGCGCTTAATTCTAGCGGCAGCGCAATGCGTGAGAACCAGACGTACATGGATTCATTGCAGGCAAAGCTTAATCAGCTTGATTCTGCATTCCAGAAGTTTAGTACGGACTTGATGAAGTCAGATATTCCGAAGTTCTTTGTAAGCCTTGCTACAGTTTTTGTTGACGGTGCAGATAGTGCTGTAAAATTTGCAGGTGCATTACCCACTTTGACAGCTGCCATCTCTGGCGTGTTGTCCGTAATGCAGATGAGCGGAAAGCTCAAGAATGGTGCGGGTAAAGTTAATATGCCCTCTTATATTTGTTGCGTATAAAAATATAGGATGCGGCACCATGTAAAAATAAAATAGCCCCTAGAGTGCTGGGAAACCCTAAGAGCCATATCGCCTATTGTTATATTTATATAATGTAGGAATCGAAAGATAGAAACAAGGATATGGATGCTATATGCTGAGACAAAAGCTCGGTTTTATCGTATTGTAAAAATATGGTAATAGTTGAGTGCTAAGTAGCGTTTACAATGGGCGGTCAGCAGCCGATCCACTCCCTATTATATAATGTAGGAGGGTGGAAGGTTCATCGACTAAAAAGGGTCAGTGAGCAATCACTGGAAGGATAGTCAGTTTTGGACGAAAGTTCAGAAGTCCACCTCAGACGTAACCAGACGACTTAAAGAAGTAGGTGGAAACGAGGAGACGTGCTATTCTCTAGCGCGATATAAATAGGAGAAAATATTTAAAAATATAATCCGACATGATTCATATTGACAGCTGACGCAGTGGCGGCTATAATGAAAATATAATCGTATAAATTTATTTTACGGAGGTATTTATCATGCCGAGACCTAAAGGAAGCAAAAACAAGGTTACCATGATTGCAGCGGCTTCTATCGATTATGCCGCGCTGATCGATGAAAAGCAGTCCGCAAAAGATTCGTTGAATGCAGAGGTTACTTCTATCGCGGCTAATATCGATTCTTTGAAGGCTGATCTGAAGTCTAAGAAAGCTGAAATCAAAAAGCTGGATAAAGAGTTAGTTAAACTTACTGAAAAGAAAGACGAAGCTGACAAGAAAGCTGCCGAGGCCGCCGCCGAAAAGGAAGCCGTCGATCTTGTAAAGAAGGCGCTGGCAAATGGAACTACTGTTGATGATATTCTTGAGCTGCTGAAATAACTGTTGCGCCACGGCACATGAATTAAGCCCGACTTTCCTACTACTGGGAGGCCGGGTGTTTTAATTTGCGTTGCTTTTTACGACAGTCTGTGATACACTCTTATAAAAAGGAGTGTTGATTCATGGAAAACAATAAAAAGCATGTGCCGAATATGGAAATTTCTAATTTTGGCGGTCGTTCTATTACGGACTACACGTATCATGGCGGCAAGGACGAAACTACAGAGAATCAGCTGAATGCTTATTTCAGAGATTATAGTGATAATAGATTGAAAAGCAAAGATGGAGGCGCTGATGACGGAAATAGTAAAACTAATCAACAGCATTGATACGCTGTTTAATGTATTTGTTCCAGGCGCAATCTGTGTCTGGTTTTATATGAAGCTGTCTTTAAAGAAAATTGAATATCAGGGATATCTTATTTTAAGTATCGCAGTTGGTTTTGTATTAAAGTATACGGTTGATTACTTAGATAGAATCCTTCCTTTTGTTGTAGTTGGTTTTCCTATCGTACTGGCATACGTTCTTTTAGGGCTGCTTGCCGCTGCCGCATTTTACAAAGTCAAGAACTCTGTTTGGGCTCGAAAAATAATGGTCAACATTCTTGGAGTTGAGCCGAGTGACAATATTTGGACTAGGCATATCGATTCTCATGGTAATTTGATGATGCTAAACATGGATGATGGGTCTCATATTTTAGGAAAACTAGAAACAGCAGATGATGAGTATATTACATTAACATATCATTGCTCTGCAAAATCAAAGTCTGGTAAGGATATGGATGATGCCGCAAAGAATGCAAATACCGGTTCTGTCCTCTGTATCCCAATGAGTCGCGTTAAGAGTTTTGAGTTTTTGTATTGCGATAGAAATTCCGCAATGGCAAAATACGTTTTTCGCTAAATCTAAATACGACCCACTACCCTGCTACTTTGTATAGCAGGGCTTTTCTTTTTATCACCACTCGTATCCACAGTTTTTACAATGGAAAGTTTTCTTCACTTTTCCACTGGCAAAGCCCCAGAATGCTACATCTAAGACTTTAGAAGCGGTTCCGATCTTTTCAAGGTCTGGCGAGCCACAAGTAGGACATTTTGGAACATACTTCGGATGTTCTTTCTCCTCCAAGTCGGCTCTATATTGAGTGTCAAATTCGGTAGCTTTGAGTTGTATTTTCTTTAGGTGCTCTTTATCAATCTCTGAGATATTTCTTTTAGGATTGGTTTTTGCTTTCCAATCGTACTGTTCTCGTTCTTTCATTCGAGTCCAGTTCTCATATAAAATAAGATCTCTTATACAAAAAGCACACAATGTATCCCATCTTGAATAAAATTTATCGCAGAATGGGCAGTATTTAACATATTTTTCCATTTTTTGATTTCTCCTCTCAAACCGATATTAACTTTCTTCGGCGTTAAAGATGGAAAGATTGAAGCGACTGCACTAAAGCGAATTGCAGATTCCTTAAACAACCTCATTAACACTTATGTTGCATGGGCAGACACTGTTGGGCAGGATTATAGCATATCTAATTTTATCAAATGGTTAAAAAACAGTCAAGGTGAGATTGTAGCAACAGAGCTTAGAATGTACGCTCTAAAAGCGGCCACACTTGCTTTGAATATGGTTTTTGCCATGTTTGCGGGATGGGTAATTTCTGCTGGAATGAACGCATTCATTAACTGGATGAAGAATGCGAAGACGCACTCCGAACAGCTGATTTCTACGATGGAAGATGCACATGATGCCGCAGAAGAAGCACAGCAGGATGTTGATGACATCCAACAAAAGCTGGATGACCTTGACCAAAAGGTAAAAGACCTTGGTGCAGAAAAAATTGAGGACATTGTTGACCCACAAGAGAAAGCAAAGATTCAGGAAATCAACAATCTGCTGGAGACCCAACTTCGATTGAAGAAGCAAATCGCTGACGATGAAAATAATAAAGCAAACAAGGCTGCGTCTGATGTATTCAACGACAAGTCAGAAGTTGTAGTATCTAATGAAACCCCAACGTCTTATGCGGAAGCTGACCCGAATGGCATTGGAGTGACTGTCACTCCGTCTAAGAATGTCACACGGACGGAAGCTTTGCGTGAGCATACAGCTAGAGTCAACGAGCTATCGGATGCTTATGTAAAACTCATGTCGGATGAGAATGCAACCGATGAGGAACGTGCTCAGGCAAAGAAAAATCTTGAAGATGAAATCAGCCTTACAAATGATGCTGGCACAAAAGTTTCTGAGCTTGCGGATATGTATGAGACAGATGCTTCTAAATACGGAGATGTTTCTTCCGAAGTTCAGGAATGTACAGATTCAATGCAGGGAGCAAGTGATGCTCTTGAGCGTGCAAACAATCTGCTAAACGGCACAACAAGCGTTGAAAATACAAATCTTGATGCTTTTAAGAGTAAATTCAAGGACGTAATCGAGGAAATTGATAATGGCTATCTGTCTATGCAGGAAGCTATTGCTCAATACAAAGACCTCTCTCCCCTGCAAGCATTTGGCAGTATGACTGGCGAGGCCATCATTAACATTGATTCTGACACAGCTCATCAGACTGAAGCTGAAGCTACCGCTCTTGCAAAGCTTCATGAAATCGCTGACGCAAATAATATCTCGTTTGAGGATTTGATCGGTGCATTTGAACAACTTGGTATTGTTGCCACAAGCGATACTAGCGGAATTGCAAACTATGCAACTCAGCTTGAAGAGACCATGAAAGCTATTGATAGCTTGCAATCTTCGTATAAATCTTGTTCTTCTGCCGTTGAGGAGTACAACAAATATGGTTATCTGAGCACTGACACTATGCAGTCTTTGCTTCAAATGGATACAGAATATCTAAATTGTCTTGACTTGAAAGATGGAAAACTCCAGATTAACAAGCAGAGATATGCAGAATTACTGGCTGCTCAGTACGCTCAAGCAGAAGTTGAAGCTATTGATCAAGCCATTACAGAGCTAAACACGATTGCAAAGGGCGATGCGGCAGAGAAAACTCAGACCCTTACGACTGCAACAGAAGATGAGAAAAATAAACTCGTTGCTCTTTGCCCTGCCCTTGAGGACGCAACTGTTGGCACTGGTGAATTAGCTGCCGCTTTAGCAGCTGCGCAGGGTGCCGCAAACGGTGGAAATGCAGAGCAGATTCAGGCTCAAATCGATGCCGTTATGGGAGCTTTGAATACAAAAATCACATTGTTGAAGAAGAACACCCAAGCGGCTATTAGCAGTGGTACTTCTCTCGGAAATCAATTGAATGGTTTCAATGAGAAAACAAATAAAAACAACAAATCAACAGCAAAATCTGTTACCGACGTGTCTTCTGCTTTCGATACCTTGAATAAGGCTATGAAGGAGTATAACCAGTATGGCTATCTGTGTGCTGACACAGCAAAGTCTTTGGTTGGGCTCGAAGACAAGTTCACTGCTTGCCTGACTGAACAAAACGGAAAGCTCCAAATCAATGTAGAGCAGTTCCGTAAGTTTGTGAAAGAGCAACTCAAGGAAGCAAATGCCGCAAAAGATGGCGGGAAATCAGCTGATGAGATGAATAAAATTCTGAACTATCTTGATCAGAATGTAGATACAACAACCATCTCTTTCGAGCAGTTGACTGACGCCATCAAGGGTTACGGCACTGCGATGGACGAGGCCAAGGAAAAGACAGACGCTATAAAATCCGCATTTTCTGATCTTTACGATGTTGGCACACAGAAAAAGGATAACGACTTTGGCTTTTTGGATATGGAGGCCATTGAGAAGCAGTATCAGGCTGTTCGTAATCTGTATGAAAACACAGACCTATTTACAAATCCAAAATATGCTAGTGCTCTAAATTCAGAAACCGGAGAGATTGACTACAACAGCGATGCATTTAAACAGATGTTTGCAGATCATCTGAAAGAACTTGCGGCGTCTGCCCGTGAGACCGGTGGTGCTGCTGGAGAATATCTTGCACAAGGTTTTGAAGATGCTGCTGCCAAGATTGCAAACAACGTGATGAGCATTCGTGAGTGCATTGATGGAATTGGTTCTTCTTTGAATTATGCAACCGACAGGATTGATCATTTTCAAAGTGGTTTCTCCGATATCTCTGATATCGTCACTCAGTACAACACTTATGGTGGCCTAAGTATTGATAATTATCAGAAGTTGATGAGTCTCGATGATGATTATATTAAGTGTTTGAGTCTTGAAGGTAATCAGCTGAAGTTCAATACAGAAGCATATAAGGAACTTTTCATTGCAAAACTGAACGCAATGATTGATGAGTATGATGCTGCAGACGAAACAAAAGCACTTGCTCAACGTCTACGTGAATTGAGGGATGCCGTAATTGCATCCGGTGATGGCTTTACAAGTGCAGAAGATAAGGCTAAAAACTTCGAGACAACACTCGGAAATATTAAGAGCCTCCTGAGTGATCTAATTGGTGTATTTGAAAAGTTCAACGAGAACAAATCGAATGACCTAAAGATTCAGGGTGATGCTTGGATTGATGTCATTGATAAACGAATTGATGCCCTTAACGAAGAAAATGATGCACAGGAACGAGCAATCGAACTGGCAAAACTTCAGGATGAATACGAGCGTGCAAAGGCCAATAAGACTGTCCATGTATATGGCGGCAGAGGTCAGGGCTTCGTATGGAAAGCAGATGAAAATGCTGTTCGTGAAGCTGGGCAAAACCTGTCTGACAAGCAACGCGAGTATAAGAAGAAAGATGAAATTGACAGGTTAAACAAGCTCAAGGATAAAGTTCAGGAAGCCAATAATCTTATCGGCACCAGTTGGGATGATTATCAGAAGAAGCTAAAATACACCGCAGAGTTCGAGGCCATGACCTTTGAGCAAATGGAAGGTCACTATGATGGCTTTAAGAATAGTATCCTAGACAATATGCGTGACATTCAGTCTGCTACTAATGTCAGTGATGCTATTACAAATCTCGAAAAGCTAATCAACACACTAAAAACGCTTAACGACGTTATAACATTCTTTACTTCTGGCGGTGCAAGCACTGATGGCGGTGGAATTTTTGGACTTTTTAACCAGATCAAGAACATGTTCACTGGCGAAAACGGTGACTTTGATCTGGGTGGCGGTTTCAAGAAGATGTTCGATGGGGCCGCTAAGGTGGTTTCTGACGGTTGGAATTGGATCACTGGTAAGAACAGGGCTGGTTCTGCCGCACTAAAATCAGACACCACTGCGACATTGGATATCCTTGGCAACACAATAAAGGTGAATACCGGCGATATTCAGCGTGTATCTGGTGGATTCTTTGAGAGACTGGTTGGTGCTGCGAAAGACAACCTTGGCAGTATCGGTAAGTTCTTCTCAGGCGCATAGACATCTATCTCTGAGAAAACCGGGTTGATGTTTACTGATATTGGCTCGTTCTTCACAGAAGGATTTGGTCTGCTGAACAGTCAGACAGGACTTGGTCTTGGTGGCATTGTTGAGACCGTCGGAAGTATGTTTGGCCCAATTGCGGCTGGCGCACAGTCTATCGGTAGTGCCATCTCGTCTGGCGTTGTAAGCTTCTTCCCTTCTATCTTCGCTGGACTTGGTACTCTGGTGACAAGCGTTGGCGGTGCTATGGCCGCTATGATGCAGGCGATTGCTGCTGCTCTTTCTTCCATCCCTATCGCTGGTTGGATTGCTGCCGCTGCAGCTGTTGCAGGTGCAGTTGCTCTGATTGCTACGATTGCTTCGGTTGCAAGTGATGTTTCCAACACACAGGTTGATGAACCTACTCCCGCATTCCAAGCAAAGAAATATGCAAAAGGTACTCGTGGCGTTAAGAAGGGTCAGATTGCAAACGTTGATGAAAAGGGCGAAGAGCTGATTGTTCGTAACCCCGATCAGGGACGCATGACCTATCTTGAAAAAGGTGACGGTGTTATCCCTGCAAAGGAAACCGACAACCTGATGGCGATTGGTGCTAATCCAGAGGGCTGGCTGGCAAAAGGCTTGGCCGAAGTGACCGGTAGTGCCGCTGCCGGTGCTGGTATGAGTGCCCAAGGCCCGAATGCTAAATTGAGTGGTGCCGCAGCTGCCGCAGCCGCTGGTGTTGGCTCAATTTTCGAGAGCGAGTATGATGAGATCCTTGGTGATACAAACGAGTTCATGTCTGGACTCTCTGATATTTTCAAGAAGAGTGATAATCCAATCATTGCTGCCGTTCAAAGCATGATTTATATGGCCACTAAGACTGTATATCGTATGTCTACGGTCGGTAAGATTAACTCTTCTAAGACAGTGACAGAATCCACCAGCAACACAAAGAAGGCGACCCAGAGCCAAATTTCGTCTATGACGAGCAACTTTGAGTCTAGCTGGAAATCTGTGGCTGGCGAGCTCGGTTTGGACACAAAGGATATTGAAAAAACCAGCAAAAAGATGTCTGAGAAGATGAATGAGCTGGTAAATAACACCTTTGATGCACTGAATGAGAATACCGGTCTAAGCGCTGAACAGGTTGAAGATGTCACCAACACGATGTTTGATTCGCTGCAAAAGATTTATACCAGCGGATGGAATAGCCTTGCTTCCACTTCCGGCGACATGTCTAAGGAGATTGCGGATAAGCTGAATGCGTCTTATAAGTCTTCTGTTGCCAGCACAAATAAGGCTATGAATGAGATTTCCAAAGCATTCGGTCACAGCTGGACTAAGGTTGGCGGTGGTGTAAAGACCCTGAGTACCAATGTTCAAAAGACAATGGAGCAGGCATGGGCTGACACCAGCCAAGACACCCAGAAGCTGATGTACGATATGCGTGCGTGCTTTGATAATAGCTGGAGCATGAACGAGGCTGGCGTAACTCATCTGGCAGATATGACTCAGGGAACTGTGAAAGATGGCTATGCCGAGATTGATTCTTCGAGCTCTAATACATTTGGTGAGAATGGTCAGTTGAAAACGGATGCAGACAATTCGTGGAAGAATGTAGAACCTGGCGCTACGAATTTAGCAAACAATATGCAGTGGGTGATGGATCAGTCTTACAACGCCATCAAGGCCGGATGTACAGCTGCCGTTACATCGATCAAAAACGATTTGGCGACCACAGGTGATGCATTTGAAGCTGTCGCTACAAAGGCGGAGAAGGCAAAGCAAGAGACACAACAGCAACAACAAACTGCTCAACAGCCTGCTAAACAGAAAGGGGCTCTTGAGAATATTGCGGAAGGAGCCGGGCAGTTCATTAGAGGCGTTGGCCAAGGCATAGCCGATGTTGTTACAGCGCCGTTTAAGTTCCTTGGATCATTGCTTGGTTTTGCAAGTGGCACAAAGGAAATAAAGAGGTCTAATTTTGCTAACGTTGACGAGCAAGGTCCTGAGATGCTGGTTCGTAAGCCAGATTCCGGTCGGTACACTTACCTTGAGACTGGCGATGGTGTTGTTCCTGCTGATATCACCTCTCGCCTGTTCGAGATGGGCGGCAACCCGGATGCATGGTTCCAGAAGCAGATGGCAAAGTACGGTTCTCAGCCGATTGTTCAGGGCAGCGGTGGAGATGTTACAACTTCGATTGGCGATATTATTATCACAAATCCTGTTGGCAGCTCTGATGCTCTGGCAAATGAAATCAAACAGAAGTTACCGACTAAGGTTGCTCAAATGCAAAGCAAGCGGTAAGTAATAGTTTTTACAGCCGATACCACTAGGATAGCCTAGCAGGTCGGCTTTTATTTTTGATTAGGAGGAATAGGATGGCAGATAAATCAGTAACTGATGTGCTGGCCGAAGTGGTGACTTCTGCCGCCGAACACGCCGTAAAGAACGCAAAATTTGACGTGTCCGCCTATGGAGTGATTACAGAAAAAGAAGACCAGCACTATAAAATCGCTGTATTCGGTGGAGAGTACGGCATTGTAACAAACCATGACTATATTGTAGGCCAGAAGGTTGTTGTGACTGCATTGCAGGGCAACTTCCGTAATCTGATTGTATCGGAGAGTAATACCAGCGTTGAGATTTTGACAGTGAAATCTCTGGTGACCGGTGTCGATAGCTTGAACGCTGAATTCTCATCGATGAAAGACAAATCACAGCAGACGGAGAATACTGTCCAAGAGCAGTTGAGGAATACGATCAATACTTGGTATCGAGACGGTGTTCCCACGAGTGATAACTATCCAGCTGTCAATTGGGACACTGATGAGTTAAAGAAGGCGCATCTGAACGACATTTACTATGATAAGCTAACTGGCATTTGTTATCGATGGGTTTTTGATCAGGGCGAACAAGCATATTCTTGGAAGGAAATTATCGACGCAGGTGTTATTAACGCTATTGCGATGGCTGGTTCTGCAACAAAGATTGCCGCAGAGAAGGTTCGCGTTTTTACAGACACGCCTAAAGTTCCATATGATGTAAATGACCTATGGCTTTACGGCGGAATCGGAGGTGCATTGTATATCTGTGTTTCGGCCAAAAATGAATCTGGTAAATGGGAATTCAGCGACTGGGCTGTTGCGACAAAGTACACGGATGATACGACCGCAAACGCAGCGGTTGAACGTGTTGGCGCTCTTGAGACAAAAGAAGCCAACGATGTAGCTAGTTTGTGGCGCTCGCTGAACGGCTTTAACGACAACATTGGCGGCTTTACGAACAGAGATTATAAAACAACCAAGAAACAGGTATATGACAATAAAAGCAACATTGAGAAAAATGCTTCTGATATTACTTCGTTGAGGACAGACCTTGATTACGCAAAAACGGCTGAATCCAATCACTATCAAGATATGACACGCAAGATTTCGGCTGCAAATACCAACATCTCGACCCTGAAAACGAACGTATCAGATATCAATAAAACGATTTCAGAAATCACTGTTGACAATTTTCTGGCCGCATTGAATCTGGCTGTGAATACCAATGGTGAGCTTTGCTATATATCGAAGGATAATTCGGAGGTGATAACTTGAAACCAATTCTATCTAAAATCGGCGCATTTGATGCCACAAAGGATCATACATTTCAGTTTGCCGCATATGCAGACATTGATATCATTGCTCTTATCGTCTTCGATACTCCAACGGGCAGTATTTTGCAGGGTGATACGCTTTCAAAAGGCGTGTATAAGTTTGGTACATTCCCTGCCGGTGGCACTGGTCTGGCACGATATTTTACAATTCCGGCAGGCACGTTTGAAAACCGCAAAGATCCGTACTATATGATTATTCGCTGTCGGCTGAAAGGCACGAACCTGTTTTCAGAATACTCGGACAAGCTGTTGTTTTATTGCCATGAGGAACCGACAATCAAGCTGAATGACCTGAGTTCTTCAGGTGTGACTACTATCCCCTACCCTTCTTATTCCTTTGAGTTCTCTTACAAGTATAAGGTATCGGAGGGTGAATCAGTCAATCGTTATGAATTTTGGCTTTATGATGCGAATCGCGAGCTGTTGAAAAAGTCAGTGAGCTACTATTATCGTGATTCATTGAAAGGGTTCCAGATCGATGGACTGGATAACCATACCCTGTACTATCTGAGAGCAACGGCAGAATCTGTTGGCGGCTATCAGCTGGACACTGGCTTGCAGGCATTCCGAACTGACTATCCAGAGTATGTGGATGACATAGAATTCACCGTGCAGAATAATTATCGTATGGCTAATATCAGTATGCACGCACAGTATTTCCTGACAAGAAGCAGTGGTGCAAATGCCTTGCGAATCAAGCGGCGCAAGAAAGGCGCAGCAATCTGGACTTCGCTTTATCAGGAAGAGATCGACCTGAACCATGTCATTATGAAGATGGGCTGGTCAAACCTCCATATCAATAAAACGACTGGTCAGCCGATGGGTAACTATAAGGCAGTGACCTCGGATTATATCGACAAGAATCGAGTTCTTTCCTTCCAGTTCAAATCTGAAGATAAGGCGTTTTGTCTGATTGCATATACTGCTGACCGCAAGTTCATCAAGGCATCAAGTGATTTTACATCGACCGACGAATTCAGAAGTTCCAGCGAATACAAGGAGTGGTTCTCTGAGACCTTCTTGAACAACATGAAATACTATCGTGTTGAGGTATCGGCAACAAAGAATCAGGATTTGGAGCCAAAAGACTTCAATGATTTTTATATGTACAGCGCTGACGATGGTTATGTGATGATTGATTACACCGACCTATATGCCATTGGCCGCAAGACCGACTATGAGTACGCCGTAGCTCCCGTTGCAAATGGCATTGAGCTTGGCTATGCGAAGGCCAGCGTTGTAAGTGACTTTGATGGTGCTGTGATCACTGACGGCAACAAGACCTACCATATTTTCCTTGAACCGAAAGTGGACAGTGTTGAGAAGGTACGTTCTGCTACAGTTGTCGAGACGATGGGAAGCAAATACCCGTATCTGTTTGCTGGCAGTGAAGCCAATTATTACAGCGGCCACTTCTCTGGTGTTGGCATCCGTTTTGATAACACAATGAAAGATTTTGATATCAATGGCGGCAATACGTTCCGTGATGAACTGAGCGAGTGGCTGACCAACGGTAGTGCGAAGCTGTTGAAGATGTTTGATGGCCGCAGATGGCTAATGGGTGTCAATGGCAATGTGTCTATCTCCTGCTCTGATCATTACGACAAGGGCGTATTGGAGTTCGACTTTGTGGAGCTCGGTGACGCAGAGAGTGAGAGCGACATGTATAACAATGGGCTGAGTGATTATCAGCCGGGAGGCGGCGTATGACATACCTTCCGACTGACGCAGACCTGGCGCTATTGAACAATCATTCGTCTAATATTTACTGCCGCATTGATATGCTGAACAAAGATTTTATTACAATTGATAGTTTGGAAGGTCTTGTGATTGATGGTTCTATTTCTATCGACTCAGAATCTGACGTGCGGCGAACCTTTAATGTGACCCTGTATCTGGGTAAGAAGAGCGGCATTTCTAGCCTGACGGAAGAGGATTGGATCAGTAAAAATGTGCGTGTATTCATTGGTCTGTCAGGAAGAGGAATGTCGAAAATCAGTGCTTCAAAGAGTATTGACGAGATGATCAGGGAAAATGCGGATTATCAGCTCGCTACGACGAATTATGATGATTTGATTCAGGACATCACAAATAGAGGCTATGCAAAATACGGTAATATCGACAACCTGAATCGAGATGTGCTGGTGTGGACACGAGCCAATATCTCAAAGTATCATACGTTCTTTGACCAGATCAATGACGGCACACCACCGGATGATCCAGCTGAAGCAGAGGAATGGTACACCAAACTTGGTGATTACTCTACGGTTTTGGGAAGTGATGATCCAATTTGTCAAGATGGCCCTTATATCGCATTTACACCAATGCTGCAGACCAAAGACGGACTTGTGCCGCTTGTGAAGGATGATATCTGGGCTTATCTGGATGCTGTGGCAACAAAAGCGAAGTCAATGAGCGGCGGTCTCTCCCCTGCCAATATCCTTGAGGTAGACAAATCAGGCATCGATAGTTTCGTGTATGGTAACAAAATGCATGTCCATGGGATGATTGCTGCTGTTGAAGGCATGGTTCTGAACGGAGTTACGCTTGGCAAGGTGGATGTTTCTGCTATTGCCGGTTAGAGCGAGGACGAACTAAGGGAGACCTACGGAAAAACCAGTGTGTTTGCAGGACATTCCATGCACGACATTCAAGCAGAAGTGATTGATACAAAGACCGAGCTGAATGAGCTGTATAACGACCTGTTCCTTAGCTATTCCAATTCAGCTGACAGTTCTTATGTTAATGGTGTGAAAATCTATTGGTACAACGAGGGGTGCTATACATTTACATCCAATGGCTTTACATATAGCGCAACAGAAAACACTGTGCAGGCAAGCTGTGTTGACTTGGTTTCTCGTATTAATGGAGATCTGGGTGGACAGCTGGTTGGTGGCACACATCGCATTGAGAAAGGCACTCGTATCGGTGATGCCATCTGGGCGGTGATGAGAGATGAGACGGAGTTTAAGAAATATTCTATCGACTATTGGAGCCGCACTGTTCCACATGACTTGGATTACGATACCGGCTCGACTGTTTGGGATATTCTATCAGAATTGCGTGACCTGTATTATCCGTTTGAGATGCGTTTTGACGATGATGTGTTTGTATGCAAAGAAATTCCCAGTGGATTTGATGACCCGCCTGTGCTTGACCCAGAAGTATTCGAGAAGCTTGTGACCAACGATGGCGAGTCGGCCACAGTGGATTATGCCGCTGTCCGAAACTGCGTTGAAGTGTTTGGTGCAACGATTGAAGCGGATGGAGCTGCCACTGTAAAAGGATGGTCTGGAACAAATAAAACAATCAACCTTGTATTGAACGCAACCGAATCAACATGGAAAAGTGAAACGAAAGTATCTTTTGTGGCTCCTGCAAATGTTGAAGCTGCCAAGACGGACAAAAATGGCAACGTAACAAGTGGCGCTATGACAGTTGTGTTGACATTTACATGGAAGTACAAGGATAAAGACGGCAATGAACAAGTTGGCTCTGAGACAAAGACCAGCACGCTGTATCGTTCTTTGACTGATGCCAATGGTTCAGATGTCATTCAAGACCCCGGATGTATTAAGGCTACAAAGTATTATGTTCTTCAGTGGAATCCGAATACTGGCCGCATCTACTTTTTGGGCCAACAGCAGAGTCACGCTATGGCAAAACTGGTGGACGAAATCCCAGCTGCCAAAGAGATCGAAGCTCAAAAGGCAGAAGATAACTGCGACAATATGGCTTTTATCTGTGTGAATGACCCGAACAATATTGATGACCTGTATAATGCACGGTTATCCATTGAAAAGATCGGTCGTAGAACTGAGATTCTATCGGGTGGAGACTACGAGAATTACACTACGGATGACGCAGCCATGGAAGTTTGTCAATACGAACTGTGGAAGCGTGCCCGCCTGACTGACGGCCTGAGTGTGACCACGCGACTGGTTCCGTGGCTCGACGTGAATGAAAAGATCCAATATGCTGCCAAATATCTGGGCGGTAAGACCCCCGTGGATTGGATCATCAAAAGCATTTCTATGAATCTGGGTGAAGGCACAATGTCGCTTTCTATGAGCCGCTATTACCCTTATTACACTTATATCGTAAACAACAAATATACGTTCTATCAGGATAATTTGTTTGATAAATATTTTCCCGAATTAACTGCCACTACGGCAGATGAACAATAAGAGAGGAGTGAGCAAATGGCACTATCTTTTGGAGAATCTAAGCGGTTGGCTGCGAAAAAAGCTGCAAGCCCCGCAAATGTTTCTGTTGATGATATAGATGTCGCAACTCTGGAATTAAATGACGAAGACCAAATTGCCGTGTATGATGATAACGGAGAAGAGACATTTGAGCGTAGTGGCAATTACACCTGGTTTGCTGATTACTCTGATGACCAGTGGTCTTACATCGACAAAAACAAAGATATTCAGCTGGATGCAAATCAGATCAATATCACACAGGAATCCAACTCGCAGGTTATTCCGTTTGAAATGCCGCGTTACTACGACGGTATCGACCTGCTTCAGATGACGATTCAGATCCACTACCTGAATGCAGACAGAGAGGAGAATTACGCTTCCCCTATCAACGTGAGCTACAGCAATACCAAGATCCGCTTCTACTGGCTGGTGGCAAATGATGCTACTGCAAAAGAGGGCGAGCTGCAGTTTGAGATCATGGCATCCGGTGCTGTGAATGTCCCGAATACAAGCACCACCAAGAGCTATCTGTGGCGCACCCGCCCGAATGGCCGACTGAACGTGCTGAAATCGCTGACTGGCAAGCAGATGGTTGATCCGACTGGCAATGACTGGTATACCCAGTTCCTGGCAACAATGAGTCAAAAGGTTGGCGAGGCACAGGTTGCTGCATCCGCTGCTGAGAAGAGCGCACAGGACGCAAAGAATGCAGTTGCAAGTGTGGATGAAAAGCTGGCACAGTTCTATAAGAAGGACGAGGTTGATGGCTTTGTTACGATGCTGCGTGGTGAAATTGCTGCCGTTGATGGTCTGGCAAATTTCAATGTGCAGTATGACAACGATACCCGCACTCTGACGTTCCTGAATGGTGCTGAAGAGATCACGAAGATCAAGCTGAACACTGACCCTTCTGCTGAGTGGGTAAGCATGTACAACGGCATTGTGGACAATAAGATCAGCACTGCTGTGACCCCTGTTCAGACCGAGCTGACTGAATATAAGACTACAAATGATGCAGCCGTGCAGGAGCTGAAGGACAGTGTTGGCGACCTGCCTGAGACCCTGAAGTCCTCCTATTATAATAAGGAAGCCACCGACGCACTGCTCGATAAGAAAGCAGACAAGACGACCGTTGACGTGCTATCCAGTGATGTGAGCGGCCTGAAGAATACAGTTGGCGGCATTCAGACCTCTGTTGACCTTGCCAATGCGGATATCGCCAAGATTCAGGAAACCTTGAAAGACTTTAAGCCCGATGAGAATTCTGGCCGCGAGTACGATATCACTTATGAAGATTCCAAGCTGAACCTGTTGGAGAATGGCACGGTCAAGACCACTGTTATCATTGAAGGTGGCGGTGGTGGCGGTGGCAGTACCTCTACGATCACCATTGAGCGTATTGGTGAGTCTTCTATCGCTGTTGTTAAGGGCGACACCGCAACTGTCGAGTTCAACTTTACCTCTGTGGATAACTCTGGCGAAGATACGGGCGATGCTACCGGAGTATGGTATGTTGGCAACACAAAAGTTGCAACTTCGACTGTTTATCAGGGCAAGAACAGCTTCGACATCACTCAGTATCTGCACAATGGTGACAACAAGATCAAATTGCAGGTCACTGACTCTGTTGGCAGTATGGGTTCAAAGACTTGGAATATCAATATTGTCGAGTTTTATCTGGAGAGTATCTTCGATGATTCTCTGGTTTATAGTGGTGAAGTCACTTTCCGCTTTACTCCATACGGAAATATCAATAAGGACGTTTCCTTTACTCTGGATGGCAAAAAGCTTGGTAGTGTTACAACTGCGGTTACCGGCAGACAGATGACCTATGCGATCCCGGCACAGAGACACGGCGCTCACCTGCTGGAAGTGACCATGACAGCAAATATCAATGGCAAAGCTGTGACTAGCAACACCATTTATAAAGATATCATGTGGGCAGAGGAAGGCAATAGCACACCGATTATCAGCTGCGCAACAAAGGAATTCACCGCAAAACAGTACAGCACCACCGGTATTGTTTACACTGTCTATAACCCGGCCTCTTCTACTGCAAGCATTACGCTTGAAGTTGACGGCATTAAGACTTCTACACTGACTGTTGGTCGTACTGCTCAGACTTGGAGCTTTAAATCTTCTGATATTGGCACCCATACTCTGACCATTACTTGCGGCGCTACCATTAAGAGCATTACCGCAAAGATCGAAGACCTGGGCATTACCATTGAGCCCGTTAAGACCGGCCTGATGCTGGACTTTAACCCCGCTGGCCGCAGCAATGCAGATGTGAACCGCCTGTGGAGTTCTGGCAGCAACAAGATGACTGTCAGCGACAACTTTGACTGGGTGAACGGCGGCTACCAGATCGATGAAGATGGCGACACCTATTTCTGCGTCAAAGCTGGCACAGCTGCTACCATCAGTTATAAGCTTTTCGCAGACGATGCAAAGAAGAGCGGCAAGAATTTCAAGCTGGTGTTTAAGACCACGAACGTCCGCAACTATGATGCTACTGCCGTGACTTGCTTGAATGGCGGTGTTGGTCTGAACATTCAGGCTCAGAAGGTTACGCTAACCAGCCACCAGAACAGTATTGATCTGCCCATCTGTGAGGACGATTTCCTCGAGTTCGAGTTCAATATTCTGCCGGACAAACAGTTCCGCGAGATGGTTCTGTGGTGTGACGGTATCCCTTGCCGTGTTGCACTGTATGATACCAGCGACAGCTTTACTCAGGCTGCTCCCGTTGGCATTACCATTGGCTCTGACGATTGCGACGTTATCGTGTACCGCATGAAGAGCTACGGCATGAACCTGACGGATGATGAGATTCTGGACAACTTTATTGCCGATGCGAAGAACGCCGAAGAGATGGTCTCTCGCTATATGCGCAACGACATTACGGATGCGAGCGGCGAACTGACTCCTGACTTGCTGGCAGAGAAGTGCCCCGATCTGCGTATCATCAAGATCTCAGCACCTACTTTCACCACCGGCAAGAAGAACGAGGTTGCCAACACTACGATCCAGCAAATCTATAAGAATGGTCGTGCTAAGGAGGATAACTGGACTGCTACCGGCTCCCACAAGGGTCAAGGCACCAGCTCCGACCACTATGGCGCATCTGCCCGAAACATTGATATCAACTGCAAGGGCGGCTTTACGTTTGGTGACGACACTACCGGCGACACCTATGCACTGACCGAAAATAGCGTTCCTGAGAAGTATTTTAACATCAAAGTCAATGTTGCTTCCTCTGAGAATGCGAACAACTCCCTGCTGGCGGATGATTTCAATGAATTTAACCCCTATGTGCGTCAGGCCAAAAAGGATAATCCTAAAGTGCGTGATACCATGGCATTCTATCCCTGTGTCGTGTTTATTCAGGAGACCGATACCACCAATGCGACCGTATTTAACGATGGTCAGTGGCACTTCTATGCCTGCGGCGACATTGGCAACTCCAAAAAGAACAAAGATACGATGGGTATGGACCCTGAGAATCACAAGGAATTTATCGTTGAGATCGACAACAACGCCGATGAGCAAACCCGCTTCCTGAGCGGCGATTTTTCACAGGAGACATGGGACGGCGACCACTCCTTTGAGTTCCGTTACAGCAACCCCGCCTGTACTGAGGAAGAGATCGAGGCCGGCAAACAGGCGTGGATCACAGCTCAGAACTGGGTGGTGAATGCGGATGATGAGGAATTTAAGGCGCATTTTAAGGATCACTTCGATCTGGATTCTGCTATTTTCCATTATCTGTTTACTGAGCGTCACACCATGGTTGATAACCGCGCAAAGAACGTGTTCCCGCACACCAGCGATCTGGTTCACTGGGACTTTTGCTTTGACTACGATAACGATACCGCCATGGGCAATGATAACGAGGGTGGTCTGACTCTAACTTATGGTTATGAGGACACTGATACTATCGGCACAAAGAATGTGTTTAACGCTGCTGACTCCAAATTGTGGTGTAAGCTGCGCGACCTATTCCCAGATGAGATAGCGGCAATGTTCCGCAACCGTGAGAATGCGCTGGCATGGAGTGCAACTCGTATTTTGAAAAAGTTCGAGGACTATCAGGATGTGAAACCAGAAAAGCTTTGGATCATGGATATGTGGCGCAAATATTTCCGCACCTACGAAGATCCCACCATCAATACCACCAGCTATCTGCCCATGATGCATGGCAACAAGCGTCATCAGCGTCGGCAGTTCCAGCGTTATCAGGAAAAATACATGGCATCTAAGTATTCCGGTTCTGTTGCAACCAGTGATGATATGACCATTCGTGGTTATACTCCCACCAACTGGACTGGCGTGAAGCCGGATGGCACCTTCCATATCACACCCTACGCTGATACCTATGTCTCTGTTCTGTACGGCTCCAACCCTGTGAAGGTGCGTGGCAAGCGCGGACAGACCTACACGATTGAATGCCCCATCACCGCAATGAACGATACTGAAGTTTATATCTATAACGCTTCTATTATTCAGAGCATTGGTGATATCTCTGGCTTCTATCCCGGCTATGTTGACTTCAGCCACGGTGTTAAGATGACTGAGCTGAAAGTTGGTTCCGGTGTGAGCGGCTATAAGAATACGAACATGACCGATTTCGCTGTCGGTAATAACACTCTGCTGGAACATTTGAACTTGCAGAACGTGCCGAACCTGAAGAAATCTATTGGTCTGACCGGATGCACCAGCCTGACTGAGTTCTATGCTGACGGCTCTGGTATTACCGGTGTCTCTTTTGCAAGCGGCGGCAAGATCAAAATCGCCCACCTGCCTGCAATTGCCAGCTTAACCGCAAAGAACCTGAATTATCTGACTGACCTGACGATTGAGGATTACACCAATATCACTACGTTGACAGTTGAGAAGTGTGCAACCATCGATCTGAAAGATATGCTGGGCAAGTGCACCAACCTGAACCGTGTGCGCATCACCGGCATTGATTGGGAACTGGCTGATACTTCCCTGCTGAATCGCCTGTACGCAATGAGCGGTCTTGATGAAAATGGCTACAACACTGACCATTCTGTCGTGGAAGGCAAAGTTCATGTGCCTATCATCCGTGAGCGTGAGAAGCTGCTATACACAGAGCGCTGGCCTGATTTGGAGATCACTTACAACACCATGATCAACCAGTATGCTTGGAAGTTCGTGAATAAGGATGGCACTGTTCTGGATATCCAGTATATCGACAAAGGCGAGCGTGCAGTTGACCCTGTGACCCGCTCTGACAATCCTATCCAGACACCTACCTTCCCGAGTACCATCAGTACGGTGTTTACATTCAGCGGCTGGGACACCGAGTTCACTCCTGTTTTTGAGAATCAAACTGTTACTGCTGTGTACGATGAATCTGTGCGTCAGTATCGTGTGCGCTATATGAATCGCGGCGCTGTTCTACAGCAGACAACTGCTCCGTATGGCTCCATGGTTCTGTACGATGGCGACACTCCGACCTATACCAGCGAAGAGACTGCTTATAAGTATTATCTATTCAGTGGATGGGACAAGGGCGGCTATGTCAATGGCGATAAGGATATCAATGCTGTTTACGATATATGCGAATACGTCAGTGGCTACTTCAGAGACAAGCAGCTGAGTGACCTGCGTCCTGTTGAGATCTATGCCATGACCAAAGTGAATCTGGAACAGAGTGTTGTTTCTGACAAAGACGCTATCACCATCAAGATGGGCAATGACTTTACCTTTAGCGACGTGGAAGAGAAAGTTCTGTTCAACGAACCGAAGATCTTTACTGGTAAGAATTATGTCGATACCGGCGTATCTCTGTTGTCTGAAGACCGCAGCTGGGTTATGGCACTGGACTATCGAATCGATGAAGATTCTGCCGCAAACTCTGTGATTGCTCAGTGCTTCCAGACCAACGGCATGAATGGTTTCCGCTTCTGGGTCAACAATGGCTCTAAGGTTGCCTGGGGTACTGAATCTACAAACGGCGCTCATCTGGGTTCTCGTGATATGATCGTTCTGCGCCACACCAAGGGTGAAAATGGCATCCATGTTTATGCGGCAAATACCACTGCTGCCGAGATTGGCTATATTCAGCTGAACCGTACTCGCACCACACAGACGAATGCCACTCTGGTGTTTGGTTGTGCTAAGGCAGACGACGGTGCTTACGAGCGTTACGCAAAGGGAACAATCTACTGGGGCAAGCTCTGGTATACCGATCTGGGTGACGCTGCCTGCCGGAAGTTGGCTGCATGGACACATGAGGACTTCACCTTCGAGGCTTGTGGCTTCAAACGGTATTACCTGAGCGACAATTCCAACAAGCGTTGTTCTATCAGCTTTATTCAGGCTGGACTGCTTGGTCAGAAGATCGAGATGAATATTGGCAATTCTAACGCTGGTGGTTGGGCGAATACAAAAGTTCATAGTTTCTTAGATACTCGTATTCTGGAAGCTCTCCCGATTGGCTGGCAGCAGATCATAAAGCAGGTCAAGGTAGGTAGCACCATTGGTGGAAAGAGTAGTGAAGTTGTGACTGCGGACAGTTATTTCTATCTGCCATCTGTGGCTGAACTGTTCCCCTCTCAAAATATCGAGCCTTATATCTACGAAGGTACAGCAATTAGCTTTATGACTGACAATACAAGCCGCATCTGCAATGACGAGAATGGTAATCCTGCCGCATATTGGACACGAAGCCCGAATGCTGGTCAGACTTCTTATTTCTGGTCTGTGGCAGTGACTGGCGAGTATTATGGCTTTACCCCTGTAAATAACAAGCTTGGTATCCGTCTGATGTTCAGCGTTTAAGGAGGTGTTGAGAGTGTACTACAAGGTATTGAAAAATGGCCGGGTGATCGATGCTCTTGACCACCTGCGCTTTGTAAAGTATCAGCCCAAGCACGACATTATGGTGAACTGTGTGGAGGATGACGCACAGGGAATCATCAGCAGTGATGGTAATCATATCTGGCATGTGGACGGGTATTATCTCATCCCATGTCCCGAGTATGACACCGTGGAACTGCAGGAAATTGACCTGTATGAATATGAGCAGCTGAAAGCCTTGGGTGGTAAAACGCCCGAGGCTATTATTGATGCTTACACTTTGAGTTTGATTCAAGGAGGGCTGCTATGAGTGACGAGAGGAAGTATAGCGAGTTCGTTGAGAGTATGCATCGGCTGTACAATGGCGGAATGATTCAGGACAAGCTCCTGGACAATCTGTTTGCCGGACACAAAATCTCAAAGGACGAGTATCTGTATATCATCAGGAAGGAGGTGTGATATGTATACCTTTTTGATCAATGAGGATAATACACTGACCGTAAGCAAGCGGGAACGTATTATGGAGCGTAGTAAGCAGGTGGACACTCTCCACTTTCTGGCTGACACTACATACAAGGGTGTTGACATGAGTGAATTCACCGTGATGCTTGAATACGTTCTGCCCATCAGCAAGCGATATAAGACAGAGATTCTGGAGAAATCAGAAGAGCTTTATAAGAACAAGCTGGAGTATAAGCTGCCTATCGACACCAACCTGACCAATGAGCCGGGCGATATCCAGATTCAGCTGACATTCGTTGATGTGACAATGGACCCAGATGGCACGACTGTTCAGCACGTGCGCAAGGTTGGCCCCGGCGTGATCACTGTTGTTCCCATTCAGAATTGGAGCGACATTGTTCCTGATGAGGCTCTGGGTGCACTTGACCAGCGCATTATCGCACTGAATGCACAGATCAAGGCACTGAGTGATCGTAACAACGCTATTCTGGATGGTAAGGCTGATGACCTGAGCTACAATGACGACCATACCCTGCAGCTGCTGGCCAACGGTAAGCCCATCGGTAGTGCAGTCAAGATTACTCAGGAGAGCGTCGAAACTGAAGACGGTAGTTTGCGGGTGGTTCCGTTCTAAGCCATCCGCTTCTTTTATAAGGAGGCAAAGATGGCACAGGCTAAATATTCCAAGCTTGGATATGGTAACGCCGAAGATGTAGAAGCTGCGATTGCGCTGGGAATGTTGGACGGCAGGGATATGATCATCACAAAGGATTCCTCGGAGTTCATGTATGTGCGTGATGACCTATCCGTTCAAAAGATTCGTCCCCGCAATCGTTGTTTCGCCAGCGTTACTGAAGCAAACGAGCAATTAAATGAGACGGAAGACACTTATGCAGGTCAAACCGTTATGGTGAAAGACGAAAATGGCAAATATGCTCCGTGGATTGTTCAACAAAGCGAAGCCACGGGGCTTTTTTCTATTGAACCTTTTTATGTTGAGCCGACAAATTTTGTTTGGCAAGAATTTTAAGAAAGTGAGGCAAAGATGGCTAATGTAAATTTTGGCTATGGTACAAAAGCGAATTATGATAAGCTGACTACCAAAGATGCCAACACATTGTATTTTATTACAGACACGCGCCAGATTTTCAAGGGTACTGATGAGTACACCAAGAGCTGCAAGCTGGTGAGCGCTCTGCCTGCAAGCGGTCAGATTCAGGGTCTGCTGTATATCCGTATGACTGACTATACCTTCCACATTTGGAATGGTACTGAGTTTGTACAGTTGAATCGCCCCGTTGTGACTGAGATTCCCAATGCGGATGCAAGCGACGATAATCTGCCCACCACCAAGGCTGTGGCTGACTATGTGAATGCAAAGATTGCCGCAACCGAGGGCAAGGAAGGTCTGTTCGTTACGGATGTCACCTACTCCCCTGCTACCGGCACTCTGAGTGTGGCAAAGAACGGTGCTCCTGTTCCCACCGTGATGAGCGGCCTGACCCATGATCCTACCTATGATGCAGAGACCCGCACCATCAAGCTGCCTGTGTTTGGCGGCGATGAGCTGGTGATCAATCTGGGTAAGGATCTGGTTGTGAAGACCGGTACCTACAACACAGCGACCCACGAGATCGAGCTGACTATCACCACTGGCGAAATCGTGAAGATCCCTGTTGCTGCTCTGATCGATATCTATGTTGGTGTGGTCACTCCTACTGCTGAGGTCACTGTTTCTGATGACAATAAGATCTCTGTCAATGTACGTGTGTCTACCAAAGGCAATAACAGCATTACCGTTGAGGAAGATGGTCTGTATGTTGCAGTGCCGGACGCTTACACCAAAGCTGAAGCAGACGCGAAGGTTAAGGTCGTTAATGACAAGCTGGACGAGCATATCAAGGATGCTGTAAAGCATATCACTGCTGACGAGCGCAAGGCTTGGAATGCAAAGCCCACTCAGGATGAGCTGGCTGCTGCGAAGGCTGAGGCTATTTCTACTGCCGCCGATGACGCAACCACCAAGGCTAATGCTGCTTTGACTAGTGCAAAGACTTATGCAGATGGTCTGAATACCACTATGGATGGCCGTGTGCAGGTGCTGGAAGGCGCTATTACATGGAAATCTCTTGATGGCTAATTGATTTGTTTCACCACATGGCAATGACGCTGTGTGGTGAATCTTATTAAGCAAAGGAGTTGAGTATGGCAAATTTATCATTACGCGAGGTCGCACAGTCTCAGCTGGATCAAGCTCCTGTGATTGACGGCCAACTGATCGTATGTACTGATACTGGAAGCACTTATCGAGATATCGGCACAAGACGAATTCAAATCAGCAAAGACTTGGAGATCGTAAGCTCGCTTCCGCTGGCTCCTTTGTCTAATAAGATTTACTACCTGCGTCCAGACAGCTTGTATGTTTATAGTGGCGATGATTGGATTCTTTTGAACCCATCAAAATTCACACTGGAAGCCGACAAAAACGCAGTCAATGGCGAAGTTAATATCAATCTAATCCTGAACGGTACAGCGCAGGATAAAATCAAAATCGCTGGCGGTGGTGTGACCACAGTGACAACTGGAGAGATGGGCGATATCACGATTGATACCCCGCACCCGGATGAATTACTGGCTGCACTGACGAATGACGAGATCGATGCGATCACTGGTGGCATGGTCGATGATAGCGGCAATCCCCTGCCTACGCCGCAGGTTGTGGTGGATGCGACACTGACTGTATCTGGACGTGCTGCTGATGCAAAGGTAACTGGTACAAGGATCTCTGAGGCGCTGAGTATCGCAAAATCGGCTGATGCCGGGCTGACCAATGTACGCACTGAGCTGGACAGGTTGAAGCTTGATTCTGTTGCGGTGGACAAGACCCTGACAAAAGAGAATTTCGCCGCTGATGCCAAAGCTGTTGGTGATGCTCTGGCGAAGAAAGCAAATGCAGAACACAACCACGATGACCGCTATTATACAGAAGACGAAATCAATGTAAAGCTCTCAAAGAAAAGCGATGATAGTCACACCCATGACGAGCGGTACTACCAGCAGAACGAGATCGACGAAAAGCTGAAGGTGAAGGCAAATACGATCAATATCCACACACTGACTATTCCGACTACAAGTTAGCTTACTGACGACACGGTGGACCGATATTCAAAGTATATTGACCTCGACATCGATGGGATTACATCAAAGGATGTTATTTCTATCAGCGTGACACCGGCCAGTGCAAAAGTGGCCTCTTATGCCCAGTTTGCAAACCCGGAGACCTTTGATGGATATGTGCGTCTGAGAGCTGTATCAGTTCCAACGACTGCGATTACAGCTCAGTATTATATCGTGCAAGGTGGCGGGCAAACAGATAGCGGTAGCGGTACTGTTGTTGAGGGATATACCAAAGCACAGGTGGATAACAAGATAGCGGCGGCAATCAAGGTAGCCAAAGAAGAACAGAAGCTGCTCGATCACCCTGTTGGAAGTATTTATCAAAGCGTAGAACCGACAAGTCCCGCTGAGTTGTTTGGTGGAGAGTGGCAGAAAATTGAAGATCGTATGTTGATTGCCGCAAGTAGCACGTATCCTGTAAAGAGTACAGGTGGCGAGGCGACACATACGTTGACAATTGATGAAATGCCAAAACATAGGCATTCTTTGGATAGTCTTAGTTATAGTGCTGGTCCAAGCGAAATTGACACTAATGGAAATGGTGTAGGTTATAAAAAGAGCCCTACATATCCTATTTATGCATCAACTTACGCTGGTGGCGATGCTGCTCATAATAATATGCCACCATACTACGCTGTCTACACTTGGCTCCGTACAGCATAATCACATTGTAAAAGGAGGATTACGAAACATGGCAATCGGGGACTTAAATATCGCAGGGGGGGGGGTAGAAGCCTACCCTATTGGCTCGATTTATATGAGTTTTAATTCTACTGAACCAAGTATATTGTTTGGTGGAACATAGGAAAGAATCAAAGATAGATTTATTTTAGCAGCTGGAGATAGTTACACGGCTGGAGCGACGGGTGGCGAAGCGACACATGAACATAATTAGGGTTTGCGATATAACTTGTTTTATGGTGGATTTATGGGCAGAGATAATGAAGTTTTACGTGGATTAAAATATTCTGGAACTAGTATCGCAGGCACTGTCGAAGGTGCAAATACAGGTGATTCCAATGCGATGGTTTCAAATACAGGTGTTGGCAGTGATTATACAACAGACACTCGCAATTCTGCCGGATATAATTTAATTTCAAACACTAGTTCAGCATCTTCTATGCCGCCATACTTGGTCGCTTATATGTGGTATCGCACCGCATGATTGTGGCAATTTTCGCTGCTAAAATATTCGTTTTATAAGGAGGATTATATGGCGCTAGGAGAAATGAATAGTGGGAATGAAACGCTCCCTGAATGGAGTGAAGTGCAGAATAAACCATCTGAATTTAATCCTGCCACTCACATACATAATGACCTTTACCCTGAAGGAGATAATCGAAATGATAACACTTCTCCGTCTGATTATTATGGCGTTGATGGTGACTATAACGGTCGGATGATTTTTCGTGGTTTGAAGCTTAGTAGCAAAATTGGGCTGTCAAGTGGTCATGCATGTGCGTTTTTGATTGGTTTATCTTCTTGGCACGATGCCTCAGGCGGTGGTTCCTTTGAATTCGCTTTTAGCAATGGTAACATTTACTATCGTCAAGGCACAACTTCATGGGGCGACTGGAAGAAAATTGCTACAGCTTAAAGGAGGTACGAATTATGGCTTTAGGAAATATGAATATTGGTGTTGATAGTGAGTTCATTCCGTTCAACCTCAATACAGTTCTTACCCTCCCCCACAGATTCTGATGAAGTTGTGATGAACACGAGTGCCGCCGGGTATCATCGCAAGCCACTAAGTGCATTGTAGAGCTGGATTAAGAGTAAGATGGATGATGAAATTATCACTATCACAAAGAGTATTACTATAACAACCGACTAGCAAGATACAGGGATTAAAGGTAATGATATTCCTGGATTTGGTACATATGCGGTACAGTTTTGTGGTGGTGATCCAACGATAAGTATCTGGGGAGATTATTTTTCAGGTGTTATGACGTGGTATAACAGTGAAACAAATAACAATGATGCAGACGAAATATCGCTTCATTGTGCAGGTCATGCTCGAAATGGTCAATTATTTTATCTTAGAACATTGCGTCATGGTCGAGGCGGTGATAATTTAACATTGCAAATTAAAGGAAGTTCTGCTGCGTCGAGTGCAGATATTTTTACATTTAAATTCCGCAAACTGATATAAACAGCGCATTGCAAATAAAACGTTTTATAAGGAGGCGATCACATATCGATGAGTGACGAAAAGAAAAGTTGGCTAGACAGAGCGGGTGCGATTCACCTCTGGAAAACGATCGAGGCTATGCTTGGAACAAAGGTAGACAAAATCGAAGGATTCGGCCTGTCCAGCAACGACTATACAACAGAAGAAAAAAATAAACTTGCTAGTTTAAGCGACCCTGATGTAGCCACAACTGAAAACAACGGTTTGATGAGCTCGGCTGATAAAGCAAAGCTGGATGGTATTGAAGCTGGAGCTAACAATTATACTCACCCGGAATACGAAGCAAAACAGGCTGGACTATATCGCATCAGTGTTGATAATACAGGCCATGTGGCGACAGCAGATAAAATGACGAGTGAAGAGTTGGCCGCAGAGGGTGTCTCCCCTGCTGATCATACGCATGACTTGGGCGAATTGGTAGATACACTGGATACGAGTGCTGATGCTGTTGAAGATGCCGACACTGTTATGGTTGGCGCTACAGTTACGAGTGATGATGGTAGTGCAACTACGAAGTATACCCGTAGACCGCTGGCTACTTTATGGAACTGGATCAAAGCGAAGACGGATACGTTATATGCTGCTGCTGGACATACACACAAGGTAAACGAGCTCGAAAATTATGATACACATGTGTATAACCCGACTTTAAATCGTACTAAGCGAACGGTTTTGGCCGCACCTACAGAAACTGATGGTCCTGCTACATTCAGAGCATTGGATAAGAACGATGTGGGATTGGGGAATGTGGATAATGTAGCCGCATTGCCGTTAACTGGCGGAACGATTATTGGTGCGCTTAATTTTGCAAACAATACATGGAATCCGGTTGGAGATGACGTACAAATTGGAGATCATAACACATCTGGCTCTTTTTATGTCCAAGGTTTGAATGGTCCTACAAATATTAAATTGAAGAAAAATAATGACACGTCAGAAGGATCTGGTGACTCTGCGACTATCACCTACGATGGTGGTAATTTAATTATTGATAAAACTATTCAAGCGAATTTACAGGGCACTGCTGATTTTGCAAACGGAACCCTGTTCGATAAAGCACAGTGGGTAAGTTTAACGAGCCTCGACCAAAATACATGGTATCCGGTTGTTAGTATGAACAGCATTCCATATAGTGGACTACATCATATCAAATGCAACGTCCAACTAAATAGCGGCTCAAAACCATCTTGGAGTACACATAGCGGTGGATTTACTGTAAATCTTGACTTGTTAGTCACTGCATTTGGTTAGGGAACAACATATGCGAATAGTATTTGTTTGAATAACGATAGTAATTGGGTAACATCTGGCGCAAATCCAGCAGGATATAGTCAAATGGGGAATGGCTCTGTTGCAGTATTCTGGCTTCGTGGTGGTGGTCAATATAGACTTTATGCAGATTGGGATGCTGACTGGACTGTTAAAACCAGCACATACACTAACAGTGAGCAAAGCGTTTCCCCTACAACGTCTTATCCAGGTGTAAGTATAAATCGTTCTACTATTACAGCGCATATAGACGGGGGAGTTATTGATTACAATAATGGAAACAAAGCAATTCGAATCGGTTACTCCGGTAGTGGTCTTACAACTTCAAGTTTAAACTATATTGCAGGCTACACAGACGATGGCACGAAGATCAAGGATGTTTCCAAGGATGTGCTGAAAAGTTGGCTTGGTGCAACCACCATTATCTCTCAAACCAGTGACCCAGGTGCTGGAAGTAGTCTTGCGACCGGTACAGTGCTTTTGGTATATGCGTAAGGAGGATTGATTATGGCGATTTATACAGGAGTTGGCGGAAGCGCCAAATCAGTTTCAAAAATTTATACTGGAATAGATGGCGTAGCAAGACCAGTACATAAGGGCTATATCGGCGTGGATGGCGTGGCTAAGAAGTTCTATGACGGCGGCAATCCCATCAGCTCCTTTGCGTTGGGGACGGAATTTGGCATTGCAGACCCGAGCGGCAATACCTGCTGGTATAAGCTGGTGCACAAGGGCGTTCCTGGCGGCGGATTATACGACAGCACGGCCAACGGCGCATGGCTCTGGAGGTCGAGCATTGCAGCGTCCACTTCCATCAGTGGCGGTTACATCTACGGTTACGAAGGATATGCTCTGGACAACTGGTGTGTCAACTACCCGGGCGGAAATATCACACCCAGTGTGGCAAACCGCCTGATGACCGTGCATCTGCCCTACGTGAAGGAGGCGGATTACAATTCGGCCAATGTTTCCTCCGGCTCGAACGGCCTTTCGAGAAAGTGCTTTCTGCTTTCCGCGGTCGAGATGGGTATTTACACCTGGCAGGGCATAGATGGCCTGATGGCGCAGGAGGGTGCAAAACTGGACTACTTCGACTATACGACTGATGCCACCGACAAGCGAAAAGCAGACGATGAATACTGGACACGCTCCAAACGAACCCACAACGGCAACTATATGTACGCGTTTTATGCGGACGGAAGTTTCTGCAATGCAGGCTACAGAGAGGACTCGCACGGTCTGCGCCCCTGCATCGTACTGCCGCTGAATACGCTGGTAACAACGGTTACCTTTTTATGGGCCTCCAGTAACTATATTAACTGAGCACCCGGAAAGGAGAGTTCAAAATGGAAGAAACAGCGATCCGCCCCGGGTACACGATACCGACCGAGACCGACGGCACCCCGGCAGATTACAGCGCGATCGAGGCTGCGGTAAACGCACACAACAAAAATGCACAGCCTAGGGAATCTTACTGGGGCATCCAGTTGTGTGAGTCAAAATATAAAGTATATGAATATGGTGAGGTTCCACAGCCACCCACACAAGAAGAACTTTTAGAACAACTCAAACTCTACAAAGAAACAAAAATCAAAGAAAGCAAGATATATCTATCTGAATATCTCGCCTCTCATCCAATCCAATGGACTGATGGAAAATATTACAGTGTCACCAGCGAGAAGCAAGCTCTTCTTACAAGTAACCTTGCCTTATATCAGATCTCTACAGCCGCCGGGCAGCCTTTTAAACTGACATGGAATTCTACCGGCGATGAATGTGTGGAATGGACTTATGATGATCTGGCCGCTTTGGCACTGGCGATTGGTGTGTATGTGAAGCCCTTTGTCTCTCATCAGCAGGAATTGGAGGTTGACATCAAAGCATGTATGACAAGTGAAGAGGTAGATGCTATCGCTATCGTATATGGTAGTGATGATAATTCTACTGAGAATCCTGAAAGTCCTGATAAATCTGGAACCACAGATGAAACGATCCATACAGAGGTGAAGGAGGACACTGATGAGCAACAAACTTCGTGAACTAATCAAATGCGGCATCCTCTTTTTGATCGGAGGGTGCCTTTATTATTGCATTGAGATTCTGTGGCGCGGACACTCTCATTGGACAATGGCTGTTGTCGGTGGCATCTGTTTTCTTGTGATCGGTGGACTGAACAACTATATTCCATGGGAAATGCCGCTCTGGAAACAGGCTGGTATTGGAGCGCTCTTTGTGACTGCTATGGAGCTTGTGGTGGGTGTCCCACTGAATTTGATGCTTGGCTTACATATCTGGGACTACTCTTCCCTGCCGTTCAATCTGTTGGGCCAAATTTGCCTGCCGTTTACAGTGTTATGGTTTTTCCTTGCGCTACTGTGCATCTTTGTTGATGACTGGCTGCGTTATGTTCTATTTCACGAGGAGCGTCCACATTATCACTGGCGTACTGTATGTGATGGCGGGAAACGCACATAAAGAGAAAGAGCCCCTGTGACGATGGCTACATCACAGAGACTCTAACTCATGCAACAACTCATAGAAATGAGGTTGTACTAGCCCGATGGAGGGTTTGTACTGCTCTCACTATATCACGTTGATAGGAATTTGTCAATTGAAAGGAGGAATTATGGCGCAGGAAATCTTAAAGCCACTGTTATTAGACGAGACAGGCAAAGAAATCATGACAGCACTAAACGCTATTGTTACGCAGCTGACCGAGATCAATGAAACACTGAAAGCCAAAAACACAGACAGTGGTACGAATGGTGGTGAGAAGACATGATAGGAAGTTTGAACGCCGCACCTCACGTCTATTCTTTTACCATACAACAGCTGTAGACCATGTTACTGAGCATCTGTGGTGGCATCACTGCTATTTCAGCCGCTATCGCTGTTATCATCAAGGCAATCAATCATGCGAAAGCCCCGGATGACAAGCAGAACGAGCGACTGAATGCCCACGATGCAGAGCTTGAGAAGATCAATAGAAAACTAAGCGCAGATAAAGACAGGCTCGACCTGTTTCAATCCAAGCTGGTCTCATTAGAAGAGCACCAGAAAGAAAACAGTATCACGCTGGAAGTACATGACCGCAAAATTCTCGAATCAGAACAGCGTATTAGTCACAGTGAGCAAGGTAACAATGTCACCATGAAGGCTCTGCTTGCACTCCTCAGTCACGGCATCGACGGCAACGCAATTGAACCGATGAAGGAGGCCAAGGCTGCACTTGAGAACTATTTGATCGATGGTCAGAACAACACAAAGAATATTGTGAACTAACCCGAGACTGCGTGTCCCGGGCTTTTTATTTTGGAGGTTTATTATGATGGATATTATCAATGAGCTGGTTTCTGTTATCGTCCGCCTGGTTATTGCTGGCGCTGGTACTGCCTTTATGGCCTACGGTATCCCCTATCTGAAAAAGATCGGCGTGTACAAGCTGGTGCAGATCGCTGTTCGTGCCGCAGAGAAGCTGGGTGCAACTGGCGCTATCGAAAAAGCCGACAAGAAGAAATACGTTATGGAGGCTCTGGAGCGTCTGGGCGTGAAGATCACTCCGACCATCGAGACAATGATTGAGGCCGCTGTCAAAGAGATGGACATCCAGAACGATAAAATCAAGGACGAGTTCAAAAAGAATTGAAGGTGTGATGAAATGAGTGTTATTACATACTCTATGAAGAAGGACTAGAACAAAAAGGTTTCGGCTCATTTTTCCGTCTATGAGTTCGCCTGCTCCGATAAGAGTGATACAGTTCTGGTCGATAGTCAGCTGATTGAGGTGCTGGAACAGATCCGCGCTCACTTTGGCGCTCCTGTCCATATCAACTCTGGGTATCGTACTCCTGCTTATAACATCTCAATCGGTGGAAGCCCTCGTAGCCAGCATTGTAAAGGAACTGCCGCTGATATCTGGATCAAGGGCGTTGACCCGATTCGGATCGCACTGTATGTATCTTCCCTGCCCTACTTTGCAAAGAGTGGTGGTATTGGATATTATAGCCGTGCTGTGCTTACGAGTGGCTTTGTTCATGTTGATGTGCGCACCACACGAAGCCGTTGGATCAGTAAATCCGGCACGAAATATATCAGTGTAGCCAATCTCATGCCGACTATCAGACAGGGTGCGAAAGACGCTATGAACGGCGCTTCTTATGCTGTGACTGTACTACAACGGCATCTTGGTGTTAAGGCTGACGGCATTTTCGGCGCGAATACAAAGGCGAAGCTGATTGAGTATCAGAAAGGACACGAGCTGGCTGCAGATGGCATCTGTGGGCCTGCTACATGGGGTTCGTTTTGATGGGAAACTTGTAAATGGACGCTATCGAGTGACGAATCTTGAGAGCAGCATCGGCAAGTATCTAATTTCAGTAAATGTATCGGGCTATGTAGAGCCGAGTGATATTGAGCTGGTTGACAATGTGAATGGACATTGATATTATTATTCTAGGAGGGAAGTATATTATGTCCATTGTTATTCGAGGTTGTCATATTGGAGAAGGTAGACCAAAAGTCATAATTCCAATCGTGGAAGCATCTGAATCAAAGATTTTAGAACGCGCGCTTGAGTTTTCCGAGCTTTGTATTGACTGTGTAGAGTGGCGTGTTGATTGGTTTGAGCAATGCAATGATATGCATTCTGTGGTGTCTTGCTTGCAAAAGATTCGTGTAGCGCTGAAGGATAAACTCTTGCTGGTAACACTCCGTACCAAGACAGAGGGTGGAGAGGTATCTCTAACTCACAAAGAATATTTGGATTTCATCAACACGGTAATAGATACTGACTGTGCCGACCTTATTGACATTGAGTTCTTTACAGCCGGAAATGATATTCGTGAGTTGATAGACAATGCGCATTCTTCAGGGGCGGTTGTTGTATGTTCAAGTCACGATTTTCAAAAGACGCCTGATAAAAGTGATCTCATTTCTCGTATGGTTAAAATGCAACAGGTCGGAGCTGATTTACCGAAAGTAGCAGTTATGCCTCACGACAGCACAGATGTGTTGACTTTACTGGCCGCTACGGTTGAAATGAAAAACAAATATTTTGCTACTCCTATTATCGCAATCAGCATGGGCAAGCTTGGTATTGTCAGCCGATTGTGTGGAGAGGTGTTTGGCTCCGCCATGACTTTTGCAAGCGTTGGAGATTCAAGTGCTCCTGGGCAGATTGGTCTGGATGTTGTCAACGCTGTATTGGACTCAATAGCAGAATAAAAACGAATGGGGTATCAATCCGTAATTGGACTGGTACCCCATTTTTTAGCATTTTATTTTATCTCCTCCTGCAGCCATTCCTTCCAACCATTGATTGTGCGAGGGCAATTATCTTGTTGTGCAACTATTTCATACAAAAGCGCTGCTAACTCATCGTCCGATAGATTACGAATCGCTTGAGCCTTATTAGCCGTCGGGTGTCTATGAAATATAAACGCGAGTGCAAGGTCAAGTATTTTTGGATTGTTCATTGTTCCACCTTATGAAATACGACAGGAGCGTCCTCTATCTCCAAATCAGCGGCAATCACCATTGGCGACAACCATCTTAAAACCAGTAATCTATTCTCGGGTTCGTTCTTGGGACCTGTCCAAAAATGATGCCAGTGACCACGACGCATGTGAGGACGCGGCGAGTTGTGAGTAGTATTCTCAGAATCGTCTTCGGATACTTTCATTTTTTGTTGACGAATTGCCGCACCGATTCTTTCACCAACATCCCATTTGCGAATCTCAGAATATTTATCTTTGATTGTTTTGCCTCGCTTTGTTACAGTCACTTGCTCTTCATCTGGAGCAATCTCTGCATTCTGCGCCAAAATATAAAGGACAACCTGCATAACTTGCTTTATAAATGTAACCGTCTCTTCGTCTTTTGCAGGATCGGTTTCTGCATACTTTTCCAGCTTTTTATTTCCTTTGGCGTGTTCAGCAAGTTGTTCATTTAACTTTTTGATACTGTTCTCGATAGTTCCGGCATCAAGATCAATAGGATAGGTAAAAGTATCTTCGCTTTCGGAGACGAATGTCAATTTCAAATCACGTTCATGTAGCTTGATATTGTAGTCAAGAGATACAAAGAAGCCGTGAATCTTTTCGTTGTCGAAATAAGTATTGGGTAGTTCAACATAAAAACACTGATACGGAAGATGCATCAAAATATCAACAGGGATATCAATGTCGTCTTTCTGTTCAAAGAGAAGGTTCTTTATATCTTCATTGATGACATAGACTTCTTTACTGAGTCTCCATGGTGCCAACACAGAAACGAGTTGAGCACATGTCACAACGGCGCTTACTTCATTCATCGACAGACGGCTAAGATCATGTCCATCCGATACGATAGTTAGTGCGGCTTCAATCGGAGCATAGCACCACTCAGGCCATGATACAGAGCTTGCAGTACCATTCATATCATGGAACTCTTCCATCTCTTTCCATATAATAGGATATTGAGTAGTGAGAGTTCTAAGCATTTTAAGAGGAAGATAGATATCTTGTTTCATAATATTACCACGCCTTTGAATTGATATTGTAGTTAGGAAAGTAATCTGCAAGTTCTGCAGCGTCCAGATAAGCCTCCCAAGTTGCACGGGCCACAGCACGAGCTTGATCAGCGTCACGCAATTTAATTCTCCTTATGATTCGGATGTCCTCGATAGCGTCCTTCTCTTCTTGTGTTATATCGGGGTCGCTACGATGTTTATCAAGCCACATAGATACCGGGAATTCATTCGTTTTGCTGTCATAGCCTTTGCGCTTCTTGAACTCTTCGATGATATCTCCACAGTCATAATACCTATCCATGAGCTGATTGTATTCTTCTGTGGCCTTGTTATACTTCTCGTGTGCCGCCTCTGATTTTTTGAGTAGACGATCAACGAGCTCTTGAAGTTCCTTAGTAGGGATAGTTTGAAATTCCTCCATGGTTGCGACCTCCATTCGGTTTTCTTTAACTCCATTATATCACATAGCGAACGCTATGACAAATAAAAAGGGCGCAGGTCGCCCTACGCCTTGTGATGATGTGCCGCTTGGCACATCGGTTCAAATACGGTTTTCAATTTTAATACTTCTACTAGTGCGTCACTGTATTGTCACATCAGGGCTCTGTTGATTAAGACTCAAAATCGGACTTGATTGCTACGCTTTGTGCGGTCTGTGAGTGCACCGCTGTGGTGTAGATAGAAAATTGGTGTAGTAGTGGTGTAGTAGAAAAGAAAACTTCTATATTTTAATCGTTTTTTCGTAACTTTTACAAATAGCGCTCAAATGTGTTCAAAATAAGGGAACGGCGTGTAAATTACAGAAAGAGAGCTTTTGTGCGGCATAACAACAAAAAACGCCGCCTCCCAAAGGAGACGGCGCTAAAAAGACCAGTAATTACTTACGGCCGAAACGCTTGTTGAAGCGCTCAACACGTC